TTACAAAAGACATAGACGTTTATACAAAATCAGAAATTGATTCTAAATTATCTGATTCAGGATTAGGAGATGTTATTGCTGCTGCAGAATTTACAACAGAGAATAGAGTAATTGTATCTAATGGAGCTGGTAAAGTAGTTAAAGATTCAGGTGTTCTTATAGAAAATTTAGCTTTAAAATCTTATGTTGATGAAAAAGAAATAGCTTGAGATAAAGTTACTGGAAAACCTGAAACTTATGCTCCAAGTGAACATAAACATAATATTGCAGACATTAATGATTTTCCAGAAATTCCTGATCCAATTCAAGTTGATTCAGAATTAAGTTCTTCGTCTGAAAATCCAGTACAAAATAAAGTAATTGAAGCTGCTTTAAAAAATAAACTAGATTCTACGGCTTTAGAAAATTATTATAATAAAGAAGAGGTTGATTCAAAAATTAGCGCAGCAGGTGGAGGAGATGCTGTTGCAATATGATGAATTTATTAAACAATGGCACAACACGTAGATATTATAATGAATAGACTTCATTCATTTATAGATGCACAATTAAATACATTATCACAAAATAATCCGTTAATAGCTTTTACTAAACCTCTTATTAGTAGAGTTATTGATAATAATGCATATAAAGTTGAATCAGTTTTAAAACAAATTTCTGATAAAGATGGATTAATAGATGTTAATGGCATACTAACAGAAATGATAGATAATGTTGTTAATACTAGACCATTTAAAGTAGATACGAAATTCTTAGGAGAACTTGAGATCGGGGGAGGTAGAATAAAGATGAACTTACCTTTAGTAGATAGAGCGTTAGTTTTAAGTCATCAAGATTTAATTAATTTAAGAGATATGTTAGATAAACAAGTTGTACAAACTTTAGAAAATTAAAGATAAAGGAGTGATAGCGATATCACTCCTTTTATTTTTTACAATATTTAAAATAAAATTTGGTTATTGATAAAATAATATCTAAATTTGCATTATTGTATAACTAATAAGAAAAATGAGTATGGAAATACGTAAATTTAAATTAAATGTCGCAACAAGATTAGTATTATTAATGAATTTACCTGAACAAGGTTCAGTAATTGAAATGATTTCGAAAAGAAATATTCGAAATAAAATAGACTTTTCAAGTAAAGAATTAGAAGATGATAATATTCGTAATGAAAATGGGAAAATTGTTTGATCTGCAAATGCTCCATTAATTGATGTAGAGTTTACAGATAGCGAAATTAATTTTTTAAAAATGATAATTAAAAAACTTGATAAATCAGGATTAATTACGGATAATATTTTAGATTTTGCAGAAGAAATATTAAAATAATATGTCAGATCCAATTTATAAAAATTCTACAAGTATTGGTAATGGTAAATCAGATGTAATCATTAATACTGCTGGAAAAGTAATTATTAAAGTTAAAGACAGATATCATATATTATCATATAATAGCGATGATACGGAAAAAACTGAAGAGAAAGAAGATGAAATAATTACTGATTTGATAATTTTAAAAACAGACACAGAAGTTGAGGAAGTAATTAATACATTAACTAAAAATAGTGTAATTATTACAGCAGAGAATACTATATATTTATATCTTGATAGTACTATATATCCTTTAGACTTAGGAAATACAAATAATAATGTTTTTAATGATTTAACAGTTAATAATAAATTAATTCTTAATGGTACTTTAACTATTAAAAGTGCAGATTTAATACAAAACCTAAATGCACAATATTTAAATGGAAATACTTCAGAAGCATTTATTAAATTAAATTTACCACAAACAATTAGTGATATCTGGACGTTTGCAAATAATGTATTTTTTAATAAAAGTATTAGTGATTCTGATCAAAAAACTGTATTAAGTTTTGAAACAAGTAGTTTAGTAATTGATAATATAACTGTAAAAAATTTAACTGTAACTTCTGAAGATAATTCAGAAGATAATCCAGAGTCTAATGAAGATATAAAAGTTGATTATATAAATGCGCAAACTTATTTAGGACAAGGATCTAAAATAATAACTTCTGATGAAATCTTAAAAGAAAAAACTGCTTGAAATGAAAACTGAGAAAACGGTGGAGATGCTATTATTGAACTAATAATTGATGCTATTAATAATGAGAAATTAGCAGAACATTATACTAACGAAAAAGATGATAGTTATTCTTATTATACGAATAAATTATTAGACGTTAGCATAAATGAAACATTTACAAGTTTAATTTCTATTACAGAAGATGCTTTTTATGAGAATGATAATAATGAAGTTTTATATAAAACTTATTACTATCGTCCAAAAAATGTTGATACTGAATGAGTAAATACAACATACGAAGAAACTTCAAATGCAAAAGTTGGCATTTATGATAATTGATTTAATAAAAATGATTATTCTTCTGAATTAAGTAAATTTAACGGTATTGTTTGAAATATTGTATTATCAAGTAATCCTTATAAAATTGGAGATACAGTTAAATATGAAAATAATTTTGGTACTGTATATGGTTTAGTTACTAGATCAAATGAAAATCAAGTTACTATTATTACAGATGGAGAAGATTGTGACGCTCTATATGATGTAGATAGTAACGAATATGATGCTTGTTATATTAATTATTCTCCATTAACAGGTAGTGTACTATTACCTGCGCAAGGAGGTTTATCTGTAATTGGTAATATTACAGGTATAAATAACTCTGTATTTGGAACCTTAAATGGATACGGATTTACATCTGAAGGAAATTGCTATTTAGTAAATCCTAGTATTGCGCTAGTTAATACTAATAGTACTAATTATTTAAAGTTTAGTAACGATGAATCATTTATTGGGATTAATAAAGATAATGAAAATTTTATAAAAATTAATAATGACGGTAGTTGTGAGTTAAAAAGAAAATATATGTACAATATTAATAATTATCTTTCGTTCTGTATTTTTGGACCTATTACTATAGATGAATACGGAGGTGCTACAATAGGAACAGGTGAAACTCAAATTACTGTTTCTCCATCAGGAATTGTAACAATTCCTTCTGCAGCAGTAAAATAAATAAAAAATATTATATTTTTTATAATTTTATTTGGAAATTATAAATTAATATATTATATTTGCCACGAAATATCAAAAGATATTAATAATCAGTTTAATAAGAAATAATAAGTAATATGCCAAATCATTTTGAATTTAATTCTGATCGTTTTGAAAATCTACTAAATAATGTAGACGACGTTCACGAGGAACCTGCTAATAGTGAGACAGTTGTAGCAGACACAACAGGAGGAGAAGATCTATTGAATACAACTACACCAACGGAACCTGCTCCTACAGAAGATCCAGATGCATCTCAAGAACCAAAAAATGAGGATTTTTTAATGTCATTTCTAAGTGAATATGGACTTAGAGATGGAAAGGTTGTATATGAGAATGAAGATGGAAGTACAGATACAGTAGATTTTAATGATCTTGATTCTGAAGAGAAATTAAATATTCTAAAAGAACTTACAACTCCAAATTTAACTAAAGATGAAATCGAAGTAATCAATTATTTGCGTTCAAATAATAAAACTATACAAGATGTTATTGAATATTACTCGCAAAAAGCAGTTAATGATTATATCGAAAGTAATGGACCAATAGAGAAAAAATACTCTGTTGATGAGTATTCAGATGATGATTTATATGTAGCTGATTTAAAAGCTAAATATACAGATATGTCTGAAGAAGATATTAAAGCTGATCTAGAAATCGCAAAAGAAAATGAAGAGTTGTTTAAGAAAAAAGTTGATATCATTCGAAAACAATATAAAGCACGAGAAGAAGAAAAAGCTCAAGAAGCGATTAAAGCTCAGGAAGAAGAATATAATACTTTTAAATCTTCAGTAGAAGATAAACTTGCAAGCTTTAATGAAATTTCTATGGATTATAAAGATAGTAAATCAGACAGTTTAGAAATTAGTGATTCTGAAAAAGATGAAATTTATAGGTATATTTTAGACGTAGACGAAAATGGTGCTACACAGTTTTTAAAAGACTTAAATAGTCCTGAAAAAATAGTTGAATTAGCATGATTTGCACTTTATGGCAAGGAAGCAATGTCAGATATTAGTAACTATTGAAAATCTCAGCTAAAAAATACTCGAAAACCAGAATCTAAAACTCAAACAACTGTAGTCCCACAAGATAAACAGCGTCAAAGAGATAATTTTACTAATCACCGTAAATCAGTTGAAACAATGTACGGTGAGAATTTATTATAAATTTAAAAAAGTTAAAAAAATATGAGAATTACAAGTTTTAGTACTTCCCATGCTCAGATGGGTTCAACAAGAACTTATGAGGATTTTCACAAGTGGCTTGGTGAAAAACCTGAGCGTCTAGGTATTGTATCCAATTTATATAAACAATATACAGCAACAAGTCTGACAGAAGCCTTGATGAATGTATATACTATGGATAAAGGTAAACCTAGCCGATTCCAACCTCTTAATTCATTTATGGTAGAATGGGAAATTGATGTAAATTTTGTTAAGAGAATTCCTATTTTAGCCGTTGAAGGTAATGGAGCAAATGGTTCTGAAGTTATTTTCCACTTCCCAGAACGTTATTATGAGATGTATGATGTATTCGTAATCGAAGAGACTCGTCAGCAATGTATGGTTATGTTGTCTCCAGTACGTCGTTCTGACGCTGTTGTTGAGTACGTTTGCCGTATTGTAGATAATGACTACAAAGAAGTACTTGACGTAGACAGTATTGTTGGTACTGACACACGTTTCATTACTAACCATATGCCTGAGTTAAATGAAACTGGATTTACGAAATATCAGTCAAATATTGAGAGACATCGTACTATGATTGGTACAACTCGTTGTGATATTGATTATTCTGCTAAGTATGCTGCAATGGAAGATCAGTTTATCAATATTGCTACAAAAGATAAAGATTTTACATATAAACTTACTGGCGCTGAAAAAGTTTGTCTTGACAGTTATATGCAAGCACGTAATAACAAACTTTTATTCTCTAAAGGTAACTTTGATGTAAACGGTAAAACTACTATTTCGGATGAAATCGGTCGTCCTATTATAGCTACTGAAGGTATTATTCCTCAGATTGAACGTTTTGCTTCTAAATGGGTATTTAACAAATTAACTGTACGTATCTTTGAAGGAGCTATGAACGAAATGGCTACTAAATGTGATGAACCTACTGGTAACTCATGGGTATTTATCTGCAATACACGTATGTGGCAGATGGTACAGAGAACTATGGCTACTTGGATCCGTGATTGGAAGACAACTGGATGCTTTGTATGGTCACAAGGTGCTAAAGATTATGTAGATCTTGGTGCAACTTATCAGTCATATGAATTTGCTGGAAATAAATTGATCTTCCGTCTTGACCGTTCATTAGACCTTGAATTCCCAAAGAAAGCTTACGGTATGTTTATTGACTTAACTACTGATTCTAACGGTACTCCTGGTATTATGATGTTCACTTTCAAAGGTGGAGATATTATTCATAATATTGTTCGTGGTGTTGGTGGAAAGAGTGGTCTTGAGTCAGGTGAAGTTTCAAGTCCTGTAGCAGGTACCAAGATTATTAACTGGGGATATCACGGTGCAGGTGTTATGAATCCTTATCGTTCAGCTATCCTTGAAGAAATTTAATTTTAATAAAATAAAGATTAATGTATTTTTAGAGTGCTCCTCCTTTTTGGAGGAGTACTTCTAAAAATTTTATAGATAGTAATTTATTTTAAAGAAAGAAAATATGAGCAAAATAACTCTTAAGAATGTATATGGTAGAGAGAAGAAATATTATCTTCAACCTATGAAACAGAAAAATGGCACAAACTTTCCTTTCGTAAAGAAAGTTAAATATAATGCAAATGGAGATAGTGAAATGATCTTAAGCCCTGATGAGCTTAATGATCCAGAAAGAGATTATTTTATTCCAGAGGACGAATTAATTGAAGTATATAGTGGACGTACATTTGATTTAGATGATCCTTATGAAAGGAATCTATGGAAATGTATTGAATCAAACCCTGTAATTGCACCAGAAAGAACTGCAAAAGATAAGTATGGAAATTATCTAATTGATGGTACACAGGAAAGATATGGACGTGCCGACTTTTATATTGAAAGAGAAGGCGAAGCTTCAAAACGAAGAATTTCACGTATTCAGCTTGTAACAAAAGCATACGTATTTATTGAAAACGATTCACCTGCAGGACGTATTACTAAATGTAAACTTTTAGGCAAATCAATGCGTAATGCTCCAGATACTGATGTACAGGATTATTTATATAATCGTGCAGAAAAAAATCCTCAAGAAATCATTGATTTATATACTGGTTCGGACCAGGCTATTAAGCTTTTAATTATTGACGCCAAAGATAAAAGCATTATTACTAACCAGAGCGGAATTTGGATGTTTAGTGAAACAATGTTAGGCGCAACTGATGAAGCGATTATTATGTATTTAAAGAATCCTGATAACCAGAATATTTTTGAGGCAATTAAAAATTTAACTTATCCAGAAATGGTAGAAAAGTCGACAAACAAAGAAAATAAGAAGTAAAAAATATTATATAATTTATTAAACAAGTAGAATGACTTTAAGAAATGCTTATGAATTCGCTTTAATAGAGAGTAACAAGTTAAAAGCTCCTTCTATACTATTAGAAGATTTTATATACTTGTTTAATAAAGCTATTCAACAATATGTAAATAGTATATACAATAGAATTGAATACAATCAACAAAGTTCTGACGATATTAGTTTTTTACAAACCGTATCCGTTATAGATACAAAAGATATTAAACCTAGATATGAGTTTAATGATACAATTTGAGAATTAAAATTACCAAAAGACTATGTACATCTATTAAATTGTATAGCAGAATTTACTGGTAATGATTCTAAATCTAGATGTGGAGATAATTCAACTAAAACTATTGTATCTACATGTCAAAGATTAACTGGAGATTTATATGGAGGAATCACTAATAATTATTATATGAAGCCTTCTCATAAAAAACCTTATTATTATATCATTAATCATAATACACAAGAAGAAACTCCAACTAATCCAGATATGGATGAAGAAATTAAAGCTGGATCATATCAACCAGAATTTATCGGAGACAATGAATATCGTTTTTATGTTTTAAAAGGAACAGAACAAGCAAGAGTTGTAAATCAATCTACTGTAAAAATTGAAATACATACTGGAACTTCTTCATGAAATTTAAATAAATTATATATAACTTATTTAAAAGCTCCTATGTATGTTTCAATGACACAAGAACAGGTGTTAGCTGTAGAAGATAATACTCCTAAACTAGAATTTCCTGATTACGTATGTTATGAAATTATTAATATATACGTTCGTTTATTTTTAGAAAACGCAAGTGATCCTAGATTACAGACTAATATGCCTATCAATCAAACTATAGCTATACCTGGAAGTAAATAATTATTAATTTTAAAACTTATAAGAATATGTTTAATTTTCAGAAAGAAGTAGTACTAAATAGCCTTGATAAAGCAACTGTTGTAGAAGCTGTAGATAAAGGCCTTGGTAAACCTAACATTGACAAGAAAGTACGTTTTCATGATGGTGGCGAATATTTCGCAAAGTATATTGTAGAAGGTAAAATCTACGAAACAGAACCTATCGTTGGTAAGAACTTTGAATTAGTTCTTCACGCTCCAGCAGATATTTTAGGTGAGCATGTACAGATTCTTATTGAATTAGGACTTGATAACGATTATCGTGGTGATTACGGTTCAGCTTTATGGTATTTCCGTAAGCCTATTCTTATCGATGTTGTATTGCCAAAAGAGAATAATGCAGCTGCTAAAGAAATCTATAAAGCTTTAGTTGCAGCTATTCCTGCTGAATATAAATTTGTAGAAATTGATTATATGGATGGATCTGGCAATGTAACAATTAAAGGTGCTGATTCATATCAGAAAGTTCGCAAAGTTGTAATTAGTCGTTATGAATGTGACGATCGTTGTGCAGGAAGTTCTGAGGAACCTGTAGAAATTGTTAATCTTTCAGCAGGTGCATTAAAGAAAGGTAATGATTATGTAACATATACGCCTAATAACGTTGAATTTGGAACATACGAATATGTTTTACATAACCTTCGTCTTCCTACTTATGCTAACTTACGTTTTACTTCTCCTTCAGCACCTGAAATGCCTGTGGCTGGAGTAAATTATCACCAGTTTAGTTTTGCATATTGTGTACCACGTGGTATTCACTTTGGTGGTTTATCTGTTGCTGGACAGACTAATTACTCAACAACATTACATACTTTCTTTGTTGCTGAATCTTTAGTTGAAGATTTCAAAGATTTATTCAATCAAATTGGCATTACTGATTTTGAAACATTAGGCCGCGTTGGAAAACACGACATTACTATTCTTCCTGATGCTTATGCTTCGTCACAGGATTTAAAAGCTGCAGCTGGTATTAAAGCTAATGCTGATAGTATTGCTGCTAATGCTGAAGCTGACGCAGAATTAGCTGAAAAAGTTCAGGCTAATACAGAAAAGAATACTAAACAGGATTCTTCTATTGCTGCTAAAGCAGATGCTGCCAATGTATATACAAAATCAGAAGTATATCGGAAGAGCGAAACTTATAGTAAATCAGAAGCTAATGCCAAATTTCAAACTAAAGCTTAATTATGTCTAAGTTCGTTGTTTCAGCTACTGTAGATGATTCTAGATTAAAAAGTGATGCTACTTTTGAATATAGAATTGTAGATAATCATAATTATATTATCGATCAAAATGGAGGAGTTGAAGCAAAACCTGGTTACACGCCTCAGATAGGAGATAAGTTCACGGTTGAAGTTTTATATAGATGCGGAGGTGAATTTATATCTAAAGCTCGTAAAACTTTTACTGTTAAAATATAATGCACAGATAGCGGGGTGGGAGTTAATCCCGCTCCGCTTAATTTTTATATGATATATTATGACAATTGAACAAATTTCAAGTGCAGTATACAATAATGTTGTTACAGGTTTAGCTGGAATTACATCAAATCCTAAAATATCAATAGAACAATTGCAAGATGAAGTTGTCGCAGAAAAAAATCAAATAATGAGAGAATTTCTACTAAAAGGAATCTTAACTCTAGATGAATTATTTCTTGCAATAAATTGTGTTGAAGTTAATTGTGATTACATGTCTAAATGTTGTAATTTACAAGTTGGAGAAAAAGCTTTACATTTTGAAATACCTCCGATTATCTATTTAAATGGAATAGATACTGTACGTTTTGTTGGGAGTATAGATAGAAATACAAAATATAATGTTTATACTGATGAAGCATATAGATTTCATAAACATCGTCGAAGAGGTGCAGATAGTCCATATGTTTATATTGATACGGCAATAAATTCTAATGGAAATATGGACGGATATATATTTAATGTACCATTTGTAAAATATATATCCATTATTGCTTTATTTCAAGATCCAAGAAGATTGTTAGAGTGAGACTGTTGTTCTGAAAATCCAGATGCCTATTTAGATTGCGGCATTTTAAGTGATGAAATTATTAAAAGAATGACAGAAAAATATATTAGATGATATAAACAACTCGCTACTCCTGTAACTCCAAATGATCAAATGCCTAAATAATTATGAATAGAAATAACTTTAAATCTGTATACTCACAAGCTTATATATTATATGGAACAACGTTAGATACAACTAACTTTGATGATATTGCGTTAAATGGATGAGAATTAATTGGAAATAGACAAACTCGTTTGTATAAATATACTACTTCTACAGAAGATAAGAAAATACAACTACCATGTAATGTAGATATTATTGAAGCTGTATTTGCACCATTTGTTGATGCCAAAACAACAAATCCGTATAGTATATATCCAGACGTGTATAATCAATGAGTAGAAGAATACATTGAATCTTGAAAAAAGAATAAAAGTGTATTTTATGATAAAGGAGCTCTATTAAAATACCGTCAAGAAGGAGATTACTTAGTGTTTGAAAGAGATTATACTAATGTAACAATATTATATCATGGTGTAGTAGTTGATGACGAAGGATTACCATATTTAACTGATAAAGAAGTACAAGCGTTAGCTGCATATTGTGCTTATATGGATATTTATAAAAAGAGTTTAATTCAAAAGGATGGTAATTTATTTCAGTTAGCAGCCGCTGTTAAAAATGATTGATTACGTCTATGTAATGCAGCTAGAATACCTACTCATCTATCTCAGAACGAGCTAAATGATGTTTTAGATGTTAAAACTAGATGAGATAGAAAACAATTTGGTAAATCATTTAAACCTATAATATAATGAATCATGGAATGTTTAAACATGCTTTTATAACTGAAGATATATATACAGGATTAAATAACAGATTACTAAGAGGAAAATGAGTAAAAAATAAATATAAAGATCGAAGAAAGTTAGCTTCTGATATTTTTAAAGATTGTTTTTGCGAAATATTATTGGATATTATTAATAATAATGTTACCTTTGTACTACCTCTTAAATATGGTAATTATGCTGAAATTTGTATGAAACAAACATCTGATGAAGAGTTTAAAAAACTATATAAATGAGGTAAATTTAAAAATATAGATTTTGTACTTTCTCAATTTACTGGTAACGAATTAGTATATAGATACAATACAAAAACTGTTGGAGTAAAAGAAAAACCAATTTATGTTAATAAAGAACTTAAAAAATTAATTGAGAAATATACAAACGAAGCAAAACAATACTATTAATATGGTTAAAGAGCTAAATGACTATTTAGATATTATTGCTAATAAATATCCGCATATTTCTCGAGAAGAATTAAAAAGAGTTCTTGAATATGGATTTAATACATTTTATACATTAACTAAAAAAGGAGCAGATATTCAAATATATAATAATAAATATACTGCATATTGTGGAAAAATGTTTTTAGATGATTATAAAAGAGTATTATATAACAATGTAAAAACAAGAATAAAATTAAGACTGAAATATAAGTACGCTCAGGAGTTATACGATGGAGCGTACTATTTCGGTCTAAGTGATGCTGAATGAGAATTTTATCAATCTCAAATGACATCAAAAAGACGAAATAAAATTAAGTTTAAAAACTTAAAGTTATATAAAATAAAAGAAGAGTGTTTTTTAGATAAATCTAAAAATCATTTTTTTATGTTAAACTATCCGATTGATGTAGGATGGACATTTACAAAAGAAGAAATAACAACAAGAAGTTTTAAGTATTTTGCAAATAGAGATACTAAAGGCAATATTGTTATAATATAAATTGTTATGGATACAAAGCAAATACAAGTAAATACGTTTACAGATGGATTAAATACAGATTTACATCCTTTGACAACTCCGAATACAATATTAACAGATTGCATTAATGGTACAATTATTACTTATAATGGTAACGAGTATATTTTACAGAATGATATGGGTAATTATCAACTAAAAAATTCTGTATTAACACCAAACTATATACCTATTGGAATAAAAGAATACGCTGGAATTATTTATATAGTATCTTATAATCCAATCGATAAACTCACTGAAATTGGCTCGTATCCATCACCACAAACTATATTTGACTCAGAATACAATAATGAAAGAGAAGCTAAATATATTGAATTAACAGAGGAATATAGTAAATATACCGTTTTATCTAAACAACAGGCAATTCAGTTATATTCAACGGAGGAAACATTTATGTTAAATCCAGGAGATAAATATTATCTATATTTACAATTAGAACAAAATAAAATTTATCAAACTATAGAATTCTATGTACTTAGTCAAGAAAAAAATTTATTTCCGTTAGAAGATACACAGGTAAAAAAACATACCGTCGATAATCCTGATAGAGACGATTATACACCTGTTACATGAGAAATTCCAGGATGGTTGGCATATAAATTTCGATTAGCTACTATCGATCAATTCAATTTATATCTAACTAAATTAAATCAACCAGGTTTTACAAAAGATACAACTACAATCAATTTAGACTATTCTGTAATAGCTCAAGCTATTACTTCAGACTTGTTATTTGATAATAGTGAACTATTAAATAAATTAAAAGTATGAATAGCAGTTGGTTATATCAATAGTTTGGGAAATAAAAATTATGTATTTAACAATGAAACTAAAAAAGTAAGTAAAACAGATGATTTTAGTTCAAAAGTTGATTATGGTTTAATTTGTAATATTTCAGATATTAAATATACATCTGTTAATAAATTTTTATTTACTAATGACATAGATCCTTCAATCAACGAATATAGTAAATTAAATATTCCTATTAATGCTGATACCAAAACTGTTTTTATCGAAGCTATTCCATTAATACAAAATGCAGAAGATAATAAACATATAATATATGATAATTTTGAAACAACTCTAACAATTGATTTAGATGACATAAAAGACGTTAAAAGTATTGTAGTTTTTGATACATATAAGTATTTAGTTTCAAACGACGATATTACTTTAAATTATACTATTACTAGTCCATTAACTTCTGTGTCTAATTTATTAACAGAGCTAAGAATATACAAAATTACTAAAGGAACTGGAGATAATTACAATTTAGAGTTAGCTTGAGCTCAAGAACTTAATGAAATTAATTATCTAGGACAAAACATTACAACATGTAGTTTTAATGATACTAATTCAGTTATTGACTCTGTTAATGAACCGTTAACTGCAGTTTTAGAAAAAGAAGAAATATATTTACTACAGTTAAGAATATATATAGATGGAGAGAAAAAACAACAGTATCAAAACTGACATAAATTATTGATAACTAGTGAATTAATGAATCCATTTTATAATTCAATACAAGACTTTTCTACTATAGAATTATCAGAATGAATGGATCAATTAAAAAATTATATTGATTTACCAGATGTTGCATTAGAAGACAAAAAAGATATTGATCAAAATATGTCTATCTATCGTAATAATAGTTCTGACGATAGAGTTTATAGATTATCAAAAGAAACAAATGGCGAATCTTGACAAAACAATTATAAAGTAGAAACATCGACGTTATTAGATTCGACTGCTTTCCCAGCTATTGGTGTTAATTCATACGATACTTTAGAAGTTAAAAATTATGATGTAGTTATATTAAATGGAGACGGTATTTGAAAAAATAAAATCGATTGAAATTTTACATTTGATGTTAAAACTAATAAAGAAACATTAACATTTAATAGAGAAACTTTATCTAATCCTATCGAATTATATAAACGATACAGATTAGATTTGATTCAACAAGCAAGAGAAGAAAAAAGTTGAGATAGAGTATATATTTATGATTATTGTCAATGTACTAATAGAAGTGAAAGAACTAAAAAAATTCAAGACAATAGTGAATATTATTATTGAGGATGACAAACTTACGATTATACAGGTGGAGGATCAAGAAAAAATCATCTAGAGAGAAGAAAAATGTCTGATCTTAATAATAATCCTCCCACACTCATTAATACTACATGAAAAGTTAGTAATCCAAATGGAGGAGGAAGTAAAGATGGACATTATAATTGATGAACAAACGAACAAACTGTAGTAAGTCCATATATGTTTATATGATTTGATGCCAAAGGTAGTAAACAATGATGGAGAATGTCTGCTTATTTTGACCATAAAGATCAAGTTATGGGTCTAAGAATTAGTACAAAAATATCTACTGATATGGCATGATGTATTGTCCCTATGAATGGTGGAAAAATGGATATTGCTGGTTCTTATAATAGTACTGAATTAAAAAATCAACTGTTAGGAATCGCAAATCAATTTGCAGTGCATATCTTTACATATATTCCACCAACTGGAACATTAATGGATAAGTATTATTTATTAATTCCTAATTATATTATTACTGATGAAAAATTATCTGAAACAATTACAACAGGTAATTATACATGAAAATTTTATAATGTAGAATGAAATGGAAAAAATATTACTGAAAACACTGTTAATAAAAATACATTATTATTAAATAATATACCTATTATTGAAGATACTGAAGAAGTAAACTTTAATAATCTAAAAACAGCTATATTGGATATTGAAAAAAGTAAGTTTAAAAATATTAACTTATTAATATCAAGTGATTTAACAAACACTTTTACATACAATGATTATGATACTGATGTAGAAAGAGAAACTAATATAGATTCGATTAAACTTGATATTGATAATTTCCTATATACTGTAAAGGATTTAAGTACTAAACGACAAGAATTAACAGATAAATTAAATTCTATTAATCCATATACAGTTGCTCATGACTTAGAAGAACTAACTAATGTTAATATTAGTGATGAAATTAAAAGTTCTTATGATACTTTTGTATCATCTTTGCGAGCAGAAAAAACAAATAATAATAGTATTCGTTTTTACTCTATTTATTCTAATAATATCGATTTAGTACATGCTTTAAAAATTGGTTCAGGTGGTGGCGATAAAGGACAAACTGATCATGGTTATTATTTACCTCCTACGTCATCGTTCCAGTTGCCAATATATGAAGAACAGTTATGAAATAATATTAGTGATAAATTTAGGAATAAATAATTATGGCAGGTCAAAATAATACAAATTTGTATGTTCTAAAATATAAAACAAAAGGTGATATCGCCCATGAGTACCAACCATTACAAACAATGGTTAGTACTCAAGGCGAAATCATTCCGTTTAGAACAGATAAAATACAATCTAGTTTAAATAACCCAGTTGATATACAATGTCAGCCGTCATACGATGGAACTGTTAATTTAATTATTAATGATGATTTAAATCCGCCAAGAATTATTAATAATAGGTTTACAAAAATTGAAAATAATAGATATGAAATTAAAACAAGAGATCAGTTTATGCAGACTAATTTATATTCAGAAGATAAAGTAGATGCACAAACAAGATTGTTTAGAAATATAAATAAAATACCTAAAATTGATTTATATAATGTAACTTATTATGGACAATTAGAAGGTGGAAATTACACTTTTTATATTAAGTTAGCAGATAATGACTATAATAAAACTGATGTTGTAGCTGAATCTGGGTTAGTTAGTATTTTTAATGGAACAATGACAGATATATCATCTATATCTGGAACATTATTAGATCAAAGAACAGATAAAGCAATTATTTTAAATTTAAAAAATATTGATACTAGTTTTTCATATGTATATTTATATTATCGTAGAGAAACCAGTGATTTAAATGGAGTTTTAGTGTCAAAAACATACGCAGTAAAACAACCATATAAAGTTAAATCTTCAACTTTATCGATATGTTTTAATGGATATGAAGAAGTTGAAGAAATAAATCAAGAGGAATTAAATATTAAATATAATATATGTACAGCAGTTAAAACACAAGCACAAGTACAAAATATGTTATTCTTTGGAAATGTGCAACAAACTGTAGTTGATAATAAAAATTTACAAAATCTTTCTTACTATATTGAAGTATCTTGCGGAAGAAAAGAAAGTAGTATTGGATATATTGATTCAGATTATAAAAAGAAATTAAATGATGATATAGATCAAACAGAATATTATAATCCATTGCAAATATATTATTCTTTAGGATATTGGCCTGATGAAATATATCGTTTAGGAGTAGTATATATATTTAATGATGATTCTTTAAGTCCAGTATATAATTTAAGAGGATGTAGATTCGAAAATCTATATACTCCAAATTTTGAATATAAAGGAACGGTTAAACCTGAGGAAGAAACTAATAATCTTTATAATTATTTAAAATTATCAGAATCAGAATACAATTACCTTCCAAAAGAAATGTTTATCGGTACAGAATATTTATCAAATACAAAAGGTGTTTTTAAAATGCCAGATTATAGTGTATGTAACATAAAAGACGATGATTTAAAAGAAGTACATCCTATTTATTTAAAATTTAAACTGCCGATAGATGTTAGAAACGAGTTATCTAAATATAACATTAAAGGTTTATTTTTTGTAAGACAAAAACGTATACCAATAACGATAGCGCAAGGATTTACTGTAGGAATTGATCCAAATAGTTATTGTCCTATGATATATGAAGATAACGACCATTACATATTTGAATCTTTTGTATCAAAAGACAGAGTATTAACTACAAATTACAAAGACAGAAAGAAAACAACTTCATTAAGTCAATCAAGTGGTTTATTATGTTTAGATGCTAATGTTAATCCTCAAATTCAATCGTTATTTGATAATAGTAAATTTATACTAGAATTAAAAACACGATATAAAGTATCTGCATCAAGTTCGGACTTAAGACATTATACATGTAGTTATGATAAAAGCTTAAATAACTCTTTACAGAATTATGGTGGTATTAGTGCGAATTTATTATATGTACCAGGAGATATTCCTTTAAAATATGTTAATAAGTATGGTTTCTCAACTCGTGTTGGATCCTCAGAAGAAGTAAAACAATTTGGATTTATTGGCCAGAAAGATTATTCGAAGAATTATCATAATATTATTAGAGGAATATTTTGTCCATTTGTTGGAACTCAAAGTACATTAAACGATTCAGCAATATACTCGATTAAAATCAGTAATTATTCATCAATATACTTTGATAAATATTTTGAAATTAGAGGAAACGACTTATCTCCATTTATGAGTATTTCTAATCGATATGAATTATTAAATGATTCAGAAACTACAATTGATGAAAAATATGTTACATTCCCAGAAACTTATAGAGGAGATTGTTATACTAATACTGTAACAATAAGATTACATACTAATTTTATTGATTCAGAAGTACCTACAAGTCAAATAATCGTTAATCCTAATACTTGAAAAGACGGATATAAAGGATACAAAGAAACTTCTACAGATGAATGAAAAGATATCAATAGAGCAGATATTAATAGCGTACCTATTGGCACATGAGTTACTTATAAATGTTTATCAAATTATAATCTAGGTTTAAGAGCAGAGAATAGACAAAACGTAGAAGAAATGTCCTTAATGGGTAATCCACGAAGTTTTTATCCGTTATCTGGTTTACTAACCGCTCCTTCAGGAAAAATAGAAGAATCCTGACTTTTAAATGCAGGTTATAGTGTTACACTACCATTTAAAAAATATTTTACTGCTCCAGATGTACCTTATGTAAAAGACATATTCGATAATAGAATTATGTTTAGTGATGTACAAATCGATGATGATTTTAAAAACGCATATCGTATATTCCAAGGATTAGCTTATAAAGATATAGAAAGACAATATGGTGCAATTGTTAAATTAATTCCATTAGGAGTTAATTTATTCTGTGTTTTTGAACACGGTTGTGCTATTATTCCTATTAACGAAAAAGCTTTAATATCTACTAATACAGGACAAGCTATTCATATGTATGGAGCTGGAGTACTACAAAATCAAGTTACTCCTGTATCTCCAGATTACGGTAGTATTTGACAAGAATCAGTTATTCGTACACCAAATGGTATTTATGGAGTTGATACCTATGCTAAGAAAATATGACGTTTTAATGAAAAAGACGGTTTTGTATTAATATCTGATATAAAAGTTCAAAGATTCTTAAATGATAATATAGAATTATCTGAATTAGATAAATACCCAATAATAGCAGCTCGAAATGTTAAAACACATTACAATAATTATAAAGGAGATGTAATGTTTGCATTTTATAATAAAGATAGAATATGAAATCTTTGTTTTAATGAAAGAATGGGATCTTGAATTACTAAATATTCTTGGACTCCGTTATATTCAGAAAATATAGATAATATATTTTATTCATTAGATCAAAATAGAGCTAGTTTATTAGGAATATTATGAAATAATCAAAATACTGATAAGGGATTACGTATAAATAAACATAGTGTTCCAGATCCAAAACCGTTAAATTTCTCTGAATGTGGAAATGTATGAAATGATGAGAACTTAGATTATGAAGGGATTATATCATATACTGGTTATAATCTTTCTGATAAATTCAAAATACAGTTAAAAAAAGTAACAACTTCATATATTGAAGATTCAAAAGAAATTTTTGAAGAATGAACTAATCATAATGATACAGATGAATTTAATAGCATCATTGTTGATAGTAATAATACTTGAATAGCTAAAGGTATTAGTAATGATTCTCAAACAAATATATTACAATTAAATAAAGATATATTCAAAAATCGTTATTATATTAAAATAGACGTAAAAATAACATCTGAAGTTACAGTAACCAGTGAAGATGGAAGTAAAGACATAAATGCAAATGCTTTTTATGATTCTATTGTGATTGTTAAAAATAGAAAAAATCTTTCAGATGAAGATACACAATCATATGATGAGTTATTACAAAATGGTTTTTATGTACATGGTAGGGCTGGTATATTTGATGAATTAGATTATTTAGACTTAAGTCAAACAAATAATATTACGCCAACTAAGTGATATAATAAACAAGAGCCGTTTGAATTTGAATTTGTAGTTAATAATCCAAATGGACTACATAAAATATTTAATAATTTGATAATTATTTCTAATAATGTTGAGCCAGAGTCTTTAGAATTCGAAATAGTTGGAGATGTTTATCATTTTATGAAAGAAAATATATTTAAAAATGAGAATTTAAATGAACAGAATACCGTAAATGCAAAATTTCCAAAGATCACTATAGGTAATAATGGAGAAAAATATTATAAAACTGATGTAGTTTGAGATAATGTTTTAAATCAATACAGTTTAAAAATACATCAAGATTGTATTAATATTACAAACTATGGTAGACGTTTAGGAAATATTCATTATACAGAAGATAAATGAAATACTGTAATTCAACCTATATATTATAATTTAGAACCAAACGGATCTTTAAATTCTACTAGAATTAGAGATAAGTATGCTAAAATCAGAATTAAATATAGTGGAGAAAAGCTTGCAGTAATTATGGCAATTCAAACATTAATTAGTTTAAGTTATGCATAATAAAATATTTAAAATGCAATTTGGAAAAACTATGCCAAATATTATTAGCAGCACTAAAATGAAAAGTATTGATAATGCTCTTAGTCCAAAATTAATTAATCCGTCTGCAGATTTAGGAAAAATGAAGGCTACTACAGCTGTTAAAAATGTAAGTAAATCAGGAGGCGTTAGTAATATGTCTGGAGGATTACAAGCTGGTTTGGGAGCTGCTGGTAGTATTTTAGGCGGTTTATCTGGAGGAAATTTAACTGCAGAACAAAGTGCAACAAGAGAAGGTATTCGTAGTGCTATTAGTTCTGCAGGACCTATTGGAGCAATTATTGGAGCTGCTTCTGGAGTAGTAGATGCAGTTGGAGCTGCAACTGGATTAAATTTAGATAATTTAGATTCAGATGCAGCAAAAAGAGCAGGAGTGGGAGCAGCAGCAGGTGCAAATAATTTACTTAATAGTTTACCAGGAGTGTCTATGTTAGTTGGTATGTTTGGAAGTAAAACTGCTAAATCTAATAAGTCTGCAGAAATAGATGAATTAACTAGTGCCTACGGACAATCAACTGGAGATATAGATGCAGCACAAAAATTAAGTGGAAAACGTACTTTATTCGGCAAAGGTAAAATTAATAGCTATATTAAAGAACAAAATAGAATTAATTCGTTATTAACAGATATTGGATTAGAAAATAAAAAAGCAAAATCTAATACTATGGCCGAAACTTATACTTCTCAGAATCTTAATAGGTATTCTGGAGCTACTCCACAATTAATATTATCTAAGAAAGGTATTAAATTTCCAGAGTTAGATGAAGCTCGTAAATTAATTAGTTCCTGATCAACCAAATCTACAAAAGAAGAACTCCAAAAATTTCAATTAGGTGGCAAAATGAATTTAATTCCCGAAGGAGCTTTACATGCAAGAAAACATCAACTTGAAGAAATAGATTCGAGTTTAGAAGGACAAATTACTAAAAAAGGAATTCCTGTTGTAACAAAATCTAATGGTGGTGTTGTTCAAATGGCAGAAATTGAAAAAGAAGAATGAACACTAAGAAAAGATTTTACAGATCAACTAGAATCTCTATATCACTTATATCAAAAAGATAATTCAAGTGAAGCAGCTATTAAAGCAGGTAAATTAATTTGCTACGAACTTTTAAAAAATACAGATGATAGAAGCGGATTAATTAAAAGCGTTAAATAATGAAAGAAACAATAATTGAAATTGCAGATAAAGAATATAAAGTATTAGTTGCAGAATCTGAAAAAGAGAGAGAACAAGGACTTTCTAATGTCGAATCAATGGATGATGATGAAGGTATGTTATTTGTAATGCCTGAAGGACAAGGACAAGTAATATTTAATACTGCAGAAATGGAATTTGACATTGATTTAGTATTTATAGATCAAAATGATGAAGTTTATAATGTTGTTCTCGGCAAAGCACATAGTGACGATCCTATTATTTCAACTCCAGAAGGAGAAGATAAAAGAACAAAATATGTTTTAGAAGTTAATGCTAATTCTGGAATTAAAATAGGTGATGAACTTGATATTGAAGATGAAGATGAAATTTCAGATGATGAAATTAAAATGTATATTCTTGGTTCGGATGGAAAACCACAAATGGATTTAGTAGGAGGTGAACGAATTATTAGTCGTATAGAAACAAGAGAAATAATTCGAAAAGCCAAAAAAGCTAATAAATCTAAAGAAGATAAAGATTATAAAAAACTTGGAAAATATATATTTAAAGTTTTTGAAAAACAAGATAATAGACCAAGTGAATATGTAGAGGCTCCAAAGAGCAATTAAAAAGAAAAGGGAAGCTTTTAGCTTCCCTTAAGAAGATACTAACTATCTCCTTTAACCCTATATTATCTCATGTTTAATCTAGCATCTTCGTAAAGAATGAAATAGACTCTATTTTTTATTCTTGGGTTGTGTTACAAAGATAATAATATATGCTTAATATAACAAACAATTTGAATAAAAATTTATCTAAGCAAAAATTTTAGTAATTTTATTTGGATATTAAAAACTAAAGTATTATCTTTGAGCATTAAATGAATATATGATAATTTTAGAGTTGAAGATATCTTAAAATTAAAAATAATTAAAACTTATGAAGGTAAAAAAATTTCAAGAAGGTGGTAATATGCCAGCTCCTGCAGCTGGTGCACCAGCAGGTCCAGAAGGTGGACAGGATCCAATTATGCAAATTGCTGATATTTTTGCACAGGGACTACAAAGTGGAGACTGCAATATGTTAGCTCAAGGTGCACAAATGTTTATTCAATTAGTTTCACAAACTATGGGACAAGGAGCTCCTCAGGGACCTGTAGATCAAGTTCCAGAAGGCGAGCCTGTATTTAAGAAAGGTGGAAAAATTGTTAAACGTAAGAAATGTAGCAAGTAGATCATTGAAAGATAAAAGGGAGATTTGAGATGATCAATCTCCCTTTTTAAGTATAACAGAAGTGTGATGAAATGGCACAAATAATTAAATATCAACAAGGTGGTTCTACTTCTAAGAAATATGGTACTTTTACTATCGATGGAAATCAATATAACGTTGATGACGAATTTTTAAATCAATTAACAGAATATGGTAAGTCTTTAGATTCAGATACTGCATATCAATTTAGTAAAATTACTGACGCTTTAAGATCTGGCGAAGATTTAACATACGATTCTAACGCTGATAGATTAGATGGAAATGTACAATTTGATATTACTAATAGTCAAAATAATCGATTAGAAAAACGTAGAAGTAGAGTAGGTAGATGGTTTGGAAATTCGTGAAGAGGAAAAGAAAATGCATCTAGAAATGCTATTAATGCTTTAAAAAGCTTTAGATATGTCAAACCAACTCCTAGTGGTACTGATTATGATTGGTCAGGTAAAATAAATGTAGAATATAAAAGAGATAAAGACGGTAAATATGAATTAGTTGATGGAAAACGAGTTTTTATTCAGGGAGCTAATAATTTACAAGTGCTTAGAAGATTAGACGCTCTTCCAGATATTATTAATTATGGGGATAATGATACTTTTAAAGGCTATAATGGATTACAAAAACAAGCCTATATCGATTTATATAATCGTTTAGGATCTGAAGGAATAAAAGCGTTAAGAAACCGTATTGAAACTGGAACTTGAACTGAAGAAGACAAATTAGCACTTGATGATATTGGTATATTTCTTGGAGATGAACCAACGGCCGAAGAAATTGCACAAAGAAAAGCAGCAGCTACAGATCCTCAAGTTCAAGCAGAAGAAAAAGAAAAAGAACGTTACAGAAAAGCTGGATGAGATTATAACTTAAGAAATATATTTGGTGTAGATGATAATGGAAACGTTACTATTGTTGACCCTACACTTCAATCTTATATTGGCACTGGAGACGCGTGATTAAATGACGAGTTTAGAAAAGTATATGGAGCTTATGCAGATTATATTCCAGAAAAAACAGGATTATTTGTAATTAACGGTAAAGTTTATAGAGGTGATAATCAAGCAGCTTTATCAAAAATACAAAAGTACTTAGACTTTGTTAAAGATAATAGACGTACTGCTGGTAACGCATCAAATATTAAACAATACTGAAGAGAAAATGATTTTTCTGGATGATCTGATCTTGGCTACGATAGCAATGGAAATCCAATATATTCTCCCGTATTTAAACCTGGAGAATTTGGACGAGATGTTTCAGGTTATTTTATGAGAACTCCTAATGATCCATTTATATTTGAATATTATAAAGATTATAATAAAAATAATGATGAATTATTCGATCAATTCGGACATCCGTTAAGAGATAAAGCTACACGAATATTTATCGATCCAATAACTAAAAAGCAAATCGACCCTAATGATCCTAGATATCATAATTATATTAGTAGCTTAAAAGAACAAACAAATCAACAGGTTATTGATAATTATTATGATAATGTAACTAATAGTGCTTTTAGCCCATATTATAATCTTGGTTCAGTAGGTGATGTAGTAAAAATTGTTGGAACTGGAAGTGATAGTAATCCGTTTACAGGATATTCTTTATTTCAGAAACCAGGAAGTGATTTATATTATTGGTATGACGAAAATCCAGGAGGAGATAATTATACAATTAATGGAGTTATGCCATCTGGTTCTGATAAAATGCGAGATTATATATGGAATATTGATCCTGAATTAGGTAAATTATTATCAGAAAATCCTGATATGTTAAGAGACACAAGAGTTAAAAATCTAATTAGTGATTATATTAGAAATCCATATACAGCTACTATTGGATTTAGAAGAACCACTCGTCAAGAATATCCTGAATTACAACAGAAATATCCTCATTTAATGAATATTATTAAAAGACTTGATGAACAAGGTCCTGTACTCGGATACGGTAATTATAGAAAAAACTATGATTATAAAGGTGGAAGTAACAGTGAGCTAAGAAACATCAACTCTCCTGAGGCTTTAGAATCAAGAGGATTAGCATATAGAATTGGCAATTTTAATCAGATACCTTATCAAAAGAATGGTGGAGTATTAAAATTTCAAATAGGAGGTACTACTGCCTCAAGAGCAAAATCTATAAGAGCTAGTAACGATAATATACAAACTGCAGATACCAAATTAAGAAAAGCAGGAGAGGATAAAGTTATTGGCGATGGAACTGAATTAAATTCCTCGGATAAAGCAGAAATTGCAGCATTAATTGCAGATGCAGCATCTTTAGGAGCAACTTTTGTACCTGTATATGGTAATGCATTAAGTGCTGGTATTGGTGCAGCTGGATCGTTTACAGGTTTCGGAGCAGATGTAGCAAGAGATGGATTAGATTGAGGTGATGTTGGTAATTTAGCTCTAAATTTAGGACTAGATGCAGCTACTTTACTTCCTGGAATTGGAACAGGAGCAAAAGCTACTAAAGTAGCTAAAGCTTTAAAGAAATCTAAAGCTCTAGCAAAAGCTGTTAAATATGCATCAACTGCTTTAAGTGGAAGTAATGCAATTGCAGGATTGACAACTGCATGAAATAATATTCAAGACGGAAGTTGAACAATTAAAGATATTAGAACTGTTTTAAATGGAGTAAGAGGTATTGCTAATATTTCTAGAACAAAAGGTAATGCAAAAACTAAAGAAAGCCGTGGAGATACTATTACTTTAAAACCACAAGAGGAAGGTCTTCCAACAATTAAGTTAAATAAATTAGAATTAGAGTCTATTCAAAAAGCACCACAAAATAGTCGTGCAGATAAATTAGAAGAACTTATTATCAGTCGTCTTCCAAAAAACACAAAGACAGATCATATTACAGACATATTAAGTTCTTATGGAATTAAACGAAAAGGATCACTCGATTGAAATTGACGAAAACCATTAACATTTAATAGAAATGCTACAATAAATACAAATCAATTTAAATACGATATGATTCCTGGAGTATATAGAAATCCAAATGAATTAGGGTGGTGAAATTGAAATAGACGCGCAGCAATTCGAGATGCAAAAATAAATAAGGAAAATCCATATTTTAGACCATTGCATTGAGAAACAGGTAAAGTTTCAGATTTAAATTCTATACAACCAATAACAATGCCTATATATTCTAATTTTGCTCCAGACTTAGGAATATTTAGTAATACTCCAGAAGAGCGTTATTATTATAATCCAAATGATAGACCTAAGTTTTATAAAAAAGGTGGTAAGATAATAAAAGCTCAAGGAGGAACTAATAGTGATTGATTCTTAGATTCAAAAGGACAGCCTTTAAATGTTACTGGAAATGATGTTGTTGTAACTGCAAAGAGTCCAATGAGAAGACCTAAAATTACATTTAGTGTAGGTACTCCAAAATTAGATCCAAAAATTAAACAACAAGCTGAACAATTAGCTGCCCCAGCTAATGAACAAGCTCGTAAAAGAGTATTAGATAATTTATCTAATAATTCTACTAATACTACACCACAAATGTTTGGGCATTCCTCTAAAGGTAAAGGTTTTAATATCAATCAAGATATGTTATTAGGCGTTGGTGATTATATAGCTTCAACTGTTGGAATTAATCGTACTTCACGAAAGATGAAAGAAGCTATACGTAAAGGAATGATAGGATCACAACAACAAATGCCAAGTGAATTTTATTCACGTTTTAGTGATAATGGATTATATAGAATGTATGACAATCGTATACAAAACATGCGTCAATATAAAACAGTTACTAGTGATCCAAATCAAGTAATGGCCGAACGCTTAATGAGAGATATGAATGTTGATCAAATGGAAAATGAACGTGATACTAAGTTCTCACAAATGATAGATCAATATAACGATAAACTATTAGCACAAAAGCAACAATATGCTAATATTAGAAATCAAATTGTTAATGAAAATAAAAACAAATGATATCAAGGATTAGCACAGATTGATATGACAGAAGCTAATAGAATCGGACAACAAACACAAAATGTAAAAAATCTTTTATACCAGTTTAGACAAAATTATGCTAGAGATATGCAAGAAAAACAACAAGCTCAATTAGCTAGTAGACAATTACAAGCTGATAATGCATATAAAGCTGATTTAATGTCTAGATATGGAAACGAATATACTCCTGAAATGCAAAAGTTATACGGTAGTTTAGAAGACTATGTATTTGCAAAACATCCAAAAGAAATGCAAGAACTAAGAAATCAACATTACGCAAACTTTGCTATTGATCAATATAATGAAGGAATGGCTCATAGCTGGTGAGGAAGAGATAAAATAAATAGATATCAAATTCCTTATCGCTATACTCCTTACTCAGATCCGAGAAAATCAGAAGTGTTCAAAAGAGGAGGAACTGTACAGCGTTTTAGAAACGTTGATGAACAAGCATTTTTAGATCAGCAAAAAGCTATTAACAAAGCAGTTAATGATTTAAATAATAATATCATTAAGCTTTTTATAAAAATGATGTCATAGTATGAAGATAAAGAGATATCAAACAGGGGGTATTTATTATACCCCCTTTTTTAGAGATTCAGTAACGCAAGCTGAATCTCAGAATACAAATACTAATAGTAATGTTAATTCAAAAGAAACTAAAGATAGCGAATTAATTCAAAAAGAAATTATTAATGTATTAAAAGAGAATGGATTACCTAATGATGTAGATTATTTTTTATCAAAAGCTGATGCTTTTTTAAAAAAATCACAAAACCTTGGATCTTTATTTAATGCAGGACAGACTCCTTCCTATGATATGTCCGATTTAATCAGACTTCAATCGTTAGCAAATAGAATTAAACATAATAATGAGTTACATACGCAAGCTAGTCAGCAAATAATTAAAGAAGGTTCTGGTTCTGAAGTAGCTATTACAAATACAGGTAATTTATATGTCCTTGACGAAGATGAAGGAATTAAGACAATTGGGCTTGATGCTTATCACAAAAATCCAAATCAATATCGAGTATTAACTAACTCAGAATTAATACAATTAAGAGAAGAACAACCTGAATTAGCATATAACGGTACTATATTAACCGATTTAGCTAATACTGTTGGCATGAAATCAATTGTTGAATACGTTAAATCTACTATTAGTTCTTTTGGAACAAATAAATCTGCAAATCAATTTGATAGATATACAACTAAACAAAAAGGACAAATTGAAAGAGGATTTGAACAACTTTTAGGATTTGATTCTCCTGATGGAGTTTATAAAGGAACAGTTTCAACTACTACATCTGATCAAGGATATAACGATGAAAAGAGTTTAGATGTAGCTATTAATTATCTTTATAGAACTTTACCTGGTAATATGAAGAATGTATTAAAAGCTAATGCTGCAGCAGAAGGTTTAGATCCTAATAATATCAAAGATGTTCAAAATTTACTAACTATGGCGATTGTTGAACATACAAATCATTCTAGAGAAATTAAACAAACTTTAGATTATGATGCTACAGCTAGCCAAAGTTCTGGAAGTGGAGATCCAAAAGCAAGATGGGAAGAAATGACTAGAGAAGAAATGATAACTACAGGTAACGGTGGTGTAGAATACACACCTGTTACAATATCTTCATCTAAGTCACGTAGTGGAATTCGTATACTAGCTCAGCCTTATGGAAAACCATTAGATACATCTGGAAAACAAATCGGAATGGGAACTATTAGAGATATATTTGGAGAAAAAGACAGAATTGGTTCTAGTGTAGCTTTAAACTCCGTAACTTACGGTAATAAAATATTAAGTGAAAACGATCTAGATTATATTGTTTACGATGGCGTAAGTAATCTTGAAAGGGCTTATTTACCTATTGATCAAAATATATATGCTACAACAGGTAAAATTACTCCAGATTTAGATGCAATTCGTCGATACGAAGAATTCCAAAAATGAATCGATGATGGATATGGAGTAGTTCCTAATAGTATTATTATGAAGTTAAAAGAATTAAATTTAGATTTGGTTCAAGATCCTAATACAAAAGAATGAGTATTTAGAGATAGTAGACCATTTATTATGGTTAATGGATATGCTAGTGATAAAGCAGTTGAACTAGATGAAAACTCTGAATGAGTTGATCATGTAGATCGTTCACAAGGATCAAGAATATTTGACTTATATAGTAAATATATTAATTATGGTTCAAATGTAGCAAGTAAATCTAGTAAACGCGATGATTTTAGTGGAGGGTGATTTGGGAATGCAAATTCTATGTATAAAAGTGTTATATTTTTACCTATTACTGACGCAGCTATCGCTACAGTAACATCAAATCATCAACTAACAAATTCAAACAACTATGTAGATATCAATAACAGAAGAAATGTTATAGAAGCAAGACAAAGTATACAAACAAACTTTTAATTATGATAGAGCAGAAGAAAAATGATTGGTTGGCGACTTTATTTTTCTCGCCAGACAAAACACCGCAAGACCTAGCAAATTTAGGTATTACAACTGATAACTCAAGTCTACAAGAGAAAGATTATTATAAAAATATACCTCAAATACAAGAGGCATTTAAAAATGAATCAGGTAATTTTGATAATGTAAAATTTGATAAATATTATCAAGAAGTACTTCGTTTATATAACGATACCGATAATGCTAAATTAGAAAGTACTATTACAGACTTCTATAGTTATGATCCCTATGATTATTTTGCTCCTGTAGGAGGAAAGAAAAGAGATGTAGCTCCTAGAATAGTTAAGTTTGCAAATCCTGAAAGAAGAAGTAGAGGGTTAACCAATTTACGTGAAACTTCTGCTCCAACAATGTCTTTACGTGAGGTAGCACAACAGAATAAAATATATAATTTTGATACTCAAAAATTTGAAGATTGAACTCCAAATGAATGAGGCGGTCTATCTGCTATTACTAGACCTACGTTAGTATTAGCGCAATGAGATGAAGATGGAACTCATATGGTTGATGGCCGAGAAGTATCACATAAAGCAGGCGATTATAAATTTAATGAAAATGGAGATCCGTATTATGAAACTTTAGGGAATCGATCATTAACAGGTAAAGATATATTACATATTTCTGATACATTAACTGTCGATGGTAGTAAATGAAATAAATATGATTTCTTCGATTCAGACGGTTTAGATAAAAGTGTTGTCGGAACTGTAGCAAAAACATTATTTAAAGTTGCTCCAATGTTTATCCCACATGTAGGAAAAGTATATGGAGGATTAAGCGCTACAATTGAACTTGGAAAATTATTACCTATACTTTACAAAAGTATTGAAGGTATAGCTTCGGGAGATATTTCTACATCTAGTTCTGCACAAAGAGCAACTGATATACAAGCTTGGTTTTCTAGATTTGATGGAAGTTTATCTGATAAAGGTAAACAAGGATTTTTTAATGTTGAAAATCTTGGAAAATTAATTGAAGATAGTTCATTACAATTGTTTCAACAGAGAGTTATCGGTAGTATACCTACATGATTTAAAAAATCTGGAGAAATGAGTGAAAATGCTATTAAATGAGGCAGAGGACTATCTTTAGCTTATATGGCTGGTACTTCATCGACTGAGGCTTATGATGCATTTAAACAAGCTGGAGCATCAGATAGAGTCGCTGGACTTGGAATGTTGTCTGTTATGGGAGCTATGTTCGGATTAATGAATAATGATTACTTTAAGGATTTTTGATTTAAAGATACTTATTTAGACCGAACAAAAATAAGATCTGTTATTAAAGAATCTGCGGATAAATTATCTGAAAAAGAATTTGCAGCTGCTACTACTAAACAAATATCTACTCCAAAAGGCGCTGCAAAATGAGTTATAGACATGCAGAAATCTATTATGCAACGTATATCGAAAATGAAACCAGGTAGTTTAATGTATGATTCATTTAATGAAGGATTAGAAGAAACTATTGAAGAAGTAAGTACAGATGCTGTAAAAGCATTTTATTCTGGATTAAATGCTGTTGGAATTATTGATCAAGATAGACAATATAATTTTGGTATAACTCCAGAAGATATGCTTTCAAGATATTTTACATCATTTGTTGGTGGCGGAATTGGTGGTGCTGTATTTAGTTTACATAATAGATGAGAATCCAGAAATAATCCTAATTTAACACAAGCTATTAAAGAAGGAGGAGATGGATTTAAAGAAATCATTTATTTATTACGTGACGGAAAGGAACAGGAGCTGCGTAATGAATTAAGTCGTTTGCATGCAGCAGGTAAATTAGCAAGTACAAACTTATCTGGAAGTGAATTTGAAATAGTTAAAGATGGAGATAAAAGTACTATTCAATATAAATCTGCAGAAAAAGGAAACTCGCAAAATGATTTAATATATCAACAATTAAATTATTATATTGATAGAATTAATGAAGTTATTAAAGAAGAGGGTCTAGATATAAGCGATGCAGAATTACAATGAATTACTGAAACTGCTGGTTTAACAGGACAAACTGTTGAACAAATTCGTCAAGCTTACTTAGTTAATAGAAAGAAACAAAGAGAAAATACTATTACTGAAAAAATTATTGATTCTGGTTTATATAGTCAGTTATTTGATGATTGAAATGATTTAACAGCTCAAATTATACAAACAAAAGTAGACTTAGAGCGTATGTTAACTCCTAGCGATACCGAATCAAAAACTCCAAAAGATATTGAAGCAAAAATTGCTGCAATGCGTAATAATAGTGAATATCAACGTTTAAGACTTAAATTAGATAATCTAAGAGCAGAACGTAACGCAATTATTAATGGAGAGAAAAATGATTTTTATACAGGACAATTATTATTTGCAGCAAGTCCTCAACTTGTTGATAACTTTGTTTCAGGTTTCGGAATTCATAATTTTACCAAATATAAATACGGAAAAGATTATGATAAATTAACTAATGACGAAAAAGAAAAAGTTGATTCAGAATATCAAGAATATAGTAGTTCTCAAGAAAAAGCAAAAGTTTTAACTGCGTATAATATATTTACTCAAATGCAGGAAAAAATGACTCCAAGTATTATTGATGTAGCTCAAAGAATTAAAGATAGTTCTGGAATTTATTTATCTGAAACTACACAATATAAATACTTAGAGGAAAAATATAACAATATTTTAAATGAAAAGAGAGCTGCCTTAAATCAATCTTTACAAGAACTTCCAGAAGATATTAATACAAATGATGATATAGATAAACTTAAAAGTGAAGTTCAAATTCTTGAAGCTTATTTAGAAAATTTAAAAAATTTTAAATTCGGAGTTTTAAATACAGCTTTAAGCCAGCAAGGAGAACAAATTTTATATCGTCCTGAATGAACTGATGATAGTATATTTGCTTTTTCAAATTATGCTATATCGTATAAAAATCTTTTAAATTATATTAAAGATAATAATTTATACTTAGATTTAGTAGATAGTGATTTAGCAAGTATATTACAAAATTGAGCATCTATCAATAATTTAAACGATAATAAAGTATCAATTTGAGCTACTAAGATTCAATCAAAATTAGCTGAAAGTGGTTTAGAAATTGATGTAAATGATCAATTTATTATAGACTTATCAGAAGTTTTAACAGATATTGTTTCTGCAGTTAAACAAAATAATATAAATAGAGCTATCGATATATATAATCGTATTAGTCAATCTGATTTAACTGATTCTGCAGAAGCACTAGGTATTGATTTAAATGAATTAATCGGTTCTCTATTACCAAATATTGGAGAAGATAGTTTTATTAATTACTTAAATGAAGTTAAAGAATTAAAATCTCAAATTAGTTTTTCACCTGCATACGACTTAATTAATGCAGCTAGTAAAGTAATAGAAAGCGATAATGAAGAAATCGTTGAATTAATTAAAAGTGAACAAAATAATTTTCTTAACTCAAAAAGTGTAGAAGATTATATAATTCGAGATAAAAATTCTTTAATTAAGCTAAAGGAAACAAAACAAATTATCGATGCAATTAGTGCGATTTTAGATGCTTCTGTAGAAGGAGGATTTAACTCACAGATTAATCCACTTAGACAGCAGTTACAAAAAGAATTATTACCTATAATTAGTGTTCAAGGAGATATTAATATAGTTAAAGAGCTTAATAGAATTGCAACTCAATTACAAACATTAATAGATATATCTGAAAGAAATCAATCTCAAAAACTAAGAGAACAAAAAGATATAGCTATTAATATGAGGCAAAAATTTATTAGTATTTTAACAGATCCAGAATCTCTTATTAAGGATAAATTCGCTGCAGAATTTGGAATTAATTTAGAAGAATTAAGATCAAAATATAATATCCCATTAAATGTAACTGATGAAAATTATAAGGATTTAGAAGATGCTGCGATTAAATTTGAAACTGAGATCTTTAATCAGATTGATAAATTAAATTTAACTGCTAGTGAAATTGCTGTCAAATTAGTTAATTTATTTAATCCTAATGATTTAATAAGTGGAAAACCTACTAAGCTAAGTAAAGATCCTAATACTAAAGTTACTGATTTTGATCAATTAGTATACTTAGCAAGTATTATTGCAACACCATCTCAAAACTTTTATGCACAATTAAAGGAAATTATTAGTAAGCCTGAGTTTACTAATGCTCCTATATTCTCACAAGAATATGCAGTAAGAGTTGGATATTCACAAATATTAAATAAAGAAATATTTAATAATATAGTTGAACAAATACATTATATAGCACAGCAAAACTCTGATGACGAATACATAAAAACTAAGACTTCGTTAAATAATATATTAACAATTTATGGAGGTGCTGGAGTAGGTAAAACAAAAGGTGTTGCTTATTTACTTAAGTTAATGCTTCCAAACGCTAATATAATTACATCTGCTCCAACTAGAAAACAAACTGATAATTTATCTAATAGTATTCAACATGATGGTAATTCATTTACTAAGAATGAATTATTAGAAAAAATTCTAGGAAGGCCAATTCAAAGTTCTGATATCAAACCTATTGGAGATGTTTCGATTACATCTGATATTTCTTTAAAAGTTAGTTCAGATAATTTATTTGGAGACGCAAAAACTAAAGTATTATTTATTGATGAAATTAGTTGATACAATCGAATCGAACTTGAATTAATTAGTAAATGAGCAAAACAGAATAATGTTTCCGTAATAGCATTAGGCGATTATAAACAAAATGCTTCATTTACTATGTTTAATAACAGTAGAGTAGATTGTGGAGTAGAAGATACTTATACTATTAAAACTCCTGATTTAATTGCGCCTTTACGTCCTGATAACATTGCTAAATATGATAACTATACTAAATTAACTGAAGCGTTAGATAAAGTTAGAGAACAATATTATAATAATCCTGCAATTCAACCAAGAATATTAGATACATTTACAAGAGAATATCTAAATGCTAATAAAATAGAATTTAAATATTTTGAAGATGCTAATTCTTTTGGAGGAGAAAAAATTGTTCCAGAAGGTGATATTCAAAATCATATTCAAAAATTAAAGAAACTATCTAGCGATATCGCTATTATTACAGATAAACCTGAAAAATATAATACAATACAGGGAGTCAAAATTGTATCATTAAATAGTGTTCAGGGAGATGAATTTGATTACGTTATTATTGATAAAAACTTTGGATTAGATGAGACAGGTAAAAGTAGAGGTGAGTATTATAAATTAAAAGATTTATATACTTTAACTCAACGTTCTAGAAAAGGAACTATTATAGTTAATAGTGGTATTGGAGATGTATATTCATCTAAGTTAGATAATACGTCAAGAGGTAATATTGAAATGCCACAATCTCAAATAACCGACTTTAAAAATTGAAGAGTTAGTTTATTAGAAAATGTTCCAAATGAAAGAATTACGTGAGAACCAAAAGAAAATCCTATACCTGTTATTACAGAACCTGTAAAATTACCTACAAAAACAGTTGAAAATGAAAGTACTCAAACTGAATCAATAGAAGATAAACCAAAAGAACAAAATATTCCAAGTGAGAGTACTACAACTAATGTAGTTAGTCAGATTCCTTATAATGATAATCCAGCTCCTGTTAATAACGCTGAAGAAATAGCTGAACCTGAAAAAATAGTTCAACCTTCTGTTGCACAGGTATCTATGCCTGTAATATCTGCTGATGATATAGTTAGTACTGCAGAAAGTTATATAGATTTTATGCAAAATAATTTAATGAAATATTATAAAACTTCAGATTTTAGTTTACAAAAATATTTGAACATAAAAAATCCTGAAGATATTATGAAATTAACTAATTTGCTAAGATCTTACTTTGTATATGGATATTATAAAACAAATAATTTACAATTAAATGCAAGAAATAATAAAGCAAAAAGTAAATTACCTCAATTAGTTAGAAATATTAATCCATCTGCAGTAAATAAGATAGTTGAGTTATTAAACTTACCACATAAATTTATTATATTACCATATAATCAAAAAGGATTATTAGTTGCACGAATAGGAGAAGTTGATATACCTTTACTAATTACTGATCCAATACTTGGAGAATATTATGGAGATATTGAAATTGCTTCAAAATTTAAATCTGTTAATGATAGTCCTAATACTTATGAGGTAGATTTATCAGATTTTAGAAATTCAGCTATTAATACTAATAGGTTTTTTACAGCTTTTGATGAACCAGTTATATTATCTGCAAGTTCAAATGAATTATTAGATTTTACGGAATCACAAGCAAATTGAGTAAGGAAAAATAACGGAAGAACTTTCTTATTAGTTTCAAATGATCCGTTTATCGATGGTGATGATTTCAGAGAATTTTTATCTCCTGTAATTGTAGATAATAAAGTTATTTGAACTACACAACACAATGATGCAATTGCGTTTATTGGTATTAATTGATTAGTAGACTTTGAAACAATTTTATCAATAGCTAAAACACATAGTAAAAATAAACATGCAGAAAGTGTTATTAATGGAAACCGTGCAGGTCAATTAGTAAGAATAGCTTACCAAGTAGATCCTGATATTGTTACACAAAGAATTAAAAATTATTTTAATTCAAGTTATGATACTCTTAGAGTACGCATTGGAGATGATTATATATCAGATGCGGATTCTGTAGAAAAAGTATTAAATAAGTACAAAGATACTAACGAAGCTATAGTATTTGGTTATATGGATACTCAAAGAGGTTTTATTCCAGAACTAAAAGGAGAGTGAACTATTAATAGAGTATTTGAAAACCGAAGAAATGAAAAAAGTTTTAATAAAGCTCAGTTAGATGAAATCGCTAGAATATGTAAGGATACTTCTATATTTAAACAGGGTATATATGCTAGAGATCAAAGAAAGGGAGACATTAATGGTGTTTATAGAAGCACAAACTTAGGACATATTTATACTACCAATATTAAATCATTAATTGGAAATGATTTTAAAATAGATAGTTCAAAGATCAATGTAACTGGAGAGATACAACACGACAATACCCTCGAGAAACTAAATTTACAATTAGCTACATTAGGATTTGATCGAGTTATATCAAATACATCTATGATTGATAGTGTAATTGAAGATATTAATAGAGAAATAATGTCGAATATTACAAATCCCGAATTCGAAATATTAGTATTTGAAAACAACGAAATTTCTACAAGAAAAGTTAACGATATTAGATATATGATTGCTAATAATTTAAAAATTCCTGTAGAAATAATTAATATTTCTAGCGAAAAAACTTTAGAATTTGTTCCTTTTTATGTATCTTTACAAGATCAAATAAGTAATTATGTTGCCGAAAGAAAAAATGGTGAATGAACTATAAGAGAGTTCCCTGTATTAAATGAATATATTGAATTATCTTCATTTATAAATGCAAATAGCAGATTAATTAAATTTAATAAACAGGTATCTACTTATATTAATGCACTATTACAAAATAAAGAAGTTAATTTAACTATAGCCGAAGATTATTGAAATGTAGTATCAATAGATCCAGCTTTTAATGGTATTCGACAACAAGTAGATAAATATTTAATGTCAAAATTAGTGAACAATGAGTGTTAAATGTGGATATTCGGATAAGTATTATCCTTTATTAAGAGGAATTTTTACAAATGATGTAAGTGAAACAAAAGAAGAATTTAAGAAATTTATTGAAGATACGTTCTTAGATCCTAATTTAGTATATCGGATGTTTATGAGTGGAGTTGATTTAAACTCCACTCAAACTCCTGTACACGAATTAAAACAAGTAAGTAGTAGAACAGGAATTGAAGTTAAAACAGATAGTAATTCTGCACAACAGTACTATATAGGAGAAGCTCGTGAATATAATAAAATGGCTAATGATTTTGCGAAAACTATAATATCGTTATCTGTATTTGATTTAAGTACAGAAACTTTTGTGGATCCAAATCAGATGGTTGGAGATGTTTCTCTATTAAATAAAGGAATTTTTGATTATAAAAAATCCTTATTAAACACTGTTGCACAATATATTGGAGAATCAACTAAAGATATAGATGTATTAAATACATCTGAATTAAATGATTTTGCAAATAAAATATTAGCTAAATTTGAGAGTATTATTAATCATACTACTGATCATGATGCTAACTATTATAGAGCTTACAATGCTTTTGTAACTCTTAAAACGTTTGAAGATTTATTAAGAGAATTAACTCCCTTTGTTACAATTAATCCAGAGTATAAGAAAGCGTCTTTATTCTCTAAACAAAAATATAAATATATTGGTCCAAATGTTCAACATTATACTGGTTTCAGTACTAATGAATTTGCAGATATAAAAGATACTGTTAGTGATCTTGCCAAAATACTATTAAAATATATACCTGAAGTAAATAGTAATGGAAACATTATCGATGGAACATCAATATCTTTATCTGGATTTAATTCAGTTATGGGCAAACTAAAAATGTGAGCTGAAGATAGTAATAATTCAGAAGTACAAGAAGAACTTAAAAAAGGAACATTAATGGATATGCGTAAGTTAATTAGTTTATACGAAGAAGCGTTATCAACTAATAAAAACATAAATCCAGAACATGTCACTTATTTAAGATCAAAATTAGCAGGTATCAAAAGATTTATATATAGTCCTAAAATGAGTCAAGATATTAAAAATATGTTTACTCATTTAATGGAAAAAACAGTTTTATCTAGTTATGTTAGTTATACACAAATTGGAAACGAAAGTCCAGTTGAAGTAAAAAACCTAACAGAAAGAACTGTATTAATGCAAGGTCGTTTTATTGAAGAAGTTATTCAAGCTGCAAGTAAATATTGGCAAAATAATAAAGAACAATTTAAAGAATTACTAAGAAAACATAATATAACAGTTTGAGGTAATAAAATAAAAATAGGTAATGCTTTAGTTACTAAAGCGCCTACTGGTGTAGTAAGTATTAACGGTCCTGTAGAAAATTTTGAACAGATTATTGGAGATATTACTCAGTTAGTAATTTCTGATGATTTTAATCAAATCGCAGAACAAGTACATCCAAATAAGGATTATACTGCAATTCAACTATATACACCAGTATTAGCTAATATTATTTTTAATGCAAATTCTAATGCTTCAAATCAGATCAACTATGGACAGAATAGAGATTTAGCTAAAGTTCTAAGTGTTATTAATGGTTCTGATACAATTAATGTTATTAAAAATTCAGAAGGAAATAACTTACCACTATATCAAATGACTTGTTTAGCTTACTCTCATAGAAATATTTATAATGAAATAACAAAACAAATTGAAAATAGTGTAGATGCTCAATCTCCATACTTTGATAACGCAGTATATGAAAATATACAGCATATAAAAAGTCCAAAAATTAGATCTGAAGTTGTTATTAATGGATCAGTTCAAACATCTGCAAAATTAAATGAATCAGATGTAATGCATCTTGCTATAGTATATGATTTCTATCAAAATTTGGTAACAAAGCAATCGCAATCTGATACAGGAAATAGTCAAATTGGTATAATTGGATTACAATCGCACGTTTATTCGGATAAGAATAAACACTTTATTATGCAATTTGATATTAACAAAACTTGAAACTTTGGCAGATTTGGATCTTTTAACTTTAAAACTCTTTTAGATAAATATTTTAAAACTGCAAATAAAAATGATTTGAGTCGTATTTTAGATGTATGATTTAATACAAATAAAGCTCAAATGGAAACAACAACACAAATTATATTAGATGATTATGCAAGAGCTACAGGTAGACAGTTTAAAGATTTATCTGAGTTAAAAGAATACTTATCTAAAACAAAAATTGATGAAGTAAAAGGATTATTTGCAGCTTCAGGAGTAGAATTTATTGAAGAAATACATGCTTCTAAAATAGGTGGACAATGAACAGTTAATGAAACTTTAAGAAACTTTACTAATATTTTTACCGATAGAAATAAATTCGATCAATTTGTTAATGATCAATTCAATCAATTTCTTAAAGAATCTTCAAAAGCTTGAGAAACTATAAAAAGAGATAAAAATGTAGTTGATTCATTTAAAGTAAATTTACCACAATTTGTTGTAAATGATCAATTACTGCTTAAACTTTCAGATGGAACTGTTAATCCATTACTATACTCGTATTTTATTATAGACTCATTTTTATCAAATGAATATAATAAAATGATGGTAGGTAATGTATATGCTCACCCAAATAAAAATAAAGAAAAACCTACTGCTGAAAATTATCTACAACATTCATTAGCTGCAAGATGAATTTCACAGGTAAAACGTATGGTAATCTATGGTGCTACATATCATTCATACGCTCAAGGTTTAAAGTATGGAGTTCCCGAAAGAGTTAAAATGGCAGTAATGCCTGATATTGGTTCTAATGTACAGAATATAGCAGGTATGTCTTCAGTTGTAGATTCAATGGACGGTTCTGGTTATACTAGTCCATTCTTGTCTAGATGACAAAATGTATCTTTAATTGATGCTGCAGTTGGAGCAAATAAAAAGACTATATATCATGATATTGATGCACGATACGGATTACCAAAATTATTAAAATGAGCTGAGTATGAAATTACTAATGCATTAAGAAGAAATTCTTCAGACGTAAGCCTAGAGTTAATGTTCAAAAAAATGCATGACTTTAAATTTAAAGTAAATTTTAATTATTCAGAAGAATTTGATAATTTATTTTTCAGAGATAAAAATACTGGTAAATATTATAAAATCAATAAAATCGATATTCAAAATGGTACAGCTACTAGATACTTATCTGAAGTAGATGTTGATGGAAATAATATAACTGATTTAAATCCTGAACAATTTAATATCGATAGTATATATAGTATCGATCAATTATTTGGAGGAGCATGAGCTATGGAATTACATCCTTTAACAAATAGATTACAATATTCTGAAAAAAATCTAGATTATATTAATCAGATTGTTTGTGATTATGGATTAAAGGATAATATGATTGGGTGAGTAGTTAATAAGTCTGCGATTAAAGTAGGAGCTTCAAATTTAAATAATAAATCAACTTGATTTGATGATTCTCCGTTATTATATACAACAATGTCTACAAAATTTGGAGGTGTACAGATGAATGCCGACCACGAACTTGATGAAGCAGAAGTAACAGAAATGACACAGATGATTAGTGGATTAGAGCAAAATGGATTTACACACGAAATTGCTACTAACGCATATAAAGAAATCGGTCGTTTTTGCTACGAAGCTATATCAAAATTACAAGATATTATTTACAAAGGAGATAAAAATGAACTCTATAAAATATTTGGTAAAGCTGTTGTTAAGGCATTTCAAACTGGAACTAAAGATACTCTTGGATTAGCTCAGGCTTTTGTTAAATTAGCTCAAAAAAGCTTTAATGAAAATAATATTGATTATAGAATTCCTTTTAGTTCATCTTCGATTAATGGTATATTTAACTCTACTGTTACGTCTTCTTTAGTTCGAGATGCTATCCGACGCCACTATAATGGTGTTGCAGCAGTATTAAATCCTTCATATAATGTAATGCAATATTATAATATTCTTGGTAACAATTATCGTTATGAAGAGTTAATAGATCTTGTTAAAAATGCTACAGATGGTACAGATTTTGAAGGATTAACTGTTGATGAGGCAACTAAGTATGTTATAGTAAAGGATAAAAACGGAATTGATAAATTGAATCCATTTATATCTGATATTACTTCTGATAATCCAATAGATTTTGAAGATACAATTGTTATATTTAATGAGCCTAATGGAGATGGAACTTATAATCGTTTTGGAGAAAAAGTTATTATGCCATTTGAAGTTAAAAAAATTGATAGTTATGAAACATATGACTATTATAAGCATTATGAACATCGTCGAATGGCCCGTTGGAACATTAAACCGAGAAATCTAAAAGGTTCAGATACTATATTTTTCGCAGGAGGAAGAAAGTATAGTATGTTTGAAAGTCCTTATACTAAAGTATTACATTATTTTGTTGAAGCTGAATTAGCAGCTAATAGTATTGATGATTTACAATCTGAGATTAGATCTCAAGTAGAAAAAGATCTAAAAGATATTACAAGCAATCCTGCAGTAATTGAAGAAGTAACAATAGATCGTTTAAATACTATATTGCCAATTGTAAATCGTTTTATTGATACTTTACATACTACAAAAATATCAGAATTAGTACCACACATTAAACATTATTTAATTAGAGCTCAACAAAACTTACTTAATTCGTTATCAGAATTAAAACCATTTGAATGAGGCAATGAAATAATTACTCCAGAGTCTTATAAAGTTATACCAGCACAAATTGCTATGGGTAAATTATACGCTAAACAATTAGGCTTATTACCTGGAGACTCTATTGCTCAAATTAGAGAACAAGGATGAGAATTCTTTAAAGATAGAATTTCTGGATATTATACAGAAGATAATTTTGATGTATTTACATATGATTGAACGTTGTTTGATGGAACTGGAAATAAATTATATGTAAAACTTAGAACTCCTCAAACTAATGAATTATTTTCTAATTCTTCGCCTAATTCGGATTACAAAGTTGTTGAAGGTGATGTATATTTTAATGGTGAGGAAATATGCTCTGCAGACGGTAAGCAGTTTATTAGTTATATTGATAGCGATGGTATTGCAAGAAACGTTGTTATTATCGATACAATTGACAGATTAAAAGAATTGGAAAAATCTAAAATGTTTAGTCTAACTCAAAGAAATTATCGACTTGATAATTATAAAGAATTAGTATTAGAACAATTTGGAGAAGGAACTTCAATTCAATTATCAACTAGAAATAAAAACAATAAATGGACTATACGTAATATAGCAGAGTTTGATACTGCAAATCAAATTGTAAACGCATTAGCAGAAAATCAAGATAGAGAACTTGAAAATAACATTATTAGGTTAGCTAAAGCTAAATACGATTCTTTTGAAAAAAGTTTAAGATTTGTAGGAACTCGTATTCCTTGTCAGTCTATGCAATCATTCGCTCCGATGGAGATAATTGTATTTACGGATAGTGAAGTAAATGAAGTATATGTACCAACTAATATTTTCTATTTACAAGGATCAGACCTTGATATTGATAAACAGTATATATTAGGTTATTCTATATCGAATAATGGTTACATTAATATAGATGCTGATGTCGCTCCATATTTAAGATCAGATGCATTACGTAATCGTGTTGTTGATAATATATTTAAAGTTATTCTTGATGCAAAAAATCAAATTAACTTAACAATGCCTATTACTACAGATAGAATGAAGGAACTAGCAAAACACTCTAAGATGGGTGAAGCTGCAAAAATAATGAGTCCTTATAATCCAGCTAGTAAATATTTAATGCAGATTCAAAATATGGTTGGTAAAGCAGTAATCGGTAATGTTGCTACAGCATTAAAAAGTTTCTTTGCGTTATCAAATGTCTATAATACTCGTTTTAGACAAATTTATGATTTAATACAGAATAAGCAGTACGACATAGCAAGAAGTCTATTAGCTCGATATACTTTTAACAGTCCTACTGGAATGTTTACATTGGCAAATGTAAATGTTGATATGTTTAAATCACTATATGTAGTCAACGAACTTGGACAAATGCAAATAGATCCTAATATACCTGAAGATATTGCAAAAACTATTTCAGAAATAATAAAATATGAAGATAGTTTAGAGGATCAATCTATGTTATTAGGAGAGTTATTAAATAGTGCAACTGATAATGCGAAGGAGTTAATTTTAAAGAAAATTAATGCAGATACTAACTGAGTTGATATTTATACTGTAAGTTTTATGCTTGGAGCAGACTTAGCAGATGTAGGTAAATTAATGTTAGATGATGATATTACAGAGTTAATTGATAATTATAGTTCTAGTATTTTTTCTGATGTAAATAATACAGATAAAATAAAATATATTAACGATGCAATCATTGCGACTGACAATCCTGAAAAAATTAAAAAATATCAACAATTACTTACAAAAGCTATTGCTGCAGATGAAGTTAGAATACTTGGAAAAATACTTAAAATTAATCAGGGATTACCAACTAATACTATAGATACTTATAGTTATATTAAATCAATTGAAAAATACATTGAAAGTAGATTAAATCATATAACTATTGATGCTGTAAAAGATGTACAAAGAAAACTTGAAATAGCTAAAAGAAATAGAGCTGATGAAGAAACAATTGATGCACTATTTAAATCTTTAAAAATCGCTAAAAAACGCATGACTGCAAATTGAATTTCGTTTGATTTAATTAAATTTATTTTAGACGATAACTATAAGCAGAATGCTATAGAACAATATGAATTAAACAAAATTAATTTTAATATATTAGAAGTTATAGCTCAAGTACCACACTTTAAAGAAATGTTTAATGTGCTTGCTTTAAATAAACAAATTTTAAATAGTTTATCAACAAGAAACAGATTAGAAGATATTATTTGAAATCAAGTACAACATAGAAGTAAAAAAGGAGATGGATCACGATCTGCAAAAACTAATATAACATTAAAATTAGACAAGGAAGAAATACGTGATTTAAAAGATAAAATAGATGAACACTTAATTACTTCTTGAATTATTAGTAAAAATTTATCAGTAACTATCCCTGCAGGTGCTAAAGGTAACCCTGCACCAGAAACTATTAATTTAGACAGCGAATGGAATATTAATAAATTTATAAACTATGTTGAAACATATGCAATACCTTTGTTAAAAGAAAAGTTACCAAATAATAAATTTATATCTTTACTAACGTTTGGATTAAAAAATGGAATTCCATTTTATAAATTACCATTTAATATGGTTCAAGTTGATAATACACAAAAAACTCGATCTTTATATGAAGAAGCTTTATATGCATTTAACAACTTAAACAATATTAAGGTAGAAGATATAGATATGAATATTGTAGATATGTTCTATTTGTATAACTTGATTATTAATAAAGATAAGTTTGGTCCAAATTCTTTAACAAGAATTTTTGAAGATTTAATATCAACTGCAGGAAATGAAAAATTATTAGTTTACGATTTTAATAACTGAATAGATAAGCAAGATATTAGAAAGTTAGTTGAAACTTTTGATTACACTCCAGTTAGTATGATAGAATCGACTCCTGTTATTGGAGATACTATTGAAGATGATATTGAAGATGATATTGAAATAACAGACAAAGATACCGATACTTCTGAAATCGGATTTAAAGAAGCACCAAGCGATGCAGATGTAGCTGAAGCTAAATTAGAGGAAAACGCTGATAATCAAAGTAATTCATTAATTAGCCAAACTGATTTTACATTACATAGTGGAGGAGCTCAAGGAGCTGATTCATATTGGGGTCAAATAGGACAAAAATATAATGTAAAAGCTAATCACTATTATTATAATAATAAAACTCCAAAAGGTAATTATGAAATTAGTAAAACTGATTATGATGAAGGAGTAGAACATGTCTTAAAAGCTAATGAAACACTTCAAAGAAAACCAGAAAAATATATGAATTTACTAGCAAGAAATTGAGCTCAGATTAAATATTCGGACGCAGTTTTTGCAATAAGTACAATTAAAAATAACATTGTTTCTGGAGGAACTGGTTGAGCTGTTCAAATGGCTATAGATGTGGGAAAACCAATATTTGTATTTGACCAAAATATTGGTAACTGATATTCTTATAATTACAATACTAAAGTATGAGATGTAGTAGATACGCCTGTGTTAACAAAAAATTTTGCAGGTATTGGTACTAGAGAACTTAATACTAAAGGTAAATGAGCTATTGAAGATATTTACGCTAAAACTTTCATAAAAGATTATAAATCTTCACGTGTTCAACAACTTGATTTATTTGCCAATTATTATGATACTAAACCATCAGTTGAATCTAGACTAATAGCTTTAGTAAAAGCAGCTAATATGAAAGGTTTACATCTAGTATATGATGCAGATTTAGTTAATGAAGATCCATCAATTAGAAACGCTAAAGGATTTATTAAAAACGGAGAAATCTATATTAATGCCGATAGAGCTACTGATGATACTGTTATACATGAATTTGGACACTTATATCTAGCCGATGCCAAATTACAACATCCAACAGAGTATTATCAGTTACTATCTAAAGTTAAGGAAACAAGTTTCTGAAAATTAATGCGTTCAATGCCAGAATATGCAAATAAAAGAGGCTCAGATTTCGACGAAGAAGTATTAGCTTCATTAATAGATAGATCTTACAATGATGGTTTAGGAGGAGTTGATCATGCTATTGTAGTTGAAGCTCTTGACTTAGTTTCTCCTGAATATAAAGAATTCTTAAAGTCTGACATCTTACCTGTATTAAGTGATACTTTTATTAGTAATTATAAAGAACAACAAAAATTAGCTACAATAAAAAATAAGTTAATTAAAGATAATGTAATTAAAGAGGATTGTAAATAATGAAATGTACATATGAAATAACAATCGACAATGTTAGAACGCTATTTAACTCTGAACAAGAGTTAGATAGCTTTCTAGCTAGTCGTTACCGTGACCTAAAAATGAGTGAAACAGATCCAACATTGCAAGTAGATCCGATGCAAACTACTATTGATAAGTTAGAATCTATAACAAAGAAAATTAAAGAGGTAGCTGTTGAATCTGTTGTAATAAATGAAGATGGAGATTCAGAAACTGTATTGAAAATACCTGATTCAATTGGAGCAACAAGATTTATTACTAGTTTTGGAAACCCAGAAAACTTTGCAGAAGCGTTAGTAACACCATTTGATCTTCAAGCATATTTAGATAAAAAACGCTCCAGTTTAATTGAAGAAGGATTATCAAAGCCAGAAATCGATAAAATAATCGAAAATATGCAAAAATCCTGAAAACAATTAACAGATTATGGTACAGAAGTACATGCATTATTTGAATCTTTAATTAATAAAGATAAACCTTTTGTTCCTAAAAATTTAACAAACGAACAAGTTAATTCTTTAACACAAGAATTTAATACGTGAATTGATGAATTAAAAAAGAAACACGGGCGTAATGCAAAATTTTTAACTGAGGTTCCAATTGTATCGGATAAAATAGAATCTGAATATGCAAAAGCTGGAATCAAATCTATTAATGGTAGAATAGACTTGCTAGTAATTGATGAACGTGGATATGCTAATATTTACGATTTTAAAGTTTCTAGAAAACCAGTAGGAGTATGAGAAGATACTAGAAATATTGATCCAACAACATGGCATTCTACAAAGAAATTAACAGCAGCATATCAGTTAGCAATTTATAAAGCTATTTTAAATCAATATGGAATTACTGTAGGTAATACAGAAATTGTTCCAATTAAAATAGATCCAGAATATACTGAAGATGGACTAATAGAAAAAATTGATAGCGTATATATTCAAAAAGATTCTATTAAAAATCGTCCATATAATACAAATAATTGGCATAATATTACTACAATACTTCCAATTAAAACGTTAATGGATGGAATTGACTTAACTCAAACAATTCAGGAGCCAATGTCCAAATTTGTTCCTAATTATGAAGTTGAAACTGAAATACAACGAAATGAAGTTACAATTGATAATTATATTAACAGTAGTAAATTTGTTCATTTAATTCCTGATACAGATCCATTAAGAGAACAAGGTAAATATTGAATTTGAAATAAATACAAAAAAATTCATCAAATATTTTGTAAAGACGACGAAGAATTAAGAAAAGCTGTTGCTGAATTAGTGCAAGCAGAAAATAGTCATAGAGGTAGCGAATTAAGTGACTTAGCAGATACTATTCAAATGGCAATAGAAGGATGTGCAGCAGTTGACGATTTAGCAACAGATAATAGGTTTAAAGCTGACTACTGTAAACGTATATTTAGAAAATATATTGAAGGAGGATGAGAATTTCAAAATAATCCAGATTATATAGCTGCAGGTATTTTTGCATTTACTAAGAATGGATTATTAGAAATTGTATCATTACACCACAATGATACACATACTGTTGTAAATTTAGGAAAAGGAACTACTTTACTTGGAGCAACAAAGTTAAATAGAGAAGTTGATGAACATAAAATATTAAGAGCTACAAATGGAAATATTGACTTAATAAAAGTAATGTCGCTATTAAACGGAATGCCCGAAACGTTAAAAACGTATAAAATAAATAAAATAGCATCGTATAATATATGAACTCAACATGGAACAGAAACCTACTTAGAGACTCTATTTGATAACTTTGCAGAGTTATGTAGAATACACAATATACCATTAAATTTAAATATAACTAATTTTGCTACCACTTTAGAATCTACAGTTAATACTATACGAGATATTTGTGGAGAAGATTTAGTTAGAAATATAGGTACTTGAACATTTACATTTAGTCCTGATGATATTGTTGAAGGAGTTCCATTTATTCTTAATAAAATGAAGGAATTAAGAAATTTAAATACAGCTAATGGACTTCGTGATGCATTAAGAACAGGTAAATGAAACTTTGACGATCCTTTACAATTAGCATATATGTTATTAGGAAAAGCCTTAGACAAGTTAAATGGATATGATATTTATATTGAAAAAGATCCAGTTAAATGAGTAAGTTTTTCTAAATCAGAAGGATGATACAGTGGTTCTTATGTTAATAGTGCAGGAACATCTTCATCTTTAAACATTCAATCGCTTGGCAGAATATTTTCAGTTGCAGAAACACATATTAGACGAAAAGAATTAGCATATAAACCAAAAATTAGTAAAGTAATTAAAGCATTATACGATTATAAACATCGTAATTCTTTAATTGGAGGAGAAGTAAAATTCTTTGACAACTTATTTGTTAAAGATGAACGAGGAAATATTGATAAATCTTTCAGACTTAAAAACCTAAATGATAGTAGTTTAGCCAAAGAAGAAAAAGATTTTATTAATATGTTCTTAAGTATTATAAATAATTTTAAGTTTAATGGCGATGCAACTAAAATAGCACACGCTATTGAAACAGGAGAATATTACGAAGTACCTTTAGCTATTGGATCAACGAGTACACAAATACACAATAAAGGATTTTCACAAGCAATTGCTGCAAAATATAACGATAGTTTGAACTTTTTAAGAATATTACCACAGCAAGAAAATAATTTTAATGAATCTAGAATCCAACAAAAAGTTTATAATAAGTTTAGACTTAATGGGTTAAGTAGAGCAAATCTTATTGAAAGTTATGGTATTAATGGACTTGAAACACAATTGGAAGATTTATTATTAGATGTTATTCACTCGTATACTACAGAAGAAGTAATGAATGAATATCTTCCAAGACTACAAGGTATTAAAATAGCATTGCAATACAATTCAGAAATGTATGGTGTAGCTACCGAAAACCTAATAGAATACATTGATAAATTTATTGATGTAAATGCGTATGGTAAACCTATAATGGATAAACAATTACAAGAAGTATATAAAGTATTATCAACAGTTAAATCAATTACAACTGCTACAGCTCTAGGTTTAAATATGAAATCAGGTATCAGAGAAATGATGCAAGGTATTTGGATTCATATTAGTAGAACAATGGCTAACGCATATGGAAGAGATCAATTTACTAAATCTGATATAGCTAAAGCATGAGGAATTATATTTAAGCAGTCAACCATAAACGCTAACACGTTAACTTTAATTGACGCTTTAAATGTAGAATATGGAATGGCTAATGCAGATCCTCATCAAGTTCAAGAAAGATTAAGTCAGTCTAAATCAGGAGTAAAAAATTTTAACTCAGATACTTTATATATCTTTAATAGAATTCCAGATACATATCATAGATTAGGATTAGTAATAGCTAAAATGATACACGATGGATGTTGAGAAGCTCACACTATTAAAGATGATGAATTAATATATGACTTTAAAAAAGATAAACGTTTTAATTTATTAAATGACCCAACTGCAAATAAAAATTCTTCTGAATATAAAAAACAACACGCATTATATGAAGCTATGCGCGAACAATTTAATCGAGAAGGATGAAATTTACAAAGTGGAGATGCGTTACCAAGAGCATATACAATACAAGAAAGTACAAGTATCAAATCTTTTGCAGAAATGTGTTTTGGACACTATGATAGAAGTTCACAAATGCTTATGAAACATATGTTTTTAGGTGCATTTATGTTACAATTTAGAACTTTCTTATCTGCAAAAATGGAACAATGAATATTAAAACCTGGTACTTATAATCAAGGTAAATATGCAGAAAAATTTAATGAAGATGGCATTCGTTATGTAAGAATCTACGAGTTTGACGAGAATGGTATTCCATCTGTTCGAATTGATTTAGAAACTAATGTAAAAGAAGGAGACAAATGAGAACCGTATATTGAATGACAAGGAAGATTTATGGAAGGAATGCTATATTCAATATTTGATTTTGGAAAGAAACTTTATAAATTAGATTATAAAGGATTACAAGAATTGTGACGCAATGATACAAAGCGAGCTAATTTTTATCTATTTTTAAACGATATGATCTTTATGTCAATATTAATGTGGATAATTAAAGCATGTTGGTTAAGTGAAGATAATGAATTAGGACCAATCGGACATATGTTTGGAACAGCTATGTATACTTCTTTTTCTGATGGACCAATACACCAAGTTGCAACATCAATGTTTGGAGATTTAAATCCTCCAGCATGAGGTATTATGAAAAATATATTTAGTAATACATCAGATATGATTACTGGAGATAAAAATGTTTTTGAAGCAGCTACAGGTACGTTTGGTATGTTAGGAGATTTAAAATATATTGGAAATCAAATTGAATAAAAAAATAACCCCTTACCGCAAATTAATGCAGTAAGGGGTTATTTTATATAAATTAATTAAATTTAGATTTAAATCAATTTCAGATAATTTGATCTCACTTAAAATGTGATATACAAAAACCTAAAACAAAAAATATAATAGCTATCATAAATAAAACTATTTAGGAATTAATACAAGTATCATTCTCTTACCTTCTAGTTTAGGTATAGATTCAATCTTTGCAATATCCTCTAAGTCTGTAGCTAAACGTAATAGTAATGCCTCTCCTTGATCTTTAAACATTATTTCTCTTCCTTTAAACATAACATATGCTTTAAGTTTTGCTTTCGAATTAATAAATTCTCGAGCATGTTTTAATTTAAAAGCATAATCGTGTTCATCAGTTTGAGGTCCAAAACGCAACTCTTTAGTAATAATTTTAACTTGATTAGCTTTTAATTCTTTTTCTCTTCGTTTCTGCTGATAAAGAAATTTTTGATAATCTTGTAGTATACATACTGAAACAACTCCATTTTGGTTATATGTAGATATTTCAATTAAATCTGTATTGCCGTTATTAGCTCTATCTAACGCTTCTTTTAATGTTATTATTTCATTAGTATCTTTTAAACGAACAATTTTAGAGTTAATTTCAGTATTAATGCGATAGTCTTTCATATTAACAAGTTTCTTTTAATTTGTTTCTAAGTTTATCTACAAGTTTTTCAAATGATTCAGGATTTTCCATATAAATCGATACTAATTTGTAACTAATTCTCCAAAGAGTTAAGAAAAATCCGCATATAATTCCAATTAATAATCCTGCTAAGAACATATCTTACTTCTTAATTTTTTTACCATTATTACAAACAGTACAACAACCTATACCAGTTTTTTCATTTACGTTAAATACTCGTTTAAACTTACCATAAGTTGCATCCTGAAATTCATGTTCTAAGTGGTTTTGTGCACAATTAGCGCAATACTTAATTTCACAATTTGCCATATTACAATAAATAAGAATAAGTTATACTTTTACATTTATTAAATAATTCTTTTAGAGTGCCGTTATTCTCTAATAAAATATCATACTTTTTTTCTTGATACAATTCTTCAAGTTCTTTTTCAGAAGCGTGCATACCAGCTACACATCCATCTCTAACAATATGAATTATATGAGTATTATATTTATAATAGGAAACCATTAGATTTTCAATTATAAATCTCTGATCCGCAATAATTAAATTATTACATTTTGAATTTAGTGTAGTATGAATTCATAGTTCATCTCCAAAGTAACGACGCATAATATCTGTTCCAAAAAACTGTAGAATTTGTCTAATGGTTAAATTATAATGTATAGCTACATTTAAATTACCTCGTTTTAGTTCTCTATTAAAAGATTTATCTGAAATAGTATTTAAAACTTGTTGATCATTAGTATTTAATAATTTGTAATCAAGAAAATCAAAACAATAATGTTCTTTAAAGTCTCGATCTTCAAATTTCTTTACATCTACATTCATCATAATAGCTAGCATATGCTTTAAACTATCAGCATATCTAGTTATTCTTCATTTACGTCATACTGGCTGGAAATTTAAAAATTTTGCCAGCCAGTATGTATGCATTCAAAATGGAGTATTTAACAAATAATTAATATACTTTGCAACTTCATCTTTACCACTACCTTTAAATCCTTGAATCGCAATAATATTTTTCATTTATTCTATTGTAAATTTAAAGGAAAGACCCAATTTAGAAAATTTCTTTTCATAATTTTCCCAACATTTTCGCATTTCTATCGTAATATTGCTTATAATAGCATTACGTGCTTGAGCCTTATCTATATCATCAGTACTATTATCATATAATGCATTAACTATACTATACTTATCCTGATAATTTAAAGTATCTTTATTTAATCCTAAAATTGCTAAAACTTGTTCAAATCCTACAGATCTACTAACACTCGATCTGATAATATTTCCCCAATTTTGTGCAATTATAATTCCTATTGAACAAGCTGACGCTCCTAAATTATAATTAGTTAAAAGTTTTAAACCCATTCCAACAACAGATTCATCTGAAGAAGCTAACATATTATTAATAGTTTCAAGATCTTCTTTTTCGGGTTTTTGTAATCCTATATTGATAAATCTATCAAGTTCTGTATCATAAGTAATTTTCATATATTTTGAATATAAATTATCTAAAAATTCTGTTTGTTTGTCATCTGTTAATATCATTTTTCCAAAATAAAATATGACACAATCAGATGGAAGTATTTGTCCATTTATTAACGCTGAAGCCCAAGAATGTAAACCTGAAGTATTATCTTTACTGTATTGAGTAATATATTTATTTAATAATTTCCATTCTTTACTATCGTATAGTTTTATTGGATAATAATCAATTAAATAATAGCAATTATTTTGCGCAGAATATAATATTAGATAATCTCTAGTTTTATTAGCTCCACTAATACTACTTTTTGAAGAATAAGTAGTAAATTCCATTTTATGTAAAATTATTGAATCAGCTTTACTTGGATCTAAACATCTTTTGATGTTTGTTAAAGAATTTAATTTAAATCGTGGATATTTACACAATGGATCAAAATATACTTTTTTAAAAGTACTTGGATCAGAACTATTTAATTTTGAATGAATTTCATTATCAATATCTTCTTGTGTTCCAAGAAATATACCTTTAATTCACTTTTCAGAAGGACGTGTTCCTCAATAATAATAAGTATCATTAAAGTTGTCTTTGGATGAACGACAGCCTAAATAAACAATATCGACAAAATCTGAAAAATACAGTTTATTTGCATTATGGCCATAAAAATGACACGTATCGATAGTAATATATTTTATATTATTTTTACTAGTTTGTAATATCATATTAAATTAATTTTTTAGCTAATTTGGGATTTAATAAAAGTTTATTGCATCTACCAGGATATTTTTTATTTAAAGTTTTTACTAAACTAAATATAAGATCTTCTGTTAAAAGTAGTTTTTCATTTTCAATTAAGTTAATAATACGATCAGTTATCAAGTCTGTTTTAGAACCTGTTTTACTAAAATACATTAAACTGTAGTTAACAAAACGTGTAGTAACAACAGAAGCAATATCTGCTCGATACTTATCGCCATCATACAATTGTTTTTCTAGCACTCCTTTAACATAATTCCAATCTTTATGTATTAAATCTTCTGGAGATAAAAGTTTATCAAGCTTATTAGCAATAAATGTAGTAAACAATCCGCCTACAATATCATCTTCATCTAAGAAACATCCCGAAGCAATCTGTAAGATTAATGCTAAATTCTCAGGTTTTGACCAATCTTTAATACCAGAGATAATATTTGAAAACATAGTAAAATTACGAGCATTAATCTTAGACTGTTTACTTACAGATTTATCCATAAGCTCATGATGATATGCTAATAAAAAGTTAATAGCACGACCATCAATATTCTGATACTCAGCCCATTTTGCCCAACCATCTGCAGCAAATTTTACATTAAAAGTTACAAATCGGGTTGCCTGAGCTTCATCAAAACTAGATACTGAGTAATCACCGTTATCAGGGTTAGTTGACAAAATAACAGAAGAATTAGGAGGTAATTTCCAAGAAATATATTCTTGACGACAAGTAATTTCCATTACAGCCTGTAGAATAGCAGGAGTAGCTCGCGAGAAGTCATCAAGAAGAAAAATAGTTGGACGACTTTCATCTAATCCTTTTAACCAAGCAGGAATAGCATATCCCATTCGAGTTTCATCAGTAATTTCCCACCCAGCTTTAGCATAAGCTTCAATAAGTTCTGCAGTAATCCACCGACATTCTGAATTAACTAAACCGTCAGGATTATTAGGATCATCAGGTATAGTACGACAAACATAATGTTCCTTAATAGGCCAACCAACTAGGTCAGATGGTTCGCTAATCTGACTTAGATTTAGCTTAACAAAGTTTGCATTGATTTCTTGTGCGATCTGTTCGATAATCGAAGTTTTACCAATACCAGCTTCTCCACAAATATTAACAGCAATAGGTAACTGTCCTTTTTCTTGTAATTCTTTATTGTTATTAATGATATATTTAATAATAGGTTTTACTTCTGCTAATGTTAATTCCATATATTTATAATATTTAAGGTATTAATACAACTTTACCAGGCGTATAATTCTGAGATTTATTCCCATTTGATGTAATTACCCAAATTAAATTTTGACAATTTTCTAGATTAGTATTACAATATCCGTCGGTAAATAAAATACATACAGTAAATTCTTTGTGTTCTTTATAATAACTAATAACAGGAGATAATTCTGTTCCGCCTCTACCGTTAATAGCTATATCACTTTTACCATCATATTTAAAAACATTTTGTATCTGTGTATCACATTCTACAACAGTAACAGATACTCCAGCTTTGTAAATATGGTTAATTTCACTAAAAAAATCTTCTAGATCCTTTTTTCCAATAGAACCTGAAGTATCAACTCCAACTAAAATAACTGGTTTACGTTTAAAACGCAAACCTCTTGCGTCTGGAAATCTTTTAGAAGGACGCATACGAGTTAATTGTATGTCATTGGTAATAGCATTTCCAACTAATCTTCTAAAATATTTCTTCCAATTAAATACAGGAGGTTTCTCTTTAATTTTTTGTAATATTTCCGATAATTCTCCAGGAATACTTCCAGCTTGTTTAGATACGTATTCTGCAGTTTCTTTTAGCTTAGATTTAATTTGATTTTCATATAATTTACGTTCTGCTTCTGATATATCTTTAGGCCACATCGAATGATCATCAATATCTTCATAACCATCGGCACCAAGAACAGCATCACATTTATCAGGATTTTTCTGAGCAAAATCTTGAATTTCCTTATAATAATACCAAGCGCCTTTTTTAGCCTCTAATTTTTTACCTAATTTCTCAGATAAACTTTGTAATGTTACGCATTTTGGGGGCAAATTATCAATAAATTGATTAATAGCACAGTCCATAGCGATATTCATATTATGATGATTATCACATTTAAAATCATCAGTTAAATGCATAAAACATATATGCATTAATTCATGTTGTAAAACTGCTAATTGCTGTAAATCTGTTAATTTATTCCAAAAAGTATTATTTACATACAATGTAAAATTAATTCCATTAGGACCAACAGCTGCTGTTTTAACAGCATGATTATCATCTACTATTTCTTTGCGTAAATTTAATAAAAAAAGACCATAAAAAGGTTGCCGAATTAATAATTCTTTAGCACATTTTATTAGTTCCATAATAATATAATTTAACTAACGCTTTACGGTTAGTTTAAAAAATCCTAGGATTTAAGTTATAAATCCTAGGATTAATATTAATAAATTAATGTTGTCGGCAATAAATTATACCATGATATTTACTATCATAACATAATTTACAATTATGACAGTTACCTGGACACTTAACGGTTTTCGGAGGTAACTGATCAAACTGTTTTTTATCTGTACAGATAAACCATCTATCAGCATTTTTAATATTTAAAGAAGATGAATTAACTACAAAATTCACATCTGTAAAGTCTAAATCTTCTCTACAAGTATAACAATAAGTTTTAATATTAAATACTTTGTACAATCAATTGGCAATATTGGATCATCTATTAACAGACTGTTGATCTGGAAAATCTCCAGCTTCATTTAAACGAACGTATTTGATTTTAATTGGAGCGTATAATATATAATATAATAATAATGCTTTAATATCTTTATCATCTCATAAATACATAAATGATTCAATTAACTCATTTTTCTGTTTGTACGCTTTATAAATTCGTTCGCATTTTTTAGCATAACATACTTTACTACATCTACAAAAACCAAAATGTTCAGATGGACAATTAGTAGCAGATGTAATATTTACAATTAAAGTTTCTTGCGGTAATTTACGATTTCCATATGAGAAAACTTGCATATTACCTAAACCTCAACGTTCTTGATATTTAATAATATACTGATTCATATTCTATTCATATCTATCTAACCATCCCATTTGCCAACATCTAAACAAGAAATTATCAAGTACTTTCATTTCATCTTCAGATGACTGAATGTTAGTACTTTCTAATATATCTTGTTTAGCTTTTTCAATAATTTCAAATCTATTATCTCCACAAACATCATTCATACTACCAATCAATATTAATTATATATTCTCCTTCTTTTAAAATTCCTTTCTTATGAAGATCTTCAATAATCATACTAACATTGGGGAAAAATTTAGTTTCGCAGAATCTTTTCTCTTGAAAAGATAAATTACTTAAATCAGCATTTAACCAAGATTTAAAACTAACCCCCATAAGATCATCTTCAATTCCATCATATTCATGATCTTCATAATCTTCTATATATTCAATAGGAACACAAAAAGGATAAATACCTCGATCTCGATATCCTTCTTGACGTAAAAAAGAATAAGGTTTATTATATGTAGATGTTACTAAATCATCTCATTCTATTATATTATACATTATAACATTTCTAGGCATAATCCTCTTCTTTTAAATATCCAGCTTCTATTAAAATACTTTCGACATCTTCTAAGAAACATTGTCCAGCACTAACACCAAAAAGACTATTTAAGGCTTCTAATTGTTTGTCATTTATTTCTTTTGCATCTTTAAGTATTTCCTTTACATCAGAAAGAGTAGCTGGCCAAAATTCATTTGTTCCGAAATAAAATTCAAACTCTTCATCTTCATGATCTTTTAAATAATTATCAATAGCATTTAATATTGCTTTATACTATGTTTCAGTAACAATGTCAAATCCAAACAGATCAAATTCATCTGCCCAGTCTTGATCCCAAACTATTAAATATGTCTTATTATTCATAATCTTTTCACACTTTAAATTGTCCATAATATAATGAGCCGTTAAAAGTTAATTTAAGACCATTTTTACTATATGATTTCCAAAATTCACAATCTCAACCATTAAGATCATAATCATCATTATCAGTAAATCCTAGTTCTTCCATAACTTTATCAATGTTATTAATAGGTACCATTAGTAAGTTTAATTTAGTGCCCTCTGAATCAATAAATTCAATAATAACATCTTTAATACTATTCATAAATATATCCTCTTTTAACAAACTCTTCCTGAAGTGGAATAGCTAATTCTCTAGCTTGTGGATGTGCAGCTTTATCACATCTAAGATCAAAGAAATGCGCTCAATCAGAAATAAATCCAGTCATTACTAATTCTGTTTTAAGAGCATTAGGAAGAACTGCTCTTGCTTGTTGAGGCGTTCATCCCTCATTTAATAAACCAAGATAATAATCTTCTGCATCACATATACTATTTATAAATACAGCATCTGTATGTATAAGATCAGATATATCATTGTAACTACCTTCTCCTAAGTTAGTCCAACAAGGAATAATAAAAGTAAGTTCATTACCAAACTTATCCTTACTATAATTACAATACCTTGTAGATTCCTGAGCAAATGAAAATACACGATGTCTTACAAACTCATGAGAAACTCCTCTATCGCAAACAAATCTAACACACACTCTTTTTTCATGATATTCTGTAGGTTCACAGATATATTTAAGATGATCTAAATAATTACATTCTATAATTCTTCTATAATTTGTTGTTATAGCCCATCAGTTACCAGTATTTTCTTGTACTAATTTACATTTTGTTCAGGTAGCTACATCATCTAAGAAATCTGGAGCAATATCTATATTTACAGGTACTTTTAAATATACAGTACCATGCTCTAGCATAGCACCGTGTCCAGATTTAATCATTCTATCTACAAATCCTTTAGCAGAATCAGGAGTTATTTTATCTTCTGATTTATAACAAGTTCTTCCTGCAAGTTCTATTTGTTTATAAATACCTTCAAGTCCAAGTTCCTGTTCTATAATTTCAAAATAAGGTTTAATTAGCTTCATATTTAGGTATATAAGTTATTCGTGGAACCGCTGCATATTCTTCAGCATAACATTTAACGTCCACATCTTCGTATTCCATTTGTTCTGAGAAAATTTGATACACTCCAAATACTCCAACGTATCCATCTTCACATTCATAAACATCAATGGCAGTACTATACCACCTACGCTCGTCTAAATTCATTCCTTTCGCAACCTGATTTACTTGTCCCTTAATATTCTCATATACTGAATTAAGACTGTAAAAATTGTTATCACTTATATAATCTATTAGTTCATTAACCTTCATATTTTTCAATTTCTTTTTCTAAATCAGACTTTGAAATACTTCCAACATGTCTCCAAACTTCCTTATTATCCTTTAACAAAATCAATACAGGAATATTTCTAATTTTGTAATTAGTAAGTACTATTGGATCTACTTCATCTATATCTACTTCATTAATATCTATTTTATCCTGCAATTCTTCTAAAATAGGGACCATAGCTCTGCATGGTCCACATCAACTAGCTCCAAACTTAATTAGTTTTAACATTTAAACTATGCTTTTTGATTAATAAATTACTAGTATTTTCGTCATTACTACCACTTACATAACCCTCATGATTAGTAATATCATAATGAACCTCATCGCATTCTAGTTCCATAGATTTAATAAACTCTTGAATTTTTAAATCTACTTCGTTAGGATCAATAGTTAAGTATGATTCTGTAATATCTGCACCATCACAGACGTCATCGTAATAATATATTAATTCATAAATTTCCATAAATATACTAACTGTTAATAGTATTAAATCGATTTAATAAACCTCTAATATCACATAATATAATATTTTCTCAACCTGGGTTTTCTAGCAATTTACATATTAATATACTTCTGATATCATAGCTAATTTCATCATTATTAACTTTCACAGATAGTGTATTTCCAGATACATAATATGTAATATCTAATGCAATATGATTGCCAGTAATAACATAATTACAGTCAGTTCGATAATCTATACCAATGTTTAATAATTTTATAACTAAACTTTTAACATAAGCGCTAATAGCCTCGAAACAATAATCAATATTAGGAATATAATCATCATATCTACTACAATAAGCATCTATATTATCAGCACGTGCTACTAATAATTGTTGTGATTGCGATAAATTACTTATAGCATTATCTTGATTTGCAAGACGTCCTTGTAATATTACATCATCCATAGACTAAAATAAACTTAATTGTTTGTGTTTAAATAATAATACAATCTTCTTAGCTGAAGCTATATAAAATGCATAATTAATATTATCTGGAATTACACTTTTGTCTTCGATTGTATTCATAATCGTTACTCCAGAATCGGTTAACAACTTAATATAATTATATCGACGACCGTTACTATCAATCTTACATTTATATAACCAAGGACCATCAGTAGAAATATAATAACGATTAATCCTTTGAATAATTTTACCACCATATTCAACAGAATAATCTTTACTTACCTTTTGATAAGTAATAAATTTATTAATGTCTTTGCATTCTCGAATTGTCTCTTCAACAGGAATTCCATCAGCTAAACATTTATTAATAGCTTCAGGTATAATAGTAGCATCCATACCTTTACCAAGCTTAACTTTATCAATAAACATTCCTTTAGTTTTTAACAAATCGGGATTTTTAGTTTTAGAATATCCTTCTTTAATTGCTAAATAATCATTAATTGCAAATTGAAACATAGCTTCAAAACGATCTTCTTCGAGATTAAGTTTAGTTAACTTTTCCCAATTTTTACAAACATCTTGAAATTCTTGTTCCTTATTTTTTGGACGCAAAACAAATAAACCATCTGTATTAGCTTGAATTATTTTACATCCGATTGCAATTAGCTTCTCAGCTAACATCAATAATAGAAGCTGACCATTAATTCTACAAATTTTCATATAAAAACGCAACTTTTTATACAGTTCTCTTATGAACTTCTATATATTTCTATATAGTTAAGACTATATCTTAATCCTATTTTTTAGGATTCTCTCCATTTCCATCACCATTAGCTTGTGATGTACTCCCTTGCGGGATAGTCGTTGAACTTTTAAAATTACAATATATTTTATTTATTTTTTCTAAAAACTCCTTCTGAGAAAAATTATTTTTCATTTTATTACATGTCCAACAGCAAGATACACAATTTTCTTTTATATATCCAATATTTGAATCAATTCTATCAATACCATTAACTGCCTCAGAAATACCATTCCAAGTTGTAGTTTTTGTATGTTTAGGAAAATCTCCACAATAATAGCATTTTCCTAGAACTAAATCTTTAAATTCTAAATCAGATAAATCTCAACTAATATTTCTTTGTTTTGCATTATTTACATAATGAATAAACATATTATATAATCTTGTTGTTAAAATACTACCATTTCTAGCATGACAACATTTTGGACAATGAATAATACCTTTTAGAGATTCTTTTTTACGAGAAAATTGAGAATGACAATGCTTACATTCTATAATATAATACAAATGTTTTCTATTCATCTTCTCATACTTTTCTAAATCAAAGCTAACTACTTTAAATTCATCGTTTTCTCAATTAAGTTCCTTATTTTTATACATTTATTATAATTTTACTTAGCTGCTGATTACCATGAGTAATTTTACTTTTAGGCTTCCAGCAATTAAAAGAGTTTATTATTCTATATATTACTATATAGCCAGACTAAAATTAATCTGCATAACAGTAAACGGACTATAACAAAAGTTATGTTCATTCTGCAAATTGCCACTTAAGCCATTTAAAGCTAATTTTAGAGTTGCATCTTTAATTTTATTACCATTATGTTTAGCTTCAATTCGTTCATTTTTAATCTGGGTATAAACTTCTAGAAATTCTTTTCCTAAATGAGGCGGATAAAATTTATGTTCAATAATCATACTAGGATATAGAGAAGCTACGTCTACATCACTGAGTATCTGATTTTCATTAGGTATTATTTCCTCAGGTTTATTAACAGAATGTATCATTTTTGTTATCGTAAAGGCTTTTTATCCTTTACTTCTTATGTTATTGTAGTTCACATAAGTTCGGCGTACCTTTTCAGTATTACTACTGTCGAGAACTCTTGGGAGAATTATATTTATTCATCTCCTACGCTCTACACTACCTTACAGCCTTTCGCAATCTATAAGGTTAGCACGGGGTTATAGTATTTTCTTTTTAGATAGTATTCGCAATTTATATTATTAGCAAAATATTCTTCTATGAATCTTTTTCCGCCATATAATGTTAAGCTATAGTACTTACAAGTCTTTCCTCGTATTTCTTTTAAATTATATTTAGTAAAATACTTATACGTCTTAAAATTATATAGTACCTGTTTAGCAAAGTATTTAGAATTTAAACATATCTGAATATGACCTTTACCAATATAACCATCTCCATCAATTAAACCTCTTACAAGATGTTTAAATAAATTATGTTGGACTATATACTTTGGCAATAAAAAGTAATTATCATAAGTTTTTCTAGGCTTAATATTATATTTACTTAAAGTATTAAACATATGTTTAGAGCTTCATCGTAAATGTACCTGTTTCTTTCTAGATTTTACTCCACTTTGATTATCATAATATTCTAAAGGCTTATTTGGAGAAATATCTTTTTGAAATAACTTTATAACATCTTCATCATCAATAGATACATTAATCATAAACCTATAACTTTCTGAATACTTTTTATTATTTTTAAATTTTTCTTCTAGTTGTAAACATCCATCAGCAATAAAATATCCTAATAAATAAAACTTTGATTCTGAATCTAAATTATCAAAAAAGTTATCATTTATTAAATATTTAAAACGACGTTTGATATTTAAATTATATTGTTTACAAAGTTCTCCTAACCTTCTTTCAGGAATATCGATTATTTTACTAATTTCCTTTAAATTTAATCCACTTGTATTCAGTTCTACGATTTGCTGTGAATTAAAGTTTTTTAAATATTTTTGATTTCGCATAATATATTGTTTTAATTATTAAAACACAAATATACGAAAAATTATCTAAATATACAACTCCTTCCCCGTTTTTTCTCGATTATGTGGCATACATTTTACCACCAACTCCTACACAATACTCTAAACCATCCAATATAAAATGTTTTTCATAACCTTTTCTTCCAGGAGAAACAGTTTGTTGTCTCATCTCAGCTAAAAGCTCTTTTAAAATTGGAGTATTAAAACTTACAATTGGAAGTATAACCATATTTAAATTTATCATATCACAAGGAGAACGTAAATCTTTAATTTGATTCCAAGTTTGTCCTGTTTTTTCGAGATATTTTTGAGTAATGATTTTCATTCCAATGTTTACACCATCTTTATTAAGAACTTTTACTCCATATTCATCTTCAATAGCTAATCTTAAGTCAATATCTTTTTGGCAACGATATAATAATTCTTCAGTAGAATCGACATCATTTATATTATACTTAATCATATTAGGAATTTCAGACGAAGGAAGTCAGCTTTGGAAGTCACCTTCATATTCTTGAACGCATCTAAATTGCATTGTTACTTGCATTTCTTTCAATCCAACTCGAAGTTTTTGTGAATATAGCATAGTAAGTAAATCTAGAGTTTCAAAATAAATACGATACTTCCATTTACTCCAAGAAGAAAAGTTAGAATCAATAGATTTAATAATAGTGTTACTTAAATTAAATAAAGATCGACAAATTTCAATATAACTTAATTTAGACATAGCCTTATGATAATCTATAATATAATTAATAATAGGATTATCATAATGTATATTATTATATCCACAGAAAATTTTATCAGTATTGAATTGTTGTTGTGTAGTATAATTTTTCTCTCAAATATTTGTTTGAGACTGTTCTCTAATTGTTCAAAACAAGTCTACAATTTTTTGTAGATCATTTCTACGTTCAGATATTTCTAAAAGTATATATTCTTTTGTTTCAGTATTTTTTACTGTACAATGAAATATATTAGGAAATATCTCAATATCATAAACATATACTACTTTACCTCTGATTAGCATTATACTTCATCGTATGTAATTTTAAATATATCTGGTTTACAAGGATAATACTCTCCTCGAACACCTTTAATGATATAATCTCCAATAGAAGCTTGCATAATTCCTTCAAGAGTAGGAATTCCTAGTACTCCTTCTTCATCATTGATATTTCCATAATACAATAAGGATTGATCAACAAATGCTTCAATTTCATCTAAATTATTTCCAAGATATTGAACAGCTTCAATTTCAACAGGTTTTTTCTTATATTTTTTAATCATTTATCACAGTATATAATTTATTAAAAACATCTTCATCTATCCAAAATATATAACCATTTCAATTACAATAATAACCGTTAATACGCTTGTTTTCTAAATGTTGAATTTTCTTTTGTAACACTTGATCATTGTAATCGAACTTAGTCATTGGTTTACATAGTATTTCTAAATTTTTAACTTTAGCTTTCATTAGAAAAAACTAGCAATAATTAAACTCAAATATAATAAATTTTCCTGTAAAATCATATTATTTAACTTACAGAGTTTATTATATATCTTAATATAAAAATTATATATAGTTAACATTTACCAATCATTTTTAACCATTTTTCGTCTACAAAATAAGACGAACATCCATATTGATCAACTCAAGAATCTTCAGTTATCAAATAAGCATGATCTGAAAAGTCTTTATGTGACATTAATTCTTGAACTTCAGGTCATTCAACAATTACATATCTTATCATTTTTAAATTTCATTTAATTCTTGTGAAAGTAGATTAGAATAGTATTTACGATAAAATGTGCGTATAGTATCTTCTCCTACTACTAAATCACGATGTTTATCTCTTTCAATTGCTATATGATAAGGTATAATAAACTCTTTATATTCTAATTCAGCATTATGCTCTTTTGCGATATCTTCCCATTTACGTTTAGTTTTAGGATTAAGATTAGTAGCATCAATAATAACATTATAATTATTTGTTAACGCGTTTCTAATCATTAGTTCCTCATAAATGTTAATTAAATGTTCTCTAGATGGAATCCAATAATCTCCGCACATTAATCGTATTTCATCACGATTAACTCGAATCCATTGAGTTTTGCCTTTAATAAATTCTTTAGCCCACGTTGTCTTTCCACTTGCAGGAGGTCCTTGTAATACAATTATTTTACTCATTATTTTCTATCCACATTTTATATATTGGAGCAGAAGCCATCATAAATTCTCTAAGCGGATCGCTTATTTTTTCTTTAAATACATCAATCCTATTTACTTTAAATTCTCTGATAACTTGTAATCCCCATAGACATTCTTGTATAAGTTCTTTATCCAAATTACACATACGTTCAATGTTATCTATTGAATTATCAATAATATATTTTCGAAGAGAAATAACATCAGGTTTTTCATATATATTAATATATTCTTTAATTTTTCCAGACTTTGATAATATAGAACATACATAAGGAAGTAAACTTCCAGATTTAATTCTTGTAAACCAGTCTTCCAAACTAAAAATTCTAACGTTATCATCTTTTGATGTTATATTATTTCCAACAATAATATATTCGTAACCTTCATTATAAAGAGAACAAGGAAGTTTATAAATAAATTTAACTTCCTGGTTCTCTTTGTATGTTCTTAGTTCTTCTTTAGTCATATTACTGTGCTGATTCGATATCTATAACTCCTTTATCTAACTCTTTTGTTTCTTTTTGTAAAAAACGGTTAGATTTTAATTTATATACATCAATATTAGAAACTTCTCTTCTGATTACAATTCCTTCCTCTGGAACTTTATTATTACATAACACTGAATCACCTTCAAGATAAGCTTCGCGTAATGCGTCAATAAAATTCTCATTCCAATGCTGTGCAGGATCTAAATTAAATAGATCTTTTGCATAACCGTAATAGAGTTCCGTTACAGGATGTAATCCATTTTCTACGCACCAATCCTTAACTTGTTTAGCACTATACTCGTGAACTTTTCCATCAACGTTAGTAGTAGTTATTCGATAAACAATAATATCAAATAACTTTGCATCATACATTGCACGAGCAGACATATCCTTATAGTTATAAACCTTAGGATCATAAACACATTTATAATCCCAATCTCCTTGAATACGACTACCTGTTGGCATAAATCCAACAATTTCAGCATATATAGTCATACCCTTAGGAATATAATCTTTAACTACTTCTAATGCTAAATTCCAAATATCACAATCGTAATATCCCTGAGTTACATTTAGATTAAGTACTCTATCTTTAATAACCTTTCTTGATGCACAGAAAACTGTATACTCTGAATCAATAATAGGAATATGTAATTTTTGAGCTAATTTCTCTTTCCAGGATAGTTTACGTTTAGTTAAAAGATTACAAAATATAGCAGATGTTCCGTGCTGTTTAATACTTATCTGAATGATATCAGAAGGATTTAATTTATAAATGTTATCCTGAAGTTTTGGAGTATCAATATGAAATCTAAACTGATTATCAACAATTTTAGAAGCAGTATTATTTGCATTCTTTGTCCTACCATTTAGATTAACTCCAGGTGTGATAACTTTAATTATATATTTCCAGACAATCTTTGTGTCATTAACAGTATCAAAAGAAGTATCAACTAAAGATTCTGCTTCTTCATAGATAGCTAATAGATCAGCTGGATCAACATTACGTTGTACTACAAACCTATAAAATTTTACATATGGAATAATAAACCCTTCAGATGCTATACCTCGAAGTTTAATACATTTTACACGGCCAGATTCTTCAAAAAATCCAGACTCTTCAGGATTTGCATTAAGATTAGCATCTCGATATAAATTGTGAAATTTTAAAAATTCAGGACAAATAACACACTCGACAGGAAAATATACATAATATCCTGGTTTAGAGTCAATAGTTGTCGATATAATATTACCGCACAGATGTACTAATTGAAGTCTATCTGCATTTGGATGAGGTCTAAAATTATGATCCTCTAATTTAACGATTTTTGCTAAATAATTAATATTAGCTTCTTTACTTGTTGTTAGTTTCATACATTCCAAATATTTGTAACAAATTATTTATTAACTGCTATATTTTTATACATAGCAATGGCACCTTGTAATGTATATAATGCAGATAATAAACCAGCTTTATCATCTAACATTACATTACAATATGGTTTATGAGAATAACCTGGTAAAAATGGAGTTATAGGATTAATATCGTCAAAATGTAAGTTAATATTTTCACAATATACCTTTGCCTTCTCTAACATCTCTCCATCTCGACACGTAAAGAGAATAACTTTTGCTCCAATTTGTTGTGCTTCTTTAATAGTATCTACTACCATTTGACATAACTCTTGCTCAAAGCTTTGATACGGTAATATTGTTTGATCATAATCAACACATATAATAATTTTACCGTATTTAACCCAATCTAAATATAGTTTTGTTACATAATAATCTGATGCGACTTTTAGTTGGTTAACTGTTAATTGTTGCATATTATTTAAGTATTAGTATGTTCTTTAATTACTTTCTGAAAAGCTTTAAACATATTCTCATCTGGAAAAAGTTGTTCTAATTGATCAACTGTAAATGCAGAATTATCATTAATTAAACTACTATATGGATCTGATATATAATTATATAATTCATCTATATTATTAAAGCAACTTTGATGCTCTAACATAAAACGTAATATTAAATTTGCATGCAATTTTCCAAATTGAGCAACTAACAAGTTTACAAAATTTCGAAATATATTTTCCCAGTTTGGATTATTAGATGCAGCTGCATATTTTACGCCTTCGATTAACATTTTTAATCTTTCCTTAGTTAACTCTAACATATTTTACATATCAATTTGATCTCTTAAAGCTTTCATTACTGGTAAATTTGGAACAGGTTTATCAGTTGTTGTATATCCAAAAAACTTAACAGTAGCTAGTTTTCCAATTAACTGATTAATATGTTCTCTATACCATTTTTTCAAAGCTCTATCTCCCATTGGCTTTGCTTCAAACGGATAACCTTCTTTGGTTTTCATGTTAAAAACAAAATCTTCTTCACGAAGACCGTCAGTAATACCAGTTATTTCAAACTCAGCATCTTGAAACATTTTAACTTTTATCATCCGTTTATCTCGCGCACCACATTTATATACTTGCTCAGGGTCTCGAATAACTAATCCTTCATATCCCTGATTAACAAATTCGTTATGTAGTTTAATAATTTCTTCCTTCGAAGAAACTTGCTGATGTTGAACAACTACAGTATAACTAGGTAAATTATCATTAACTTCTAATACTAATTGTAGTTCTTTAAGCTTAGTTAAACGATCTACAAATTTATGTTTTTCATCAGCAATATCATAAACATAATAACGTAATTCATAATGTTTATCTGAAAGATCTTGTAAACGTACTAAACCACTAATATAAGATAAAGGACGTCCATGTATATATAATTCTCCATCTAAAACTAAATCTGGATTAGCTTTAAAGAAAGTATGTAATTGAGGTTGTTCACAAATATAAGTAGCAGGAACATCGTAATTTTTTCCTCCTCTTGAAGAAGTATAGATTTTGTCTTCCTTTTGATTATAATACATCAAACATCTAACTCCATCTAATTTAGTACTAGCTAGCCAAGGTTTTTTTCAAAGACTATCTTTTATACCTTCTCAACTAAGCGCTAACATTGGTTTTAAATTACCATGTTGATCTGTATTACATTTAGGAACTTTATTTTCAACTTCATTTTTATCACTACAATCAACAATTCCAATTTCATCAGAAGTTTTATAACCTTTATCTAAATAACTAGATAACAAACTATTATACTGCAATTCGGCCTGTTCTTTAATAGTGCGCTTAACTTTTCCTTGATCAATTGTTACCAATGGTCTTGGAGTCATAGCACCATTATATATACCAGTTTTTCCAGTAATTGAATAAAAAATATCTTTATCGACAGTTACATGTTCATTTAAATAAATTTGAACATGCCGAATTTTACCTTTATTATCTCTCTTAAATAAATTATGACTTTGGATAATCATCTTTTTGATATATAATTAAATCACTTGTAGTACGACTACAAGCTACATATTGTAATTGTCTTAATTTTTCTCCTTTTGCAAATCGATATATATTTTCCATATCGATTAAAACAATTTGATACCCAGAACCTTGACTTTTGTATGTAGAAATACAATAGCCATAATCTAAAGTCTTACGTTTAATTACTCGTCCATTATATATTAAATCTGCAGGAGTTATAAAACTCTCATATAAATCATAAAATTTTTTCCAATCAGTAACTCTTTTACTTTTATGAGCTTTTAAACGCAATTCTTCTAATTCTATAGCTAATTCTTCAAAATAATAAGACGGATTTTTTCTTGACAAAATATTAACATTAATATTATTACCTTCAGAAGTACCTAATAATAAAGCATATCCGAGATATTTTCCATGTATTATGCACTTACGATAACTTTTAACAAAATAATCAACAGAGTTTTCTAAAATAATTCGAGTATTTTGTCTATATGTATCATATGCTGTTAATATTTCGCGTTCATGATATTCTTCATTATCTGAATATATCTTTGAACGTATTAATTGATTTAAAGCACTAATACGATTGTTTGAATATGTAATTAGTTTAGCAAGATTTGTAGATTGAAAATCTCCAGATAATTTAAAGAGATAACCATACTGATCAATCATTTGATGAATATTATTAAATACTGTTATACTACCATATTCATCAGAAACATTTTTAAACCTTTGTAGTGGTTTGTTTCTAAGATATTGAATAACTTTAGTAACAATACTATCAGATTGTCGATAAACTTTATCTAAATATAACTTTTCATTATCAAATGTTTTAGATAATCTATTATCTTCAATGCAAGCCAACTGTTTTGGATCTCCACTAAATATAATTTTTTGTTTTTTATATTTTTGCACTAATAAATCATATAATGAACTGTTTATCATACTGCATTCATCAATAATTAAAACATCATATGAAAATGTACGTGGAGGTATATTAAACAAATCAAATTGTAATTTTGAAGCGTCAAATTCTAGTATATCTAAATCAGGGCGTAAGTTTAATATTGAATGAATAGTCTCAGTAAACTGCCCATCATTAAAAATAGATTTAGCTTTATTAGTAGGAGCTACACAACATGTACAATACCCATTATCTGAAATAATACTATATAATATTTTTAATAGTGTAGTTTTTCCAGTACCTGGATATCCACATAAAGTAATAATATGTTTATCACTCTCTATAAAATCAATTAAACTAGATAATACACTTAGTTGTGTATCATCTAGTTTAATTTTATATATTTCTTCTAACTCACTTAATTCATAATCCATTTATTCTACCTTTTTCTTTCTTGATCTCCTTACTTTAGTATCAGAAGATCCAAAGCCATCAGAACCTCTATCAGTTTCTGGAAGTTTATCAACTTCAACTAATTCAATAGAAGGAATTGGTAGGATAACAATTTGCCCTATTTTATCTCCTACTTCATATTCTTTATATGTTATAGGTTCAATTAAGATCTCTGTAATAAATTTAAGGAATCTCTTAAATGTATAATACTGATATTTTGGAGAACGCTTAAACCTAAATTTAATTTCTCCTGTATAATTTTCGTCAATTAACCCAACACTATTACAAAGAAATAAATCTTTTTTAGAAATAGATGAGCGAGGAAATAAAAGAGCACAATGACCTTCAGGTAATTTAATTGCAATATCTGTTCCATATTCAATATAATCTTCAGTTTCTACTTTACTTGTAGCTACCATATCAAATCCTGCATCAGTCGGATGTGCTTTACTAGGAATAACGGCATTAGATGCCATTCGAATAAATTCTACTTTAGTCATTTACACGTACATATAAATTACAACAACATTTATCCCTTAAACGATAACTTTCGCAGGGACAATGAAGATCTCCATCATTTTCTGGATGTGCACAAGGACACAATCCATTATTCTTTTCAATTAATCGAGTAATACCTTGAACAATTTTAATATTTGGATTTAATTTCCAACCAGGTTTAATTTTATACTCCATATTATGAACATTTTGAAAATCCACAATTTTTACAAATCGTACATCCACCTTCGTAAACTAACTTTTCTCCACAATCAGGACAAACTTCATGTGAAATTACTCCATCAGAAATAAAGGTTTTAATAGCTCGTTTAACGCCATTCTTCCAAGTATTAAGAGTATCAGATTCAAAATGCATACCATCGATGATTTTAACAACTTTATCTAACTCAATTCCACCACGTAAAAGAGCAGAAATTAATTTAGCATAATTCCAATATTCTTGATTAAATATTCGAGATAATCCGCCTAAGCGATTAATATATCCATATTTATCAACATATTGAAAATCATAACGTTTTCCATAAGAATCTTTAACCTTAATAATTTCTCCTTCAGTTATTGAAGAAGGAATTGGAAAATCCTCAATATTATTAATTCCTGTAAAGATTTCATAAGGTTTATCATCTATAAGACCAACAAATGCAATTCAATTTTCTGAACCATTTTTAAATCTTACTAATTTAGCCTTAAGTGATTCAGGCCGTTTTGCAACATCCTTAATTACAGGTTTCTTAGAAAGAACAGCTCCGCGTTTACATCCTGACCGATAAATTGTTACACCTTTCAAACCATTCTTCCAAGCTTCCATATAAATGTTTGCAACGTCTTCTACAGTAGCTGTTTCAGGAAGATTAATGGTAGATGAAATTGAAGCATCAATATACTGTTGTAAAGTAGCTTGAATTTGTATCCTACTTTGATATGGAATTTGTTCCGAAGTTACAACATAATTTGGAAGATTATCCTCTGTATAACCTTTGTCAATTAACTGTTTAATAATAGGAGTATAAACTTTATAATAACGTTCTTCATTAACAAGAGATTCTGTCTTTCTTGTATATGAAGTAGCATATATAGGTTCACATCCAGTTGAAATTCCAAACATAGTAGCAATGCTACCAGTAGGAGCACAAGTTAATAGTTGAGAATTACGAAGACCATATGAAATAACATCTGATTTTAAATCTTCATATTGTAAATCATCTTCTTCAAGAGAATCAAGACTTTTAAAGAAAGGAGTATCTACTATATTATCTTTAAATTTAGGATATGCTCCATCGAGTTTTGCTAATTCACAAGATGCTGTAACAGCTTCTCTAATTAAAGTATGTCCTATATAATTTAAAATATCAATAGAATTAGCATCTCCATATCTGATTCCCATTTTAATAAACATATCAGCAAGTCCCATAATACCGAGTCCAATTTGTCTCCAGTCTCTTACTGAATCTTGCTGTTCTTTTAACGGATGTAAAAGCAAACCTTCATCTAAAACTTTATTCAAAGCTTTAACTGCAATATGTATAGTTTTAGAAAAGTCTACTATATCAAAAGTTTTATGATCAGTAACAAATTCAGCTAAGTTAATACTACCAAGTAGACACGATCCCCCTGCAGGAAGTGGTTCTTCTGCACACGGATTAACTCCAGCATACTTAAATTCAAGATCGTTACTTAATAAATTCCATTTAGTAATTCGATCCCAAAATAACAAACCAGGTTCTGCATAATCTCAATTCATTTTAGCGAGTTTAATAAAAATCTCTCTAGCTGAAACTTCTTTCGTAATAGTTTCTCCTACTTCAGAAGTAAATGATAAAGTTACATTTTGATTATGTTCAACAGCTTCCATAAATTTATCAGTAACACGTACTGAAATATTTGCCTTTGTAACTTTATCAAGATTAGATTTAAGTTCAATAAACTCTTCAAGATCTGGATGATCACAAGATATAGAAATCATTAAAGCGCCTCTACGCCCAGATTGCCCAATAAGACCAGTAATATATGAATAAAAATCCATAAAACTTACTGCTCCAGAAGTTGTTTTTGCAGCATTATTAACTTTAGCTCCAGTAGGGCGAAGATTTGAAATATCAATTCCACACCCTCCTCCATAACTAAAAGTACGAGCTAATTTAGCGCCACACTCAAAAATTGATTCAAGATTATCTTCAGGAGGAGCAATAACATAACAATTAGAATATGTTACTTTTCTGTTTTGCTTTTCAAGTCCTCTATTAGCAAGAATTCTACCTCCAAAAATAAACTTTTTACTCTTAATTAAATTTTTAACTTCAGTATCTCCTCCAGAAACTCTATCAAATCACTCATCTAGCGATTCTTCATTAAAACGATATTTATTATTTCAGATAGTTATCGCTAGCTCATCGTTATTTAATCATTCTTGTATCGTCATAGTATTATTATTCAAATCCTCTAATTTTCCTTTTACTAATTCTAACATCTGATTCGTCAACTCCAAAAACAATATATTGTCCCAATTGAGCTCTAATTGAAGGAGTGTATTCTATTTCAAAATCAACATCATTTGCAGTATATACAGTTTTTCCATATACACTCGCTTGATATTTTCTTGTTAGTTGTTTCGCTAAATCTAACGCTTCTGCTTTATTTTTAGCAACTCCTAGTAAAGTATTATCTTTCTTTGTTCTAATCTCAATAGTTTTTTCAAGTTGACAGCGGCCTTTCCTTCGAAAGTTTTGTACTTTAAAAGGATTTTTACGGGTATCCTCTATTCCTGATGAAACAGTAATAATAATTCCCGCATCTTTAAAATCAAACATACCTTTTTCTTCGAGAAAGTCTGCTGCATATATATTTAGTTCTTTTGTTAGTATTGGAGACCCAGCTTTTTTTCAACTTTTTGTTGCATCTTGAACTACAGTAATACCTGATTGAAAAGCTATTAATTTAGCTTCTTCTAATGAATGGGCTTGTATTTCTATTTTCTTCATATTAAACAAACATAACATCGTTAGAATAATCATTCATCTCGCAATATGCAACCATTTTTAAAAGTCTACAAAATTCTTTCCTACCTTGTTCTAATAGTGCAGTATTTATTGGAAAAACTCCAGCGCTATTATTAGCAGTAGTTTCAACGACTATAACATTACATCTAATAGTCCAATCGTTTGGATTATAGTTATATTCTTTTTCACAATATCGTAAAAGTATCCACAAATACATTCCAAATTGTCTAGAATAATGAAATTTAACAAAACTATCTTCCATAAACTGTCTAATTAAATGTCCTGTAGTTTTTAAGTCATTTAAAGTAATAACTTTATTTTCAGTATCTATAGTTCAGTTGTCAGCTTTCATTTTTAATTTTAGAATACACTCTTTTTCTGCCAAACAAGCTCGTATATTAATAAAAAACGCATCTTCATTATATGATAAAATATCATCTCCAAATAAATCTTTTGGTTTAACTAGATTTTGGATTTGAAAATTATTACGCAAATTTGATATACAATTAGATACAGTTATTCGATCTTTAGAAGATAAAAGAATAATAGAATCATCAGTAATACTTTTACTATTTAAATAATACTTTAGACCCTCTTTAATAATTGTTTTAATTCGTAATGTATTAATATTATTCTCATAATAATGTACTCGCTGACATGATTTTACAATAGAATCATAAATATTATGTCCAGAAATTCTAAACGATTTAATCGCATCAATAACTAAACCTAACTTAGCACTTGGCTTATTTAAGTCTGGTCCTAGTGTAAAAGATTCAGGTTGTAAAAATAATTCGTGTATAGCTGAACCAATAGATAATGAAGTTGTTGTTTCTCCAGTAAATCCAACCTTATATTTTTCAGGACATCCATCTTGATCTGGATTAATTAATTTTAACCGAGAATTTGAAATATAATCTGAATATTCTTGAGAGAAATATTCTTGATCCGATATTTTTTCTCTTCGTACACTTTCTAATTCGGGAGATAACTTAATGTCAGATAAATTTACTATCATTATTTTATTGGTATATTTAAATCGTAAATTCTTCGGTGACCTACCTTATAATACTGATTGTTTGGAGCATCCATTAAATAACAAAAAATTCCTGCATCATTAATTTCTTTATAGTTTTCATACTTATCGTCTATCATGATAGTAATACCCTTTTCTTTGAGTATACTAACTTTACTTGCATTCCAAGGAACTGTTAAAACTGGAGCACAAGGTAAACCATTCTTTTGTAAACTTTCTTCAATCCACTCAACAGGAATATTTCGAGCAGTAATATAATAATCTACTTCAAAAGATGGACGATGCAGAATTGGTAAGTTAATCCAAAATTCCTTATCTGTTTTTAATTCTTTCAAATGTTCATCCATTTGATAATTAGCTTTCCAATAAGGATTCATTTTAACTCCAAACTTTTGTTCGTACGCAATGTTAAAATTAAAGATTACATTATCTAAATCACAGCCGATTATAGGCTTATTAACTGGAGCAATAACTCTATCATCTCCTTGAGGATAAATGTGATAATATTCTGCAAGAATTAGAGCATTCATAGCAACTTCTCCTATTTGTAATAAGCCTTCATCTGTATAATCATTACCTAGTTCAAATTGAGCTAAGTGCTTTTTTAAGTTAGATAATACTTCAGACCATTTAATACCTTTCTTTCACTGATTTTCCTGATATTTAGTTAATTTACTAGTTAAAACTTTGTTAACTTCCTCAATACCATATTGCGGTATTAAATCATATCTAACTTTCAAGTTTTTGATTTGATCTTTCATCTTTTGTATTTATATCTTTATTATCTGTTTTATATAGAGAACATAAAAATATTTCACATAATTGTCCAGATAATCCTAAATTAGTTTTAGGATCTACTTTAGGTTCAAAAGACGGTTTATATTCTAATTCTCCATTTTCATACAGACTAAAATTTAAAACAATTTTTTGTCCATCCTGATTAATAAATTCAACTTTACAAGTTTCCATATTTTTTAATTAATTCATAGAAAAACTCCTTAGAAATCATGACAATTTCACCAGCAGATCTAAACGTTTTTTCAGTAGGCTTTTGATAATTTCAAAATACTACAAACGGTTTATCTTTTAATGGACATTGTTCCTCAATTGCAAAATAATTAGGACATTTGCCTGTACGTTTTAATTGAGGATAGAAAAATAATTGATTATTCTTATCAATCAAATCTATCTTATTATCATCCATTGCTTTAGATTCAGAACGTGAAGTTACTACACCACTAAATCCTAATTCTCTTAATTCCTTTGCAATTTGTTGTTCGTAAGCCACACCTCTAGCCCTCGATCTCTTTAGGTTTCTGGCCTTTGCTTGTCTTTCATTCGACATATTTCTTTGCTTCTTCAATTAATTTAATAGTTTTATCGTGTTTATATTTGGCATAAAAGTCAGATATATCTTTTGCTTTATATCTTCACGGTATTCAAACTGGTATAACTTCTGGAAATTTTCTTTTAATTGATAACATAGCTCTTAATCCTGGTCTATCATTATCATATAACAAAATTATATACTTAAATCTCTCTTTAAGACGATTATACTGAGATTCAGATAAAAAACAATTTTCAGATATTGGAGCTATAGCTGAAATACCTAAACTATATAAAGTCATTACATCTTTTAATGATTTAGTAACAACTAAATAATCTCCAGTTTTAGGAAGCATATGTGAACCTTGTAGTCTAAATGATTTTCAATTAGAAATGAATTTATATTTTCTATTTCCTGGAAAATAAATTCTTCAACGTTCAATTTCTTCTCTAATACCACCATAATAACCAAAAACTAATTGATGATCACGATGTAAATGAAACAAGTTATTATTAAGAAAAACATTTTTGCAAGAAAATACTTTAAATTTCTTTAAAATTTGTGCAGTAATTCCGAATTTAGATCACCAATCTAATTCATATTGTTCAAAATCCTTAACTTCAACTTGAATAACAGCATCTGTAGTATCTTCGAACTTTGTATTAGAATATTTAATTAATGGCTCATTAACTTTAAGATTTTTACTATGTATAATACCAAAATCATTTGCAATTATTTGCAGAGCCTTACCGTAAGAACAATTAAATTTATACATTACAACTGACACAAAGTCTCCAATAAAAAAGCCTGCAAAATCTTTAAATATTAATCTTCCACTTTTTTTACTGCGATAAAAAGCACAAGTTGGCCTATTATCATTTCTTAATGGAGATTTTAGGAGTCCCTTTTTTACAGGGACTCCTAAATAATGTTCCATTAAAGTTTCTTCAGCAACTCTACTAAGAATTAATTCCTTAGTAATTGTAATTGGTTCTAATACAAATTCCATTAACTAAGGTACTTTATACTAACTAAAACGGCAAATCGTCACCTTCATCTGCAACGTTACCAGCATTCTGTTCATCTTCTATTTTAAACTCTTCGCGCAGATCGTCTAACTCACTACCCTTCTGACGCATATCAGTAGGTTTAGCATTAGCTGCATTTTCTATTGCTGCTTTTTCCTTAGCGGTTAATACTAAATCATTACCAATAACTTTCGTAGTCATATAAATCGCATTATCCTTATTTAGACGCGCGATATATCCAGGGAACCCAACAAAATTACCCGTAGTAGGAACAAGTTTAATCTGAGTCTGTGTTCCAACTTTCTTATCCAGATATTTCTTTAAAAGAGTGATGAATGCGTCAAAGTTAGGCGCAGCAAACTTATCACCGTTATTCTCAATATTATGTGCTAATTCAGGATCGAGAGCATCAATAACCTGCTTGATTTTACACATAAACTGTTCTGCTTCAGACGGGTTAGTACCGTACTGACTCTGAGTTCTTTCTTCGGATCTAGGTTCAAAAATTCGTTCATTGTGAATACCACTACCATCTACAGCTTCAAAGCGTAATTCAATTGCACTATTTGCACCATCAGCCTTATCAATACCCTTAAAAATTACATTATGAATTCCAGCGCGAAGAAAATTGTTCGATACTACCTTAGCGTCTTTGACGCCACCCATATTATACATACTCATATTCTTAATATTTTTTAAATTAAAGTTAAATCATTATGTTCCTCAACTAAGCTTTCATCAGCTTGAATAAGATCTGATTCATTAATTGAATCCATTTTAAACATGCCTGGTCTATATTCTTCAATTTTGAATAATAGACCGTACTTAGTTAAAATTGTTCTTTGAGTTCCTTTAAATGAAACTGTATTACTTTTTGATAATTTATTACCTGCATTAGGATCTGCAAATATTTCTGCTTTTCCAATAATTGGAAAAGTTATTTCGTTATTTTTTTGAATATAATTTACAGCAATTCTATCTCCATAATGTATAGACATTAATTCAATAGCTTTAGGAGAAATAATTAGTTTATTATCTCCAACCTCAATAACAGGTAGATCAATATTATCATACTTTGAAGGCTTATTTACTACCTTAATGTTAGTAACAGCCTGTGTTTCTACATCAAAATCAAAAGATATTCTTAGCATAAAATTTCTACTTTAAACTTGGATAAATACGATCCCAATGTGATACAAATGTACCATCCTCCATACGTTCAGCTACAATAATGTCTTTATTTGCTAAATGTACAGGACGAGCTCCAGTTAAAATTTCACCGTTTTGTCCAAAGTTAATACATAAATTAGAATTTTCGTCACGATGTACAAATCCAATCGCATCACTTCTAGCAGACAAAACTCGTTTAATTTTACCAGTTAAATCAAGATCTTTAACAGATCCATCCAAGCCTTCATTTAACGCAGTATCCTTTACGTGTCCACAAATAATCAAATTATCTGCAGCACTTCCTACCATATCTACTATTGCTTCAATTGCAGTACGTAAAAATCCCCAACCACTTCCATTAGGAAGTTGCGCAATGTCCTTAACATCTGCATATTTCGGACTAAAAATAGGAGAATTTTGATACATCTGTATAGCAATCGGTTTTGCCATATCTTCAATAGCAGTAATAGTATCTATAGTAATATACTTATATGGTCTACCAGCATCTTTAATAGCTTTAATAGTTTCTTTTAGTTCTTTTAGGTTATTTATCTTAACCTTTAGAGCATCAACATACGTTGAACCATTTTCAAAATCTAAAATCAAGTTATTATCTAGAGTGCTTAAAACAGTTGTTTTACCTACTTTAGGTAAACCAAATAAGATCAAATATTTAGGATCCTGAGTTTCTGCAGGAATTTTATTCTTTGGTAATTCGATAGCCATATTTAAAAACTAAATTTAATTGTTGGTTTGCTATCTTTTTCTACTGTATCTTTTACAGCTGTATCTTTATCATTAACATCTTCTAATTTTTCATCTTTTCAGGATTGATATAAATTATAATCTATTTGATCAGGTTTAGGAAGTTCAACAAACTTTCCAACGCTACCTTGAAAACCAGTACAAAAAGCCTTATTAGCATTACCGAATCTATGTTTAAGTAGAATTAACCCTCGTATTGCTCCACCTAAACCAGGTTCAATTATTGAACCATCTGTATCTTTAACATCTGCTACTCGATAATCACGATAAGTTTTTAACTGATATTTAATTGGATAATACACAGCGATAACAATATTTGCGTCATTTACAGGATTACCACTATCTTTACAATCATCCAAAGTAGGTTCTGAAAGTTGCATTTTTTGTCGATTAATATCTCCAGCATTTCTATTTTCTTGCATAATAAAATCAATAGAAATACCACAAACTTCTCTAAATCTAACACAATAGCCAGAACATCTATCTATTTCTTGTTTTTTATCACGTCCTCCTTTAGGAGTTAATAATCCAGCATGATCTAGAACTACATTAATAATAGCACTTGAATCATTTGGAATATAAATTGTTTTTCTTCCATCGGGAGAAGTAGTAAAAGTTCCACGTTCTCGAAGAATTTTAACCATTGCATCATAAAAATCATCTGCAGATAATTGTTTATCGAAAATAATAATCTTTTTTGATACTGAAGCAAGTCATTCCTTTGCCTTTAAAACTTTTCCGTAAGATTCATCAGGCATTTTTTTTCTAACAGACATTAAGTCCATAAACGATAATTCAAGGTTAAACTCTTCAAGTAGATACAAAGAAAGAATTTTAGCTAATAATACATCTTCGTTCATTTCAAGACTAAAATAAACATACGTAATATTAGCATCTGGATAATCCTTTAATATTCTATATATGTCACTATATATTACATAACTAGATTTTCCAGAACCACTTTGTCCATATACTAATTTATAAATTCCTTTTTGAAAGCCGCCTGTATATCAATCTAGTTTTGGCAATCCTGTCTTTAAACCAAGATTTTTGCCAGATCTACCCTCATCGATCTTAGCATAAAGTGAATCAACACTAGCCATTAAACCGTTTCTATAATATCATACATACTAGCTTGACCTTGCATACCTTTAGCTTTCATTTCTGCAAATTCATTTCACTTACAAGAAGCTACAAATTCTACAATTGGTATATGAATAAGATCATTCATCTTTGCTCACTCTAATATACTAAGGATCTCCTGATGTTTACTTCGACTATGTCCAATAGTTGAAGCATATCAAAAATAAAATTCCTGTAAATCTTTAAATTTCTTTGATATATTTTTAAGACTTACATTGCGACCATTAATATACAAAGTGGTTGGATAAGCATTCATTAATTCTTGTCCAAGCTCTCCAGTTAATTTAAAATACTGCTTAATAAAATTTTGATTAAATTCTATTTCATCAGGATCATAAACATTAGGGTTATAGTTTTTCTTAATAACACCTTTAGCTTTTAAAGAATCAAATAAACTTCTTAAACGTTCTTTCCCTCCACCGTCATATCATCTCTTAAAATAAATTCGATGTTCTTCAGGACGTCCATTCTCTGTTTGAGATATAAACGTTAAATATACGAGTAACAACTCATCAGCTGTTAACCCATATTTAGTCATGATATTAAGAATCGTATTTAGTTCCATATATACGATTAAAGATAAAACATAACGTATTACGTTAAATCTATTTACTTAAAATCTATGCTCTATATCTATTATTCCTCTTTTAGGTCTAGTAGAAATCTCTCCTCCGTTTAATATGATATCTAACTGATCTTCATTAATTGTAATATATTTTTGATTTGAATTTGAATTATTAAATCATCCCTCTTCAATTGTTCCTCCAATAACTAAAGTAAACATTTCGGAAATTTTGTCCTGTTCAAATCTAATAATTCTTCCAATTCTCTGAGTTGTACGAGTTTTTGAACTATCACAACTCAAAATTATTCCAACACTTAATCCTTTAATATCAACACCAGCGTCCGCAGATTTACTTGTACTTAAAATACCTGAATTCTGTGAATTAAATATATCCATAGTTTTTTGATTTTCAAGTTTTTTCTGTTTGCTGTGTAATACTAAAGATCCTCGAGTTTTAAAAGATTCAGCATCTTTAATAGTAGCAGAAAATGTAATACATTTTTTGTCTGTTCTATGATCAAGAATTTTATTCGCTATTTCAAACTTCTTAGGATGAGACATCACAAAGTTCTTACGCTTTTGCAACATTCTCATTCAAGCTACTGCTAGACCTTTTATCTCTTTTGCAGTTTTACCAACTTTTTTAGCATAAATGGCAGCAACATTACTTTTTTTAATACAATTTTGAGCTAACTTAAAATCAAAATTAAATATAGAGAACAATGATTGAAATTTTTGATTTCAAATATCATATTGTGTTAAGTCTACATTTAAAATTACTTTATAGTTTCTATAATTTGATAATCAATTATTTTGAATAGCTTGTTCAATTGTAATTGTATCACAAATTGAAGTATATTGCTCTAATCACTTATGCCTGCCATCTAATCGTTCAAAGGTCGCTGTTAAACCAAGAAAATACTTATATTTAACAGTTTCAAACATTGTGATATTAACTGGACTAGCTGCACAATGTACTTCATCAATAACAAACAAATCGACTGTGTAATTATTTTTTACAATAGTATTAAAAATTTCTACTTTGCAGACAGAAAAGAGTTGGTTTTTAGCCAACTCTCTATTTCACTGTTGTTTTAAAACATCTGTTGGAACTCCAACTAAAACTACTAATTGTGGATTTCGAGAGTACAATGCTTTAATTAACATACATGCACCATAAGTTTTTCCAACACCTGTACATCAACACAGCGTACCATGTCCTCCACTATCAATTCAACGTCTTATACCTAATTTCTGACGCTCAGTTCTATTCATCAAAGATACAAAAATTTATTCAAATAATAAAGTATACTCTACTTTATTTTTTCATTTTCAAAAGTTGGAAGTGCAATATTTCTTGCATTTGCAACTCTCTGAATATTAGACATTAAAGTATTCCACTTCGTTATATGATAATTTAAATCATTATCTAACAATAGTAAAATCTTGTCTCTCAGAGTCTTTAACGTAACAGAAGATAGAGATGAGATTTTAGGTAATGCACTTAGCTGTACTAAAGAACGGAATTCTGCAAAAGACAAACCTGTCGGACTAATCCGTAACTTAATATCAGGGCTTAAGCAAAGTCTTTCTTTAATAACTTCCATTCGATTTCTTGCGTGGCCATTTTTATCTACTTCTGTTAATTCAACTTTTTCTTCATCAGTTAGCCAGATACCTTGTGCTAGTATAAACTTATCTGTAATCATCTTTTTATTTAAAACATCAAGTTTATCAAAACAAGCATCCATTAAACGACTTACAGTAACTCGTTCAAATATGGGATCTAACCCATTAAATAAAATTGAAATAGACTCATTAAGAATATCTCTATCATATAACGTACGTTGATCATTAATATAATCAAGTATGTCTTTCTTCGTTTTTATATCGGCGTTACATTCATGTAAAAGATATCGTACAAATAATTCTGTATTACATGCATCTCAGGTTTTACGTATATTTTCTCGAACAACATATTTACCTGGATACCATGGGCTCGGATTAAATAACATTTCGTGACAATGTTTATATCACTTTTGTAAATCTTCTGGAGCTGCAGACATTAATTTAATACTATTTCCATTTTTATCTATTCATGTAAGCGATTCAATTGAGTCTATCGCATTTTGTAATTTTTCACCAAATTCTGTACGCATATTATTCAAATTCAAATTTGTCTTGTTTACATATATCTTTTTGTTTAAAGAAATTTATAAGATAATTATTTGTATAATTATAAATTTCAAAATCTTTAGAATCTTTATTAAATCATTGAGTTATACCGCCTTCAACATATTGAAATTGTAAATAACCAATATCTCCAACTTCAAATTTATTTGTAATATCTCAATTTGGTAATTTTACAACAGAAATGTATTTCAGATCATCAGTTGGTTCTCGATTTAAATCTTCAACTACAATTTCCTGATATTGTCCGTCTTGAATAACTAAGACTTTACAATAAATAGTTATTATCTGTGATGACATGTCTACAAATTTCTGCTATATTAAGTAATTTAAAAGTAGTATTATTAATTAGTTGCATTTGACTTTTATGAAAATGGCCATAATACCAATATGTTACATCATCTTTATAATCATCATATACACGATCTAGTAGCTTTCTTTCGTTATCTAAATCTTCAAGCAATTTTGGATCTGATTGCGCAAATTGTAACACAATATCTCCTTTATCTACAGGATAACAAAAAGATGGAGCAGAATGAGAACATATTATATCAATATGTTCAGTTACTTTTGGTTGATACTGAATAGTTTCATTTGGCCAATAACCATACCCCATTTCTAATCGGTACATTCTATCAATAGAAGTACCACCACCAATACATAATATATTCTGATTTAAAACATGTACAATAGTATAATCAGGAACATTTAACCAATTTCTTGGCTGACCATTATCCTTCACTAAATCAATATCTTGAAAACATAACGGATCATCATGATTACCACGAACGCCAATAATATAGCAATTTGTAGCTACAAGTTTTTTATTTATGAAGTCAATCATAGATCTTTCCCATTTAGGTTGAAATCCAAGACCAACATCTCCACAAATAAATATTACAGAATCAGTCAAATGATAATTATTAATAATATACTTTAGATATTCTAAATTACCATGTAGATCTCCGCAAAAATAAATATCCTTAATCGTATTCGGTAAATGAATCGTCATATTTACAATTAAATTTTAGTATATTATCAATAATATTACTAATTAAATAAGGACTTTCAATTAAACAATCATCGTCTTGACAAAGCATTTCTCCACTATGACAGTGATGTTGATTACATCAATTAATAATAGCTTCAACTACTTTTTCTGCGGCATTAGAAGTTGTGTCATAAACGCAACTAAAATTTTTAATTTTTAGTTCGGTCATAAAGATTAATCTACGTCTCCTTTATAAGCATTCATGATTGATTTCTCCTTACGAAGCCAAGAGCCTTCAGATTCAGCAATGTCAAGTACTGTACGACTAATAGATTCTTCTTCTACTTGTTCGTTTACTAACATACCTGTTTCCTTATCATGACCATTTAACCAATTAAATGTAGCCCAATCTCCTTCATTAGCTGCCTGATCAACAATCTCATAAATCATCTGTGTAGTTTGTATTTCAAGATCAACAGTAAGTTTAAAAGGAGTTACCATATCAGTAATTTCTTTGTCAAACTGTTCAATGGTAGGATAAATATATTCAGCATCATTCTCGTTAAGATATTTACGAACCCAAGAGTGATGTAGATACTCCTCATCGGCTCGTTGTTTAAAATATTCTTCAAGAACAACTAGTCCACGTACTCCAAAATAGTTTGCAAAATTCATATAAATATTATGGTTCTGCAATTCATGTTTTAATTGTCGAAGTAGTAGCTGCTGAATTTCCTTGCTTAAAGTACATTTTCTTCTACCTAAATCCTTACCTTCGACAGGATCGTTAGCTGCCTTTTTAATTACCATATAATAAAAAATTTAAAAATACAAAGCATTTCTGCTATCTAGTAAATATGGATTTTATAACTTGTCTTGTGAAAATTAAAATTAAACTGATATTCTAATAACCAATAAGTATCAGAATATATAGTAAATTCATGATTATTAACCTCAAAACGAATGTCAAAAACATCATCTGTAGTTAAATACCTTACTATATCAGACTCATTAAAGTAAATAATATTGATACCTGCAAAAATAACTCCAAGTTCCTCAAATTCAATAGTTAACTCATTAGATTTTGATACATCAATAATACTTAGATAACGATCAATTTTCTCATCAAAGCCATCAATATAACCACGTTCGTGTTTAATATCAGGATACCAATGATTTCCTACTTTTTTAACTTTAAAACTTAACATCTTCTTCTGGATTAATTACAGTTGCTGCAATATTGGCATAACAATCTGCGAGTTCATTAAATTCATTATTATTATGACCTTTTACTCAAAAAAATTTTACATTGTGAAAATGTAATAAATCATTAATTTTCTTTCATAAATCCATATTCTTTTTTGAATCATCTTGTTCTTCAATTCATCTATTAACATGACCATTATTAATACTACTAACAATATAACTAGAATCTGAATATATTTCTAATTCTTTAGGCTCTTTGAAATATTCTAAAGCATATAATACACCCATTAATTCTGATCTATTGTTAGTAGTATGTATATAACCTTGATATAAAATTTTAATTACTTTATTATCTTCTGTTATTACAGAAGCATATCCACCTTGGTCAGTTGTTGGTTTATAACTTCCATCAGTATAAATTTTAATCATCAACAATTTCTGCATCGTCAAATTCAATAGCTCTTAAAACTCCCTTAAATGTAGCGTTTTGAGTTTCTAAGAATTTATTGAAATCTTCTATAAATGCATCTTTATTGTCAGTAGTTACACTAATAGTCCCGTTAAAAATAAAATCAGTCATTAATTAATAAAACATTCGGCATTAAAGAGATTAGGATTATCTCGCTTCATTAACTCGATTTCCTTTTCTGTCATAATCCTCATAACCTCATCTGCATAATCATTTCTAATGCCATTAAAATCCTCAATGACATAAAAAGGATTTGTCTCAGCCCGCTTTTCAGCAACGAGACGGCCAATAGCTTTACAGAAATTATCAACAGGTTGACAAATAGCTAAACCAAACTTAATAGTTTTAGCTTCATCATCATAAACTGCGGCCATAGTATATCGTTTACTCTGGCGAACCTTACTAATAACAGTTTTATTCAAAATCGGATTAATAGCAATAGTAGCCTTAACTACAGGACTACTATAATAATACTTAACTACTTTACTCATATCTATTTATTTTCTAAATTAGTTTTAAACACTCGATAATTTCGATCATTCTGTTCATCACACATACACGCAAATGTAATATTATCAAAACAATTACCATATTCTCTACGTATAATTTCTTTAAAATATAACGACATTTTCCATGGATCGTTTTGAAAAACACCACAACCAAACGCACCTAATACAAGGTTACGATGATTATAAGCTTTAGCTGCTTCAAAGATAGTACGTATACGCTTAAGAGTACGATCAGTATAATTAAACGCATTCGTAGGATCTCGTAAATCTAGAGCAGGCATAATAAAAGCAGCTATTTTATAAGGCTCTATAATAGCATAATTATTTTCCTCTGTATCTCTTAATACAGTTACGTCAAAACAATAAATTCCTCTATCATCATCTTTTAAAGGATAATGTGGCTGAATAGTTGGAATAATATTAATTAAACTCGTACGTCTAAAAATATCTTCTTCTTGTGCTCTAGCTCCTGTTAAAACACCACCCCCAGGCTTTTGATTAGAAGCCATAACTAAAACCATAGGATTTTGTAGATTTTTTGCGGCCACTAAACAATCTTCATTTACAACACGAATATTAACTTTATGCGCATCATTTATAAACATACAAATTCCAGGCGAATAAGAACATTGACGTACTTCTTCATTAACTTTAATTCGTTCTGTAATTTTAGCTTTTTCTGTTGAAGTCATTATTTATATTTTTCGATTTAAATAGTTACTAAAATCCTGTTTAATCGGAATATATTCTTCGTTAGCAAACAGTCGAGAAGTCAAAATCATATCTGCAGTTGTACGATTAGTTGCAAATGCTATATTATATAGTGAAGCTAAACGAGTTAACGCAGAAATATCAGTCTGGTGTCCTTGTGTAATTAAATTATCGCAGAAGAAAATTAATACATCAATTTGACCTTGAGCAATCATTGCTCCAATCATTTGATCTCCTCCTAAAGGTCCTGATAAAACCTTTTTTACTTTATAACCATCATAATATCCATCTGGTGCAGTTGGATCAAATTTTTTATAAGCGTTCACTATCAGTCTTCCAGTTGTCCCTGTAGCATAGATAGTATGATTTACAAGAGTTGGGATATTAAATTTAAACCATTCAAGTAATTCTCCTTTTCTTGCGTCATGAGCAACTAATGCTATATTTAAATGTTTCATTTTAAAATAAACTTTCTGGATCTTTAAAATTTAATAATAAATTCGGAGATATATAAAAATATCCTATTTTATAATCCGCATATTTTACAGTTTTACATTGTTTGTATATTTTAACATTTGGATGTCCAACAGGATACAATCAATAATAATAAAAATCATTTGAAATAGAAGTTTCTCAGTCTATATTATTAAATTTCGAAATTAATGGTAAAATAAACTGTTCTCTAATCAATTCAATATAATCACCTCTACCTCCATGCACAACTCGAATAAAACCTGTCGCTAGTAAAGTTCTATCTAATAAATATAAATTTTGATTATACATAACTATTTTTATCTAATTTTAATCTAGCGATTTTTTCTAAATCTATAGTTGGAATTTTTACAATTATATCTTTTCTACCATCTCTTTGATAGCATGTATAAAAATCCTTACTCTTAGATATAGTCTTATCGATTACTTTTAAATCAATTAAATTAATAATATCTTTTCTTCTAACCACTAACCAATTTGTAAGTGTTTCGAACGCGATATAATCAGCTTTACCATATAGCCAACCTAAATTTCCACGTACATTTTGTAATTCTATCCAATTGATCTCATAATTCGGAATATTATCTGAGCGGCTTGCCTTTTTAGCACTCTTTATATCAAAACTATATTGTCTACCTTTATAATTTCATATTATATCGATATGGTTATACATATCATCTTCTCTAGAAGCTTTAGTAACTTCTCCACCAAACATAGATAAAAGTAACTGACTAAATTCAGTTTCTTTTTCTTTACCAAGTTTTGAACAATCTATTCATTTACTCATAATTATTACACCATTTTTCAGCTTCTTCAAATGAAGAAAATACTCTTGATTCTGGGAAAAGAAATGCAACCGCACCAACAGAATAACTTATATTAATGTCGCCTTTACTGTTAAAAGTTATAACAATTCCAATTATTTTATGTGAATCTGCAACAGGAGTATAAACATCTATAAAGTCACCATCTTTAAATTTAGTAGTTTGTTTACAAACAAAAACCTCCTGTCCTATATCAAATTTTGTATTAATTTTTATTTCCATAATTTGTTAAATATAATTTTAAGTCCTCGATTTGATTAGAACCAACGTGTATTGTAAACACATATTGATTATTAATAAATACATAAGGTTCTAAATAATGGACCTCAGCTATATATTCAATATTACAAATAGATCTTAAACTAATAAAAGCACTAAAATCCAGAGTACTATAAAATTCTGGATCATACTCTAATAAGATGTAATCGCATCTCATTGCAGCAAGTCCATTATAATAAGCTAACAGAACTTTAAATCCTAATTTTAAATATACAACTATATTTAAATCAATTTTACTTGGACAATATATTTCTAATTCTAATAATTTTTCTTTAGTCATCAATCACTTCAATATATCTTTGTTGAGGAGTGGTTACATATGGGTTTTTATCGATAATTAGTACTTCAACAACAGTATGTTTACGAGTAAACCATCGTGGTAAAAACCATTTTCTTGGTTTAACAGGTTCTTTATGTGAATTTAAAGTAATAAATTTATCGTTTTTATATTCATTATCTAAAGCAATTACACTAGGATATTCCATATGTAAACAACTTTTATTCCATTGATCAACAATACAAGTATCTAAAACAAAATTAGGATCTCTAAAAATTGTATCTCGCAAAATAATAGTATCTCTTTTTGCAAAATGCTCTAATTGATACTGCAAAGCTTGTATTTTTCTATCTTTAATACCATTATCATTTGCGATTTTTTTCATTTCCAGCATTAAAGAATCATTATAATATTCCATTTGTTCAATAGAAAGTTTAAATACACGATTACTTTCTATCAATCCAGAATTTTCTGCAGCATAAGCTTTAACATTATTAATTGAATTATCTAATGAAACATTTAAATTATGAATCTTTTGTCCCATTAAAAAAATAATTATAATTAATATCGCATAGCTAAGTATTTTAATTAATATTTTTTTCATAATTTATTTCTATCAATATAAGTTTGTGGAAAATACATAAAAAATGTTTCCCACAAGTAAAGTTCATAGTTCTTATGAACAAGCATTACCATAGATACACGTGTTAATACTTTTTTAATTTCCGAAATAGTTAAAGGACGAATATTTGGCAAATCAAAAACACATCTATAATCAATAATGTGATCTAGTCTGATATAATGTAAAGAAATAATAACATTATTAGTACAATCAACTACTAAAGGAGATATACCCAAATCCATTATATATTTTAAATATTTTAGATCTGTCGATCGAACAAACATATACCCGTATTCAATTATAAGTTTATTTACTAACATAACGAATTATTTCATCTCGAGTTATTACTACACAATGATCTATATAATTATATAATATATGTGTTGGAACATCTTTATTTTCAACTAAAACTTTAATATTAAATAACAAATTTTTAATTTCATAAGTAGTTAATGGACGTATATATGAAGATGGTGCATTAGCGTCTATTAGTGAAGTCTTACCATATTTAAGTGCTACACACGCAAAATTATGAATAGGTAGCCATCTAACGATTGGAACTAAATCAAAATCCATAATATAACGTAGATAATTAAGATCAGTAGATCTTACTATCATAAAATGATGTTCTAGTAACAATTTATTTACTAACATTATAATCTATCTCTATCTATTTCAAATAAATAACTATTATATATGTAAGGATCAAATGCACCTATAGGAGTATATATAAGTGCCAAATGTCTATACGGATTATATACATTTGTTACATTAATATCTATATAAGTAGCGTTTTTAATAAACGGGTTAGTATTTAAAAACATTTTAATTTCACTAATAGTTAAAGGTCGAATCCAAACATGTGAAGTTAAACGATGTTTATTATAAACAGGTAAAAAAATTTCCTTTAAGTGTCTCTATAATTACATCTTCTTTCTTATAAACTAAATATCCTATTTGTTCATCTCACTGTGGATCTAAAATTTTTACAATAGGTTTTAAATCCATATCCATTAAATATTTAATAAATTTACTATTAGAACTTCGAGGTATAATAAAATGTTGATTTAGTAATTCTTTATTTATTAACATTGTATTGATCTATTAAAACCGACTGTATATAAAATGGTGATACATAAGTCAGTGTATTAACTCTTAAAATTTTTTGTAAAATTAATAGTATCTTTTTAATATCAGAAATTGTACAAATTTCGTGACAAAATATATGACTAAGATTTATATGTGAAATGTTATATTGGTAAAATATTTTAGGCAACCGAGTATTTTTATCTATATACATTACAATTGGATAGGAACCTAGATTTACTAACGTTTTTAAATATCTCGGATCTACATTATTGACAAATATAAAACCTTGTTCTCTTAGAAATCTGTTAATTAGCATAATTGTAATTTAAATGTAATTCTAGTATATATGGAAACTGAACTAAAGTATTGATATTTTTAACATACTTTAGAGTATATAATATCTTTTTAATATCAGAAATAGAACAGATTTCATAATTAAATATATGATTTTCCAACTCTTTAAAATCTATTTCTCTTATGATTTTAAAGTGTCTTATATTATCTTTTTTAATACCTGTAATAATTGGAAATGACCCTAGGTCTGACAATAATTTTAAATAATAAATATCTATATTATTAGTAAATATATATCTACTTTCCCTTAAAATTCTATTAACTAACATAGTGTTTATATAACAAAATAAAGGCATTAGGTATCTAATGCCTTTAATAATTTTTAACTGCAGGAGCTGAAGGATTCGAACCCTCACCACTGGTTTTGGAGGCCAGTCGTTACGGTTTTGCTTACCACTATAGTTTTCACTACCTACTAAATAAAATAATTGTTTTTTATCCTACTTAAACTACTTTCCACGACATATTTCTATCCGTTGGGAGAACTCTTGGCAAGTCTATCTATTATTTTATATAGTTGTTTGTGGTCTGGAGTACTTCACCACCATGCCTTACGGTTTAGGTGCACGATTATCTACTCTCTCGCGGCTAGAAAATTATTCTATTCCGACGTCGGTGCCATCAGCTTTACCTGTTAAGGTTTCAACGTTATCATCGTGTTCACTATTAGAGTTTCCACTAATAGGCTCCATTTGTTCAAAATTATTTTTATAATTTACACAACTATTGATACTAATAGAACTTTTATATTTAGATGAGAAGTCAATGGGAAGAATATAGATATCTTTTGTATCTAAATCTACTCCAATAAAGTAATCTATATCAACTTGAGTGTATAATTTTACTTTATATTCTCCCATATTATGAGATATTTTTCTTATTGGGATTATTTTCCTTCCATCTTTTTCTATTTGAACAGTTTTAATTTGTAGTTTAAGATATTTGTTATTCTTTTCTACAATTAAATCTACTTTACCGTTCTCTAAAACAGGTTTAAATAAATTATAACCGTTTTCAATAAATTTTTGTTCTACTAGTAAACTACCTAAATAGCCTTTTTCAATTGTCTTTCAATTATTCATAATTTTGTTAGCTTAAGACCGCTGTGCTACCATTACACTAAGCTCCTAAATATTATCTTTAGTTATACAGCAAAGATAATAAAAATCTGTGATAATACAAAATAATTAACTTATTATATGTTAAATTTACGTAGATTACAAAGATATACTTCTTTTAAACGTTCATTAATTCCTGGACAATCTGAATTGGCCATTTGAATTTTATGTAAATGATAGAGTTTTTGTCCTTCTATAATTAATTTAGTAGCAATATCTTCTGAAAAAGTAAATCTAATTACTTTTTCTACAGTAATTTGATTATACTTAGTATCATTAGAATTTATTACATAATTAAGAAATGCACCTAAGATCAATAAATACCATTTAATTTCATTATAGTTTGTTGTAGGTCGTAAAAACCTAAATTCAACTGTTTTGTGTTCGTTTCCAGAAATAAGATGCATGATATTCATATTAAAATATCTACCATGTACCTCCCATTTCCGCATTTCATTAGCATCATATTGATTAGGTAAGTAAAAACTATTATCGTTCTCATACATATTACCAGTATATTCATTATAGAAACCAAGTATATTACTAAGTCTCGGAAAAACTTTATTATAAGCTTTTCCATTAGATTTATACCGTTCAACATAATAACTCCAAGCTGGTATATAGCCTTGAAGATTTCGCTGAAATACATACCAGAACTTACATAAACTTTCTATTTTATTACGTTCAATAGGAAATCCTCCAAAATGAACATGTAATGAACAATTATAGTCATGTTTTGTAAATTGTTTTAATAGCTCTAAGTGCTTACGAACAATAGGTAACTCTAAATACTTTAATGGAAAAGTTACATACTCATGACCTGTAATTGAACCATCGTATAATGGCACTAAATTAAAATTTAGACAATCTAACCATGGAATATTACCTGCAGAAGTTTCATACTCTAAGCCAAATGTAAATTTCTTTAAAGCTATAAATTCTTTTTCAATTGGAAACTTAATTTTATTAGGCTCCAAATCTAGTTTTGAAAAATTATAGCATCTTTGTATTGGATAATAAAAGGTTTCTTTTGATCTTCCAATAATATTGTCGCTATTATTTTTATTTAACATATAACAACAATTGCTATTTGACCAATATAATGGAAGAGAACAATGTTCCTTTCGGTCTAAGTAAAATAACTCTCCTTGATAACCTATAGGAACATTTAATGGACTCTGATCAAAATATCCAAATTCAATATAATTAGAGTCAATATAGACTATTCCCCTAACTTGATACGCATCTATTTCCCACCGTTTTTTCGTATTATTGTACCGCATCTAAATTTACAAGTTTAGAACTTATAATTAACATAATTTGTTTTTCTAATTCGTCAAAATTAAAAAATACTTTAGTATCATGGTATTTTTCTAATGCAGATGTTGGATAAATATAAGCTTTAATAGGTATATCTTTCTCAACTGTTACATTATATCCATTAGTAAATAAAATAACATAATTGCCATCTGTATATTTTACATAATTAAAGTTTTCATCTACAGTAGTCAATACTCCATTAATCATTCGAGGACTATAAGCAAAATAATCAATTACTTCAGGACAATAAACTGGCAATACATCTTCCTCAAACAATTCAGCAATAGAAGCAAGGAATTTATAACAATCTTCATTATATAATAGACGTCCATAAAAGAAAGGAATTCTATTAGTAGTAGTATTTTTAGTTACATACTTTTCATCAATTAAATAGCCAGATGGATAAACATTATAAATACCATGAGCCGCAGAACCATTAATCATATAAATTCCAGTAGTCATATCATAATAGAGATTATTATGTACATATCCTGCATTATAAGTACCACCGTATCCTGAATAATTAGTTTCTGGTTTCTTTAAAGCTGATCGATTAACTTTCTTAATACAAAATAGCTTATTATTTTTTAACTGACATAATTCATTTGCAGGAAAGTCATAAATGGTTTTCTTATGATTAACGCAATATAATGAAACATACATAGAAGAGAAATAGAATTTACCTTCATTATACATATAAAATAAAGGACGTTCATATTTACTTTTTGCCTCATTATAACAAGAGCTACCTTTAAACATTAAAACAGTTGGTTCTGGAGTACGGTAATCTACCATAATCAACACAGCACAACCTGTATATTCTGCTAAAACATCATAACCCTTACGATAAATAATTTGTGCTAATACTTGCGAATCAGATAATCCAAATATATCAACGTTTGGAATATATTTTGTAGCTAATGCCTTAATATTACTAATTGTACCATTATGCATTAATACAAAATCAATTTGGCCATTACTTTGATTTTTAATAATAACTGGCTGAGCCTGTTGTAAATTAACAGGATACCCAGGAGAAGCTTTTCGACAGTGCAATAAGGCAATCGAAGCAAATTTAGGATATTTTACGTCACATGTAAAATATCTAAACATACTTTGATCATCAATTCCATATTCTACTTGTCCATCAATAAAAATACCACAACTATCTCCGCCACGCTCATCATTAAGAGTGCCTAAGATATTAAAATGATTAACATTAAAAGCAGTTTTTTCTGTTGCAATAATTCCTGCTAATCCACACATATTCCGTATAATTTAATTAAATGTTTTGCTAATACTTTATTCGAAGTGTTAATACATTTTTGAACTAAATCTCCTTCAGGCAAAGGTAAGTTATCATTTACCATATCGATTGCAAGCATAGTTTGTCTATAAATAAGAGGTAAAAACTCATCGTTAAGCATATAACTACTTAAACAACGAGCTTCCGCACCATACTTTGGCAAACGAAAACTTCCAGCTTTTCCATAAAGAGTGCGTCTAAATGTATCATCATCATAAAGAACAGATGGAACACCACAACATAGATCAAAGAACTTAATAAGCTTAACAGAAGTATCAATATCAGGATTATCATAACCAATATGAATATGACTTCCAGCAACTCGTCTATTATCTAAATAACCTTGTGGTTTTTCATTTTCTTGTTCAGTATAGGCATTGTAATCAGGCATACAACCAATTTCATGAGCTCTTGGATCAAGAAGTTGATCTTCAGGAACTGGCATAGAAGCACGACAACAGATATCTAAATCTTCGTCAAACTGCTTAACCCAATTACGAATCCAATTTTTCATATATTTAATAGAATTAACAAAGTCAGATTCAGAAGTACAAGAAGGAATATTAAATTCACCTAAAATACAATCTAACTCAACTCCAAAACCTTTAGGCATTCCAACTGTATAAGGTTTACCTTTTTCGCCTGGGATGATTCCAATTGCAGATACAACCTGCTGTGTTTTATTATTAAAAATAAATAGTTCTGGATCTGCACCAATCGTAACGTTTCTAATTTTCATTTTTATTTGCTAATAATGAGTTAATAATTTCGTTAATTCGGATAACAATAGGGGAATCATGTCTCATATACTCTGGATGTCCTTGAATAGCTAAACATTTTGGAGCATTTTCTCTATGATATAACACAATTTCAGGTTCATATGGAACATTTTCAATTCCATCTCCTTCATAACGTCCAGAAAGATTCTTTCCAACAGTTGCAAAGAGACATTGCCATTGATCTATAGGCAAATTAAATGGATATTGCATTTGATGATGAGTACTAGTTATCTCATATATTTTACTAGTACCAATTTCAGTTATCATATGTGTATGGCCAAGAGCATGATTATAAACATTTTGAATTAACTTACCTCCGTTCATTACACAAAGAAATTGAGAACCACGACAAATACCAACAACTAACTGTTTTGGACTAATTTTTTCAAATTCTGCTTTCTCAGCTAAATCTCGTGAAATATTTGAAAAAGTACTTGGATGTCGTTTACAACCATATAAAGATGGATCAACATCTTCGCCACCAGTAAAAATGACAACATCTGCATCTTTAATGTTATCAACTAAAATAAAACTATCAACAAAATTAGCATAGTTTTTTTGACTACCAACGACATATAATTTTTTTGTTTTCATTGTAATGTTGATTTACGATATTATTAATACCACTTACAATCTGAGGTAAGTTTTTACTATTAAGTAACCTAAAGTTTTTTAATAAATGAGTATACTGACTTTTAATTGCAACTAAACTTTTGCCATCGTTAAAGTTATCTCTAATAGAACTAAATTGACATTTGCAATTAATATTATAAAATGCTAATCGATCTCTTCCTGGACAATGACATCTTGCTCCATCGTGTAATACAGCAATATAAAACTGTATGATATGTGTAATATCTAGTTCAGGAAAATTTTCTGTATTTTGTAACGCACAATACAAAGCTAAAGAAAATGGAAATTCATAAACATATCTTATATACATAGAAACATATATAAAATATCTACGATTAGCTATAACGTCGATTTGTAATTTATAATGAGTAGGAGTCTCTATAAAAGATAGTAACTTAAATCCTAATCTCTTTGAGATATCCATAAAATAACGTAACATAGTTTCTTTATCCAAGAAACAATAATTTAATTCATCTGGAGTCTTCGACCAAATATAAGTTACGTGAGCATGTTTTTTATTCTTACCGTATTGTCTGTCACCACATCCGTCCCAGAAACAAACGCTTTTTACATAACGATTACCAACAAGATACTCACATTTATAATCTTTGTATCTAAAGTCTAATGTCATACCACTTTTTTAGATGATTACTATAATAAGTTAAACCATAAGAAGCTAAAGAAGGAGCTGTATTACTTTCTACAATAATAAATTTATTATTACTACATAATACATCAAAACATGCTATAGTTAACTGCATTTCCTTTAAAGCTTTTATGCAATGTTCAATCATTTCTTGCCAACATTCTGGCAAACGATGTTCCTTAGTAACAAGTACAAATACTGAATTATCAGCATGTTTATGCCATTGTACTTCGGCATCTTCCTTTAAAACCTTTTTACAAGCATAGAAACATCCGTGATTTACATCTACATGCACTCTATATTCAGATGGAAAGAAATAATATTTTTCAAAAACAAAATCTTTAAGATTAATTTTAGAAATAAGATCCTCGAGAGTTTGTTTATTATCAATATAATATATATCTTTTCCTTTAGAAGAATGTCGATGTTTTGCTATAAGAATTTTATGTTGATTATAAAATTCTAAAATTTTGTTTTTATTAATAGAATTAATCCATTCACTATGATTAATATGTGATCTATCAAAAGCCTTCTTCATAGTGATTTTATTCGCAGAAGTCCTAATACCTTCAATAGTATTAATTTCTAAATACTTATATTTAGAAACCAATGGAGTAGTACTACCTAAACGTAGTAATACCCTTTTATTAAAGGGTATACTACGTAAAGGAGCACAACTCGCATTTGGACTAAAAACTCTTAATCTAAACATTATAATTTCTTAGCTGCAGTAAAACAAAGTGTTACTAATTCCTCTTTAGTTAATCGAGCATAGTCTTCATCTAATACTCCATTATTATGCAGTAAATTAGCAATGTATAGTAGTTCATGCTTCTTTAACTTACTAAAAGTAGTATTTGAAAACTCTGCAACTTTAGGATCAAGTTCAATTAGCTTTAAGAATAATTTTCCAAACGGTTTACCATTAAACTGATTAACATAAACTTTCGGCTTTTCTTCTGCTACTTCTTCTTGTTTAACATTCATTGCTGCTATATCAGCAAGATCAGCTTCTATAACTTCGTCATGCTTTTCTTTTGGCTTTTCAAGCTTTTGCTTATTTTCTTTCTTTGGCTTTGGCTTTTCCATAATCATAAATTCAGGAACCCAGATTCCAATAGACAAGAAATATGGAATACTCTTATCATTTGAATCTACTTCATCGATAACACACTCATTACCAAAGAAATTAAAATCTGAGAAAATAGCATAAGTTTTATCTGCACTAACATAAATATCCTTAAAACCGTCAGCTAATTTAACAGAACCTTCATCTAACAAAGTTTTTAAATCTTTAACAATAACTACATCTCCAGTTGTAAACATAATGAAATCTTTTTAAGTAAATTTATTTATAATAAGTTAAATATTCAGCAGGGCTAATAATTACATAATTAGCATTTTGGAACTCTTCAAGTGTAAGTGAGTCAGTATAACTCATCATTGAACGTAAATAGTCAATAAAATTCTCACACCATTGAGGTAAATTGTATAAAATTGGAACTGTAATTTCAATTCCTTCAGCAGTTTTTAATTTTGAATTACGATTTTCTACTTGAGCTCTCTTAGTAGACATCCCATAATAAAATCGATACTTTGTTTTGTAAACTAATTCATTATCATCAAACTCCCAATTAACATTACTTGGTAATTCTGGATATCTATCAGTAATTCCATCAATACAAACAGCTTGTAAAGTTTTAATTTCTCCGCAAGCTTCTTCACACTGTGCAAATATTTTACCAATCATAACATAATCTGCACCAAGAGCAAGCGCTTTAATAATTTTATCGTAGTTATCAAAACCACCATCAGCTATAATAAATGGAATACTCTTGTATGGACATGAAATTCGTAACTGTTCAGCTTCTTTAATACTTTGCTGTACAGACCATTTTACTTCCGATACACGTCTAATAAGAGATGCCATTCCATAATGTACACCTCCATTTGCAGAAGTTGTACAAACAGATCCTCCTCCAATACCAACTCGAATAAAATCAATTCCAGCTAATGCGTAATCAGTATATGTATCTGGATTAGCAATATTACCTGTCATTAATAAAAGTCTGCCTCTAAATTGTTCTTTCGCACTTGTGCAAAGGTCAATAAGTTTACGCATATGACCATTTGCTACATCGATACATACATAATGTGTATCTTCAGTAGTATCAAATATTGCAGAAAAATCTTTAATAAATTGTTCGAATTCCGCTAAACCAAATGCAACAAAAGTTTTATTTGATAATTCGAAACGTTTATCATAATCTACTCCTCTTGGAATAATAGTATTGATACGATTAGCTAAAAATACTTCATAATTATACTCATTAATTACTGAATTCATTGGAGCAGTAAATAACGGCAACATATTATCGAAGTTGTATACATTGCAGTCTGAACGATGTTCTACTCTACTAACTCTAGCAGGTACCAAACTAATATCATTTAAACCGTATGTCATCTTAGTAATTTTTCTTATTGTTTGATTCATTCTTTACTTCTTCAAAGTCCTTAAATTTTTTTACCTTCTTTTTCTTACGAATAGGACGAATTACTGCATCTTCTTCTTTAAAATACTGATCTAATTGATTATCACGAATAAATTTACTCATATATACAAAAAATAAAAAGTAGAATAGTAAACTATTCTACTTTTGTTAACAAATTTCTAATGTTCCAGGATTAAGTCCAAGTTCTTTCTCAATTTCTGCAATTGTCTTCCTTACAGTTACTCTTTCAATCGGTCTTTTCCAAGCTACTATCATACGACGATAATCCTTTAATTGAAAAACTTTATCAGATGGAACTAATATCTTTTTAATTTTATAAGGATTATCCATTGTAAAGTTATTAATATAACCTTTAACTTCACCTTGACTATTAATATACATAATAGTGTGTGGTGTTAAAATAACTCCTAGATAACGTTGTTTGTTAATTTCTAATTCTACTATTCGACCAGGTTGAATTGCTTTATTAAAAGACTCATAAACATCTTCTGACTTTTTACTTTCAGTATTTTCTAATGTTGATTTAAAGAAATCAGGAATATTTTCAAAATAAGTTTCAGGTTTATCAGAAAAACTAAATAATTTACTGAAAGCATTAGAATGATATGAATTAATATATTCTTGTAATAACTTTCGTTGTTCAGCAATAGAATTTGTTACCCCAATTTTATTTAGTACTTCAGAATCATCATCCAAATATACACAATCTAATAAACCAGATTGACATATATGATCAATATCTGAATAAATATAATAATGTTTATCCTTAACATTAATACAAATAAAATAAGGATCTCCCGAAAGAATTTTTGCACAACCTGTTAAAATATTTTTAAAGTCATAATTCAATTGTTTTAGACTAAAAATAATTAACTCAGGTTCTTTACATTTACATATTAAATACTGCATAAATTTTTGCTTAAAATTCTGTAATTTTATATACAGAGTTCATAGTTTGAAAATGATTCTTATCTATGATTTTTACTACAGGAGATGTAGAAAAATCCCAACCAATATAAGTTCGATATCCTACAGTTACAGGATGACCTAAGTATCCAGCTGCAATATAACCAACGTTAATACCGTTAGGATGATTTCCTGGTTCATAACCACAGGTGTCGGCATCTTCTAACTTCTCTAAATAGACTCTAGTTCCTGCAGGATAACTACATACTTCAAAGTATAACTCTTTAACTTTTTCCAAGACTTCTTGATAATTATCAGGAGTTTCCATAATAGATCCTTCACAGTCACATTGTTTAAGTAACAATAAGGTTTCAAAGTCAATATACTCTAAGTTGTTAGCTAATTTCAAAATTGCAGATTTACAATCTCTTTTATTTAAAATATAAAGCGGTTGCATATGATACCTTACCAAAGATAATATCGATTTCTTAAAAGTATCATCTACATCAAATACATAAGTATTTAATATATGTTCTGCAATAGGAACACCTTTAATAGCATGATCCTTACAGTGATAAAGTCCATCTTTTTCATCTTTTTTAGTAGTTACTGCTTTTCCAACATCATGTAATAAAGCAGCATATACTAAAATCTTTCGATAATCTAGATCTAAAAATCTAACATTTTCACTTTTATTAATATAATCAAGCATACGTTGTGTAACCATACAAGTATGTATATAAGCATTACCCTCTTTGTGCCATATTTCATTTTGAGGTATTCGTTTTAGTTTTTCTATTTCAGGGATTAAATCTAATTTTTCCCAATGAAATGTGTTTTCAGTTGAATCGTATAATTTCATATATAATAATTTACTAAACTTCATTTTCATCAAATTCAAGTCTGTAATAATTTTTATGAGAACATATTACAGTTCCTGTTTGTTTTTCAAGATCTACTCCAGCTAAACCTATAAAATTATTACACTCTCTACACATGCCTGAACAAATATGTGGTTTAAGACCATCGCGAATAGCATGTTTTATACTTTCTCTTTCAAAATTGTCTATAGAACAAATATTACATTCTATAAATTTTTTTGTAAAATCTGTAGGAAAGTATTTCTGAACTTTATATAATATCATAGTTATATTTATTTAGTATAGGAGGCGGGATTCGAACCCGCAATGAGCATTGCAGCTCGCCAGATTAGAAGTCTGGTCCATTATCCATTCTGGTCACTCCTACTTTTATAGTATCTATAATAATATCTGTCTCCGTTTTTATTTTTAGATTTGTAAGTATCCAACTGAGAATCGCAATTAGGACATATACATCTTAAATTATCTCTTTTATTATTAGAAGCATGACCGTCAATATGATCTAAAATAAAAACTAACTCTTTCCCATTTCAACTGGGTTCCATCCCACAAATGGCACATTTATTATTCTGTTCCTCTAATATATACTTCTTAGATGATCTAGGGTTATAATTAGCTCTCATAATAGAAGGATCTCCATTAAGAATTAATTCATATCTTTTCTTAGATTGATACTCTTGTTGACATTTACTACTACAATAAATTCCGCTATGAGATAAATATAATATAAATTCTTTTCCACAGTTCTTACAGATACCTTTTTTAGCAGTTCCTCTTCTAAAAGTTTCGCATGGATTTACTGCTCTTCTAGAAGGAACAATTATATTTAAACGTTGTGCTACTTTTCTAATATTGCTACCACTACATTTATACTTACGACCTACTTCTTCAAAACTTAATTTTTCATCAATAAGGAACTTAATTAAATTTTCTTTTTCTAATTTTCAACTTATCATATATTTTATATTTAAAATTTTCGTACACAAAGATACAAAAATTTTATCAAAAATACAAAGTTCGAATCAAAAATTAATTTCTATCCCTTGAACTACGGGAGCAAGATTATTTAAATATAATCATAAATTCTTGCTAGAATTGCCATAACTGCTTCTTCAATAGTTAATTCTGTTGGAGCTACTGTATATAATGTATACGGAGGCATCCAAGCTCTTGCACTATATCCAATAGGGAAAGTTCCTTCTTTATTCCAACACACTCTTGTCTCAATAAATATTTGTTTTTCTATAGCTAACCATTCTTGAAGTTTTATTACATCTTCAGGCCCGTTATAGCCTTTAAGACTCATTAATTTATACATTTTAGACATGTGTAATTAAATATTCATATGCTTGATTAATTTCAATAAATTTTTCCTTAGATCCACCTTTATCAGGATGATAACGAAGACATAATTTACGATAAGCTGATTTAATAATAGCTTTATCTTTTGTAACACTAATACCTAATATTTCATAATATTTCGTAATACTAGGTTGAGACTTTTGATAATTTCTATTATTTTGATAGTTCTGATAATATTGTCTTTGACTTCTAATGTAATCGATCCATCCACTCCAAAAAGTTCTATAAAAATTTGCTTCAGGACTATCAAATATAAAGGCGTTTCGCCAATCAGGTTTTATAAATTTACAACAATAACTTTCAAACTGACCAAACTGTTTTTGTTTATTATAAAACCTAGAAATTCTTTCAAAAGCTTCCCTTACAAACTTATAAAAACTATCATCATAAAATATTTTAGATGGAATTTGCATTACTTTAATTAAATATTGTAATACAATTTCATTATGATTACGTTTAGAACTAATATTTTGAAATATTAAATCAATAGCTTTAAACGCATCTGATTTATCAACTTTAAGCCCAAAAGATTTAGCTGTTTTTACATATAAAGCTTCATCAAAGAAGTTAGGTTTTCTTAAATCGACGTTTAATACTCCGCATATAAGAATTAAAGCTTTATCATATTCATCTAACTCTGTTTTATTTAAACCTACAGTTAGAATGTTCTTATTACTTTGAAACATCTTTTTAATAAACTTAAACATAAATTTATTTTTAATAAATGTACCCCTGACAGGAATCGAACCTGCACGAGTTTCCTCACTAGATCCTCATACAAAGAAATTTCTTTGCTTGGACTATGTTTTCTCCATGCATTTCTGTTTAGGAGGTAGGTATATAGTCTCTACACGTTTATAAAAGTACGACCGAACCTGAATCCAATCATATTCAATAGCCACGTTCGCTATTGTCACCGCTTCGACTTACTCTTTCTTGCAGCCTAAGACGTATCCTCAGATGTCCTAAAGGTGGATTGATTACCACCGTTCAATCATACTTTTAACTTAGCTCGGCGTTATTGTGGGCGGTTAACCCCACACCTTCACCGAATTAGCCTACATTCACATCAGAAGTTTCCTTCTGAGTGCTCAATCCTTTACAATAATTATCTGTTTGACTATGACAGTTAGGACAAAGAATCTGTAAATTTTCCAATCTATTATCTGTATGACATCCGTTAATATGATGCAATTCAAGTGAAATTGGTTTATTTAATCATAAAGTTAATTTACAGTTTTCACATTGATACTTCTTTTTCCCTTCTTTAACTAATTTCTTTAAAAGTTTAGAAGAACTATATGTAGAGTTTTCTACACAAATTTCTTCTAAAGATTTTCCAGGATTAGTAGTAATCTTTTTACCTTTAAGTCATCCTCTACCAGTAAAATGACTCGTATCAATATTATATTCTTTAATTTTCTTTGTAATGTATGTTTGAGCACCAGTACTTGATTTTATATTTAACTCTCTACATACATCAGCATAACTCTTAGATTTCTTAACAACAGAAATCAATAATTCTTTAGTATATTTAGATTTTCTCATAACTTATTTTGTTTATTAGTAGAGACAAATATACTAAAAATTTATTAGTCTACCAAATAATTTTGCTTTTTCTTTAAGTCTAGCGCGGCTACCAAATTACGCCACAGGGGCTTAAAGCTATCAACTTATCGTAGTGTGTCCTCTATCTACGCCTTACTATAAACCAGTCTAAATTGCCTAGGATTTTCTAAGTTGATAACTAATATTCTACCCTTCAATAAAAATAGGATCTCCTATAAGATCATCTACTTTTGCGTTCTCGTTCTCATAATGTTCAATTAGATCTTTAATATCAGAACTTGAACGACCATCTTGAATAAAAATAATGACATGTTCAAGTTGACTCTGATCTAATACACCTGTATATTTAACTGTTTCGGCTTTATCATCTCGAACAAGAATATCACAAAAGCGATCAGACTGATTTAACCATTCTTTGTTACAAGAATTAACTTCTTTTGAGTAATCTACATTTACTTGTACTACTTTCATATTATATTTGTCTTAAAATACATTTAAAATGAGTTGTATCCTTTAATAAGATATTAAAATCTTTAAGAATTCCTTGCTGAGTTTGAGGCATAATAAATTCGTAAAAATAATCAATAACATAGTTATTAGGAACTTTTGATAAAAACTCTTCGATAGTTATTGGAAAATAATTTTCTCTAACTTCTCTAGCCCAATTTTCAACCCATTTATATTTCATAAGGAAATGAACTAGATTTTTATTGTTACTAATATTTCCCCAAATAGATTGAAACTCAGCTAAATGTGTGGGATTAGCATTATGTAAAACTCTAGAAACATCATTAATATCAGACATTCTATCAATTGATTTTCGAGGAGTTAAATCTCGAATAGCAATATATCTAAAGTTTTCATTAAAAACTTGTCTCCAAAATTCATTTACACTTTGATTATCACCGTAACTATAAACTTCATGAATAACAGAAGAAAGTATCAAAGTAGCATTATCTAACTTTAAGGATATAACGTTTTCAAAATTATTATATAAAGAAACATTACATCCTTCAAGATTCTTTTCTGCAACTTGAAGCATTTCAGGAGATATATCATATCCAATTAGTTTCTTATCAGGAAACATCTCATGAATATGTTTTAATAAAGATCCATCAGCACATCCAAAATCAATGAACGTATCCGAATCTACAAAAGATAGAAAATATGCTTTATCTAAAAGTGATTTTCGCATATTATCATTATATACCTTTAAATTTGCTATTTCCATTCTATAGGTTCTAAGTATATTCTATAACAAATAATTTTATAAGCGTCTTGCTCTCCGTTATCTGCGCAACCATGATTACCATAATGTGGGTCTATAGTCTTATTACGACAATAACCATCCCTACAGATCTGATAAATCGAACATATACGTTCACAAGTATGACGAACGCTTGTATTATCTACTCCTACTCTCTGTAAATATAAATTGTATTCTGGTATATAACAAATTTGATGTTTATTAATTATTAGTTTACTCATGCTATTTTAAATTTGCGGAGAGTACTAGATTCGAACTAGTGGCACCCTTTTGAGGTACGTCGTCTTAGCAGGACGGTGGGTTAAACCAACTCCCCCAACTCTCCAGATGAGCAGTTAAAACTGCTCATAGTTACATAAGTTCTTGAATAATCTTATCGTGATTAAAGGCCCACTTATAACCCTTAAGATACTTTACATTAATCCATTTAATATCTGCAACTTCGTCTTGTTCTCCACCTTCAGGAATTTCTTGAATAGGAAGTTTTTCACGATAAACCGTTTTATAACGGATAGTTACATTCTGATGGTTTTCAGTTATTTGGTCGTTAATTCCTGCTACAACTAACTCAGAGTCAAGTTTATAGCCAGTCTCTTCAAAAACTTCTCGTTTTGCTGCCTCTACCAACGTTTCATCGAAATCGAGATAGCCGCAAGGACAATTCCAACAACCTTGATAATCAGCAGCGCCAGCTCCGCGCTTATTAGCAAGAACAAATTTTTCACCATATTCATCAATGTAAAAAACAAATACTGCTACAGCTACGGATCGAGATATCCAGTATTTTTTATTATCTTCCTTTGCAGTAACTTGAAAATTCTTCATAACTAAAATTCAGTTTCTCCTTTTAATTTAGCACACTCTTTAAGAAATTTTATTTCATCTGCAATAAATGTTCGAGGTATACCTGGATCTAATTGAGTACGTTGACTATAAAAACATACATTTCCAAAAACACCCATGTCATTAATAACAACATAAATGAGATCCATATTTTTAAATACTTTCTGAAAAGCATCTAACGACCATCCAAAGTGATATCCCAATGATTTTAATGTCTTAAACATCATTGGAAGATTTTGTTTTATAATTATTGTAAAAGGATATATCATTATAGTAAAGAATTAATAATAGATATAGCAACTTTACTATCATATTGTCCTTTATAGTTAGCTACTAAATATTTCATAATAGCTGGCAGACTAGCGTTATTTGCAATTTGAGAACCAATAATTGCAGTTAGTTCATCTTTAGAAAGCTGCTTAGGTAGATAAGTAGCAATAAATTCATTTTCCTTTTGAAGAGCGAGAATTTGTTCCTTTCTGTCTGCGGAACATTCAGCTAACGTAGTATTATTGTCTTTATACATCTTCTGCATAACTCCAATAATCTCATTATTTGAAGGATTCTTTGAAATCTGTTCGCACTCTCCAATTATAGTTGCAAGTAACTTATAAACAATTTCATTGTCTCGATTACTCTGCTTTAATTCTTTCAGTTTCTGTAGTGTTAACATACAAATTATGTTCTTTTATATATTTATATACAGCTTCAGGAACAAAATCTTGGAAATCTTGTCCTGCTCGAATTTTATCTCTAATTAAAGAAGATGATATATCAGATGGATCTCTATCAAAAACATAAAATTCTACTTCTTTTAATAGCTCTACTCCATGATCCCATGTAGGAATTTCTTCATACATGTCTTTTCCACAGATAATAACAAAATCTTCAAGTCCATTACTTAGATCTTTAATAGTATGATACACATCGTATGTTTTACAAGAAGGTGCTTTATTTGTAAACTCTATAAGATCATATGATATTGATTTATAATGATTAGTAGCAATCCTAATCATATTTATGCGATCAATATCAGATATTTCATAAGGAGGTTTAAATGGATTTTGTCTAGCAGGGATAAAAGATACTCGATCGACTACATTGTCTTTTAAAACATCAATAGCTAATTGAAGATGAGCATTATGAATTGGATTAAAAGATCCAAATATTAATCCGCATGTCATATTATTCTAATGTTATAACATTAAATTTGTGAAAGCAATTATAATGCATAGATAACATATTTCTTTCTTTTTGATTTACTGGAATATAGTAATCAGGACTTTCGAATTTTTTAATAAGAGAATCCAACTCTTTATATGTAAATCCTAAATTATCTTCATCAGACTTACCTGTAAGTCCATCTGCAGGAGTTTTATGAACTAAATCATAAGGTAATCCTAGATAATCTCCTAATTCAATTACTTCAGTACATGTTAAATGCGCAATCGGATTAATATCACACGCACCATCACCCCATTTAGTAAACCATCCAACAAATCTTTCAGATTTATTACCAGTACCCGCTACTAAATATCCTAAAGATTGAGCAATAGCATATAAAGTAGTCATTCGAATACGAGGAGCAACATTAGTTAAAGATTTTTCAGAAATATTATATTTTTTTCCTACAATAGGATTAGCATAATGTTCTATATTAGTTGAGTTAACTTTTTGTCGTACTCCACGTTCAATTGAACGTTTTAAAGACTGATATGTTTCTGAAATATTAACTTTTTGATAATTAATACCTAAAAATTCACATACTTTAATACTATCATCAATATCTTTCTGTTCACCGTTAGGCATTAATACACCTAAAACATTTTCTTTTCCTATAGCATCAACTAAGAGCTTTGCTACAACAGTTGAATCCTTTCCTCCAGAAATGCCAAGAACATAACCATTTACATGGTTACGCTCTTGAAATTCCTTAAGTCGATTAATTATATTATTATATATTTTATTCATTACAAACCTAATTGGTATTTATAGTTTTCAATATCTTTTGGATCTCCAATAGCTTTAGTAGGTACATCAGATAGCTTAACACATCCATATACAGGCTGTCGAGAGTTTACTTGGAAGTTCTTTAACTTCATAACAATGTTCAGAGGTTTAGCTCCAGGAACATCACAAGTTAAATTTGTTCCAATGCCAAAAGTAACTTTAATACGTCCTTTAAAGTACTCTTTAATTTCTGCAGCTCTTGGAAAATCTAAAGCATCGCTAAATACAATACATTTGCTCATAGGATCAATACCATAAGACTGATATTTAGCAATGATCTTCTCTCCAAATTCAATCGGATCACCAGAATCATGTCTTACGCCATCATACAATTTTGCTAATTTCATAGAGAAAGAACGCAAGAAGGCATCAACAGTATAAGTATCAGTTAATACAGTTCCAAGATCACCATCATATACTTTACTCCAATTCTCCATAACAATATAATTTGCTTCTTTAGGAGAAGTTAAAGCAGCAGTTGCCATAAAGAGTTCGTGTGCCATTGTACCAATTGGTTTAACATCATACTTCATAGCAAGTGAAACAGTTGAAGTTCCTACAAAAGTACGACATTTTTCAGACAAATGTCTAACAATTAGGTCTTCTATATATGCGGAATAACGACGTCTCATTCCAAATTCTGCAAAAAACAAATTATGATCTCTTGCAATCTGAATTTTTTCATCAAGTAATGAAATAACATCGTCGACAGTACCTTCTAGCGTACCTTCGTGCGTTAACTCTGACACAATTGCCAATATTGGAATTTCATACATTGTAACACGATACATAAGATCAGTTACTTCAATATGTAAATGACTTTCATCATCGAGCCACACCTTAATACGATTCGGTTCAAACCGAAAGCCTTGTAACCACTCCCAATAACATTGAGGAATATACGAAATAGTTTTAACAGCCCAATCAAACTCTGCCTTTTGTAAAAAAATCTTTGATAAACTTTTTAATTCTTCCTTAAGTTTTTCTACAAAAGATGCGGAATACTTTGTTTGATTTCTATCTTTAAAAGTAAAAGTTCCAATTGCATTTGGATACATACACTGATAATAGTATCCCATTGAAAACTTATACAAATCGTTTTCTAATATACTGTTAATTATCATAAGAATAAATATTTAATTTTTCTTGTGCAATAAACTGATTTAATTTATCACCGCCATCAATACTAACAATACCGTCAGTAAATACTTTAATTTGAGAATTAGGTACTAACTTAAGTAGATTTTTAAGTGTTTCTAATACACAATAATCTCCAGCTATACCGCAAATAATAAATTCTTTATCTTGGTAATCTCTTATATATTGTAAAACCTCATAATTATTAGCATCATAAGTAGGTGCAAATGCTCCATATTCTTCAGCATTATAATAAATGCCTTTGCGCCATATATCAAATTTAGAATTACATCTAATAAGTTCTAACGGAATACTTGCTCCTTCTGTATGCTCAACACAGTGTATAGGCCATATACCACCATTTTCATTAAAAGAACAATGATTATAAGGATGACAATCCTTTGTATATATAACTCTGTCACATAAAGATGCTATTTTTGCTATTTTGGGAAGTAACTTCTCGCCATCTTTTACATATAAAGCACCTTTTGGATCGTAAAAATCCTTTTGATAATCAACTACAATAAGTATTTTTTTCATTACATTAAACATAATAAAATTTGAACAACATGTAAAGATTGGTCAATATAATATGCAGTTAGATCCTTCATATATTTTTTATAGAGACCTCGACATTTCCAATAATCAATTACATAATGTCCTATTAATAACATAAAAAGCTTCCAAATGGAAGCTAACCCAAGAAAATACAATCCTATATAAATGCCAAACGCCCAAATTGCACAATGTACAAAAAGGACGTAGTTATTTTCACATTTATATTTCTTACAAAACTCATCTTGCAATGGATAATCTAGAACTAGATTTAAAAAATACAAAATAATAAAATTCATATTAACGAATATTAATTTTTCCTATAGTATTTTTAAGTAATCGACCAAATAAACCAAGCAATTCGAATACAGCTATTATAGTATTGAAACCAGGACAATATAAAAGAAATATCATTACATAATTAACATCTTGATCATAATCTTCAATCATCCAATGATGAAAATCATTAATAGTTGTACCTCAGCTATCTTTATCAGTTATCCATTCAATATAGCTAGAAATATAAATTGTTAACAAAGATATTAGATAAATTACTAGAATAATTAAAAAAGTTTTCATTTTATTTAATTTTTATATTACTAAATTTTCCTATAAAACGAAAGAATCCGTTTATAATTATACTGAAAATAAGTGATATTATAAATACTATTCCAAAGAATATAGCTCCTGAAATAAGCCCAACTACTAGCATTGTATTACAAAAAGGAATCCAAAACCATGTGAAAAAAATATCAGTCTCCTTATGTATATAATTATACATGTCTATTAAAGTGCTACCTTTATCATCATGATAAGACCAATAAATATATGCAATAATATGTAATATAACAACTGAAATACAATAAATCAACGCTATAATTAGTAAAATATTCATTTTATTAAATTTTTAAAAACTAAATAATTTTAAAATGAGTAGGTAACAGGATTCGAACCTGTGATACAGCTTTTGCAGAGCTGGGCCTTAAACCAACTTGGCGATACCTACATAAATGCTTGCGGGACCTCTCAGAATTGAACTAGAAGCCTAGGGTTTTTCAGACCCTCGTGCAACAACCACCTACACCAAAGTCCCAAGTCATGTCAACAAGAATTTTTAAACGAAGGAAATTCTTCATTTAAAATTAAATCACTTTTATTAGTACTTTCTATATTTTTATATTTTAAATATAACTTTATTTATGGTGATTTCATCGGGGATCTTATAACCAATTAGTAGACTTCTTATATCCAAATCAATTGGGCTATTATAATTGGTACTTCACACACCATTAGGCTATCAATTCTTAGTGTGTACCCTTAGGACTATCATATATTACTATATAACTCAGTACGTGTCATTTCACCTAACCTTAGCCCAGGCTTTCACCATTACCTCTCTTAAAATAAAATTATATTTTAGTCATGCCAACGAGAATCGAACTCGTAATTTCCACCGTGAAAGGGTGGCGTCCTAACCAATTAGACGATGGCACGATTGCGGAGGATGAGGGACTCGAACCCCCACGCCGTTTTAAGCGACCTACACTTTTCAAGAGTGCTGCCATTAGTCCAACTTGGCTCAATCCTCCGTATTTTAACACAAAAAGTTAATAAATTTGTAGCAAATTATTTATCATCTAGTCTAATTCTATATTTGATTTTTATATACCAGAAATATTGTTTTCCTTGTACACATGCTCTATAACAAAATGACTTATTAAAACTAGTACGATACATAAAACCACACTGGTTAATATTACTAGATCCACCCTGACAAAAATCCTGCATTTCTATTTTTAATAACTTGACATATATTATAAGTTGGATGTTTGAATAACTTATTTAGTTTAAGTTTTCTAAGTTCTGCATAAGTATTTATCTGTTGCATAAGTTTAATATTACCTTGTTTTACTCTCTCAAGCTGTTTTTGACGTAATATCTCTTTAACTTCTGTTGATTTATTTACGCATTCCTTAGAACAATATTTTGTAGAATAAGCTCTTGCAGTAAATTCTTTATGACATACTGGACATATTTTTTGCTTACTTTGTCCTAAATGAGAAAAGGCAATATCAAAATCTTTAGCCTTATTTAAATTTGATTGAATTCCCGCATTTATAAACTTAGCAAAAACTTCAGGATGTTCTTGTTGGTATTTAATAGTAGATTTTCGAATCTTTTCTTTTGTTTCTGCAGAATGTTTCCTATTTTTATTATTATAAGTAGCACTGCAAGAAGTACAACAAAACTTATGTTGCCTTCTATTTAAAGGTTTACCACAATTTAAACAAAGTTTTTGTTTATTTTTATTAATATTCTCTAAATGAGATCATAAATCAAATCCAATACTTTCACAAGCTTGTATAAGTTTTTCTTTTACAGTTGCATTATAATAACTATAACCTAATAACTTAGAACATTCCGTTATAGTTTTACATTTTTGTAAATTTTCAATGTTAAATTCCATAACTTATTGATTAATAGTATGGTAGGTGGGCTTCGCTCCCACGTGCTCCACATCCCAAATGTGGCGAGATAAACTTGACTCCTCTACTACCATATAAAACTATCCTTTATTCAAGGATAGCAGTTAATTTTGCAAGAACACTTTCGTTCTTTTTGCAGATTGTCTCAAGTGCTTCTTTCTCAGTTTGAGCAGCTTTGATTTCCTCTTCTTTAACTGCAATGCTTGCTTGAGCATCTGCTACTACCTGAGTTAAACCTGAGATAGTTGACTGAAAAATATTAAGAATTTTATCTGCATTTGTCGATAATGCAGCAGCAGTTTTCGTTTGAATCTTCTTACTAAACATTTTGATCAAAAGTTTAAATTAATATTTAATTAAATAGCGGGAACACTAGGACTCGAACCTAGAACCTATTGGTTAACAGCCAATTGCTCTACCATTGAGCTATATTCCCATTAGAGTAGTATTGTTTTATTTGGAACTACTCATCCAAAGCTTCGGGGTAAACCCGCCCTAGCCACCACCAATTTTTTAAAATGAAATTGGAAACATTATAGTAATAATAGATGCTCTACATACCATCTCGTAGAATTACAGCTTTCTGAAGTTTTACATGCGCATGGCTGGGGAACTACGCCTTATTACTCTTCGTTAAAGTAGCGACCTTTAACTTGGTCAATGATTTTTTGCAAAAACAAATCATAAAGGTTCGTACATCTATTATATTTAAAGTGGACACATGTGGGATTCGAACCCCTCTATTTCCTTGCAAAGGAAATGTGCTCGCCTTTACACTACATGGCCCAAAATACTTAAAGTTTAATACGAAATTGCCTTATTTTATTACATATTTTACAACGCTGTATATAAACTTTTTCAACTGTAACTGGACGATCTGAATCACTACCATCAAATATCTTTATTATTCGATTTTCAATTATCTCCCAATCATGTACATGAAATTTCGATTCAAACCATTTCTTTATAAGTTCTAACATATCATAAAATTTTAATAAAATTTTAGAGCCCCCTGTCGGACTCGAACCGACGCGTTCAAATGAAGACGGATTACAAAACCGTTGCAGTCGCCGCTGTGCCAAGGAGGCAAATTCAAGCATTATCGTAGCTTGTAAACGTCTGATTTTTTTCGCCACAGAAACTTTATAAGTTATTACGCCGTTAACATCTCTAGCACATCTCCAAGGACTCGAACCCTGAACTGCAGTTTTGGAGACTGATATGTTACCAATTACACCAGAGATGCATAATAGAGCAGGTAATCAGAATCGAACTGACATCCTCTGCTTGGAAGGCAGACGCACTAGCCATTGTGCTATACCTGCATAGGGTATAAGATGAGATTCGAACTCATGTTGTGTCTGGTTAACTGTAGAAGAACCACAATCTTCCCGCCTCGACCACTAGCGCACTTATACCATATGAGCAGGACTGATGGGATTCGAACCCACGATCTCCACCGTGACAGGGTGGCATCCTAGACCACTGAACGACAGCCCTAAATTGTAGCGGGTACTGGATTCGAACCAGTGTCTTTAGCTTATGAGACTAACAAGGAAACCATCTCCTCTAACCCGCTAACATTGTTGAGAATATGTGATTCGAACACATGATCTCCTCTTTGTAAGAGAGGCGCTTTGAACCAACTAAGCTAATTCTCAATATTTGTTGATCCAGACGGATTCGAACCGCCAAACCGAGAACCAAAATCTCGTGTGTTACCATTACACCATGGATCAATCGATCTGATTACATCAGAAAAGTGTACAAATATAAGGATAAAATTTTATATATCCAAATATTTATACACTTATTTTTAAAAAATTGTATAAATTTTTTGTAAAATTACCATTCTACACAATAATCTACATCATCTTGTGCAAAATAAGCTTCATCTAAACCTGTAATTTCGCTTAACGTCTTATACTGTTCAGGAGTATAATCTACTAACGACAGTATCTTATCCTTCTGTTGTTCTGTAATGTCAAAGGTGTAAGACCGAAGATGCTTTTCAAAAACTAAAAGTACTGCTTTCATGGGTAATAGTTTTAAAAAATTGTTATAAAGTGTATTTACTTACGTCTTTTCCATATTTTTGACATTCTCGTACAAAGGAAGATGAAACAAACGAATCTGTTGGAATAAATATCGTTGTTAAACTGGGAAATAACTCACGATTTATTCTTGCAATATTGTTTTCGTATTCATAATCGATTGCATTGCGAATACCTCGAACTATGTGAGTAATATTGTGCTTAAGACAAAAATCTCCAACCATCTCATTTGAAGATGTAACAACAATTCTTTCATCTTCAGAGAAAAGTTTTCGAATACGCCAAATATCTATGTTTTCAGGTTCTTTATCTGAATTAATAAATTGACAGATAACAACTCTATCAAATATTTTTAAGGCTTCGTCTACTATTAGTTTGTGTCCAACAGTAAAAGGGTTAAACGAGCCAGGAAAAATTGCGATTCTCATATAAATACTTTATTTAGTAGTCTCTATAGGATTCGAACCCATATCTAAAGATCCGTAATCTTTTGTTCTGTCCATTGAACTAAGAGACCGTTTAAAACAGGAGAGATTTTACTCTCTCCTGTTTTATTTAAACTAATCATCGAGCATAGCTTTTAGCTCTTCGATTGATTTGTTCTCCAGCTCTTTATCTTGCTTATTCTTAATAAGCTCCATAATACGCTGGTTACGCTCTTTTCGTTCACGATCGGCAATAACTGCTGCAACTTCTGCTTTCTTAGTAAGATAAACATCTTTAAGAATTTCGAAACGCAGCTGATTAGCCGTATTAGCTTTTACAGGCTGATCTAAGAAAGACAGATCATCTTCAACCTGAACTTCCTTTTTCATAATTCCACGAAGATTTCGAATAGCTGTAGCTAATACAGTTAACGGAAGATCGAATAATTGTTCAGCAGACAAACTACCGCGAGTAGTATCAAACCGCAATTTCTGCTGAGCTGCTTGCTTATAAATTGACATGTTTTTAGAATTTTACTTTGATTACACGTTTAAAGTTTCCTTTTAATCGCAGGATTAGTTCATCATGCACAGTTGCATTGAAGCCAAGTCCAGATAGCTGACCATCAGTAGACTCAACTTTCAACGTATTAGCAAGAACTTCCATAACCTTACGATGCTTAAGAAGATCAGGCTTTAGGTTCTCATTATGAAAACCTCGAATGCTTTCAGGAGCTTTACATCCTTCCAACATGAAGAAGTAATGTTTATTACCAACATTATCAGTCCAGTAGTTAGGAGATAAACAGATTAAGTTAACCTTATAAAACTCATTTGTACTCAGTCCATAAATTTCTGTCTGAATGTCAGCAGAACTAACTAAATACTTAGAAGCACGAATATCTACAATTTCCCCATCACTAATACGGACCTGGGCAACATCTACTTTACCCGTAATTTGCTCGTTGATAACAAAACTAAAAACTTGATCTTTATAAGCGATCTCAGCCTTAGCTCCCTTATTATAACCTCTATCATAGTTACGAATAAAGAATCGATACCATCCGTCTTCCATTTTATGTTCATCAGTCCAGAAGATATTTTCAACTCCAAGATTGCGAGGACGAATTATATCGATATCAAGCATACCACTCATACGAGTTTGACGGCCTTTGTAATTACTATAGTAGATTTCAGTACCATCAGGCTGAATAGCATGAGCATCAAGGTCTACAATATCTCTACCATCTTCATTCCAAGTAATAGAGAATCGCAGTACAGCATCAACAACTCCTCCTACAGCCTTAACAGCTTCTTTAATCTGAGACTTACCTGCAAGATTGCCATTATAAGTCCAGCTAAAATTGTTATGCCATTTGAAAATTGGCTTACTCTCCTTATTAACAGATGTAGTAAGCGTCACCATATTGTTCTTATGTTGACTAGTTAGGAAGGCTTCTACAGAAGTACATGTAGGAAGAATATCCTGCATAAACTTCTCGATTGACACTTCCTCAACTTTATTAAACTCACTACGTTTATGTCGAGTACTGCGAGAAGGAGCTACCTGATCAAAAATAGATACAGGGTTAACTTTGCCATCTCCTACATTTAAATGCAGAATATCCGATGCTTTAATATCATCGATAGTAGCACATCGACGATTAAAAGACTCTTCGTAGCCGTTATCTGCAACGAATTTCTTTGCCTCTTCAATCTGTCTTTTAGTAATAGGAGCAACGGCTTTCATATAATTTGCAGGGTCAACGCGCTTATTCCAATTAGTACAAGCTTCGTTAAGATCGACACCTTCTGCTAACTCTGTACAAAGAACTCCAATAAGTTCATTACGGAATCGGGCAAAAGGATTCTTATACGAAACTACCCAGCACCAGTTATCAAAAGCTAAGGAATCCTTATCAAACTTACTTGCTTTATTAGCAAGTTCAATCATCTTATCTACTTTCTGCAGATGAGTTGATCCGTCTAATAACGAACCTTGAGCAATTAGATCCTTTACAAGCACTAATGTGTCAATAGGAATTTCAGTTAAAGCTCGCTTTAAAACGTTTTTAGCATCACGATACGGAGCAATAACTGCTTCAATTGACTCAGAGCTCATACTTACAAACTGTTTGGGAACAAACAGATGCATGTGATTGAACTCATAAATCACATCAGGTTTAACTGTTCCAGGATATGCGTTTACTTCTTCAGGAGTATACTGCTTGAAGTTTTTGTCATACCCCAGCTGAAAAACTGTGTCAGTATCCTTAACACGAGAATAATTAAGCAAATGATATAGAGTACGGAATGACTCAAAGAAAACATTTGCAATTTGCTTTTCCTTTAAAGCTTTTGAAATAGCATCACAACTGTTCTGATATTCTGCCGATGTAGTTACATCGAAAATAGTCATAATGTTGTTATTCTCGTCAATAGCGACAATATTACCATATCGACGAACAAAATTATGACAACAGTTACAGTTATGTACAGAAGAGGTAGGATCACGGAATGTTGGATCATCTTCTTTCTTAAAAGAAGACAGATATAACTCCCATACAGATTCACCAGATAAACTGCTACGAAAAAGCTTACCTGTTGCACACATTTTTTCAAACTGTGCTTGGAGTAACTTAGTTAACTCTTTCATTTTTATGTTTTAAATAATAAATAATAAGAAATATTATAACAAATATTATTATGACTAACACAAAAATTATGCTAATCACAACAAACGTGTTAACTGAACATACAACGTAGATTAAATAAAGTATATAACATAGTAAAGTACAATACAATAGTAATCGATGATATAAACAAAACTTAAAAGTAAATGATAATATTATCAATCCAATCACTAATATAATCTTACTAACTATATCAACTACTTCAATTAATTGAGAATTCGTTGTTATAAACAATAAAAACAACTTCAGAAGTATACTAACAATAATAAAAGGACTAAACTTAATAAAGATTAGACTTAACTTCTTTAACATGATAGAAAATAGAAAATTAAGTTAATAACTAAAACTATCAACATCCAGCTAATAAATGTTAGTAGACGAGATAAACAACCTTGTTTAGTACAAATATCTTCAGAAGTTAATCGCATATCTAAAATTCAGGTTCAAACATACTAGACGCCCAACAAAAATTTCCGTTATCTTCTCTTAAATGATATAAATAACCATCATCAGACACAATAGGAATTCCATTCAACATAGGTTTTTTAACTTCTACAATCTCACAAATTTTTCCACCATATGCATATAGCATATCGTTGGTAAAGCTAAATCTATAAGAAAAAAAATGCACAACCAGGATCGTATGTTGATTTTATTAAAACTTTATCTCCAACTTTATATAAAGGATCCATAATCAATACTTTTTAAAATAGTGGACCTGACGAGAATCGAACTCGTGTCCATCTAATCGTAAACAACAATTTTATTTACATGCTTAGTTATTTTATTCTTTCATTCCGAAAAATAACAAAACGTACTAGATCGTTTTCTTCTTCCATCTTACAACGCATCTAGAAAAACTCGATTATACACGGGAGGCAAAATGCCACTCTCCACCACTTGCATTTTGTGGATGCAAGAAACCTTGCCTATTGTTTCTCCTGGTAAGGATAATCGAGTTTAGGCTGCCATCAAGACAACTTCCTCGATATCACGCGAAGGTGCAAGCGACATAACCTTGTTAGTCATCTTGCGGAAAGTTTTCTTAGCGTTTATTGTTTGGTCCAGTTGATAAAGGAGTTATACCAGCTCCTGCATGAATTGTTATCTACTGCCATTAAATGTCAAAAACCTGGCAGGCCCAAAAGGAAGCCAGTTTATACTCATGGCTTAGGAGTTTAAAATAGTTATAGGATTAAGACCTAAGTAAGACTATAACAAAAACAAAAACAAGGGCAGAACTCTCAGCAATGGCAAGGACAAAGTCAGATTAATTATAACTTTGAGAGTTCTCCAATTTTTGATATAATACTATTTTAATACAATACGCTGTCAAATGACATTTGACGCACAGTGCGTGCACTGTATAAAAAATAGATCTTAATTCCTATATAAAAGATGTAGTGTACTGATGAATATACAGTACAGCTACATCTACCTATTTTAGAGGTTACTTAAAAAATCGTACGTTTCCTTCAATGAATCAGGAATAGCGATTTTAAGCTTGTTGATACGCTTAAGTTCGGCATTCTTCCAATTAGTAAAATCATTCGTAAATGACTGTACTTGTGTAGCATATTCGCTATACTTTTTGGAATATTCAGCATCTACAGCAGCATTATGCTCTTTTACCTTTAACTCAATCGAGTTTTTAATCGAGTTTAATTCTGCTTCAATTGCACGATGTTTTTTCTGAAGTTCAAAATAAACTTCTTCGACATCATCTTTTGAGACACTGATGTTACGATGATACACTTTATCTCCTTCAATATATGCAGGAGAAGCAAATGCTTCAAACATCTGCTGTCGTGCTTCATGAAACGATCCACCAGGATGAATTGTTTTACCGATGATTGCAGCTTTTGCTTCAAGAGCATAGTAATGAGCTTTTGCCTTGATATCCAGCTCAGAAAAGAAATCCTCAAAAGACTTCTTATCTCCACGTGTAGGACTATCAGGTAACTCGATATCGTGCTCTTTGTAGTAAGTAGAAATTGGCATACGCTCAATTTCTGCAAAAGCAGCATTTTTAGCCTTGATAGCTTCTTGCATATATGCAACAAAAGCATTAGCTTTTGCGATTTTATCAAGACTTTCAACAATTACAGCTGTATCATCAACTGCATCGTTGAGTACGATAGGTTGAATATCAGCATTCAACGAACTAACACTGATTTTTACGAATCGAATTCGTGAAATATCAGCTTTTGCGTTTGCAACATATTCTCTGGCTACATTACAGAGATGATTTGCAGAAGTACTGGTAATACCATTTTCTGCAAAGAAACTTTGATATTTTTCTAACATAAAGTTACTTTTTATTCAGAGTAATACAACAATGTTGGATTATTTTTGTGTACATCTATATCAGGATATTGCTTTCCAAATACAGACATATCGAAAGGAGTTACAATCAAATGAAAACCATTCTTAGTTGGAATTAAAGCACGAAACTTTGGTCCAACAGGACGACATTCACGCTCAATAAACAACAAGATATTATTTACAGCACGATTATCGATTGGACCATCAATATCAACAACCCATGTTTTATCGTCTTTATTACACGTTGATCCACAAGCATGATCATAACAACGATAAACTTCTTCCATCTGATCACATCGTATTCGTTCAGCAAGATTCTGTAAACAAACTAACGCTACATCTTTATAGCTTCGCTTGTTTAAATGAATATAAGCACGTGCTTTAAATATAGAACACATTTGCTTAATTTCCTTTTTCTTACCTTCGAAATATTCAAGAGAACGTATACAATAGGAACGAACTAAACGGTTATTTGCTCCTATATCGGGATTATCCTTTGATCTTTGTATAATCTGAAGATAATAAAAATCATCTTTAGATTCAAATTTCAAAAGACTTTTAATCAAGTCAAAATTATCTACCATAAAATAATTCTAATAGGTTAATCTATTTCTATTGGAGCAATAATATTCTCTGCTTTACGTTGCCTATTTTTTACCCAACGACGCAGAAGTTTTCGTGCATAAAGACTTTTAGATCTTCCACCTCGTAAGTCAGAATGTGTACTCCAATCGTGATAAAAGTAATATTTTCGTTTTACGTACCGTTGAGTATAGTTAGTTTTCATGACAATCCTTAGGAATTAGTCCCAATTCTTTAAGAATAGGAAGAATGTGTTCTTTATGTTGAGGTCTTACTTTCATCAGATATTCATATGCGTTCATAGGAGACGCTGACTTAGTAAATCGAGAACATTCCTAATCAATTACCATTGCAAGCCAATCCTTTTTACGAGGAGAAGCTGTATGATGGTGTGAAAATCTAATATGAATTCTTTTTACCTTATCATAAGGTAAGATAAGTTTCAACCAAGGTTTTTCCCAGTCATGAAAAAGAAATCTCCATTTCCAGCAACCAAGATTTAACGCAGTCATTTGGAAAGCACACCAATGTGCAAACCAATACTTAAAAGTACTTCTTTGTGATTTATCAAACATAAAAATAAAATAAGATTGTGTGTTGTTACACCAAATGCTCAAAGGGCTATTATGCACATTGAAATGCTTGTTGTGGATCTTGCGGTCAAGCATGATTTAATCTCGTAGATTATTTCATAAGTATTCACGATACTATAGATCTTGAGTCTAATTTCCTCCCGTACTGTTAGACCTTATGCATAATTAAACTACATAGCTTCCATAATAGATTAAGTTAAAAAGGAAAAATATATCATTTCAGATATATCAAAAAATAACTCTCTCAAATTTACACGTTTGTTTTCCCTATAGTTTTACTCGATACTTATATATCCCACATTTTCCTCGAGTCTTGTATTTTGATATTAACGTACGATTTAATATCTCAACTTCTATTCGCAACTCTTTAAAGGATGCATACTATCAATGCTACCTCCAACCTTATTAAAAATAGAGCCTACACCTCCGATCAAGGAGATGTAGGCAATCGTTTATCGTCTTTTGAGAACTTCATAGTTTTAGTATGGGCTCCTTCTCTTAATAAAGGTTTTTCCTTTACCGTGATAGAGAAAACTATAGTGTTCTACTATAGAGACTACACCTTTGATTTAGCAGGTAGGTTTCTCTGCTTTTGAGCATCACGTACGAGGGATATATGATGCGTTGTGTTTTACCTTACGTCGAACTAACTTATACAGGATTTCACCTGTTTTCTTGTCCTTCATAGGATTACCTTCTTCATCAAACTTTACTTCTTTGAAGGTCATCGTAATGGCCTTCATACGCGGTTTTGCCATAATTTTAGAAAGATTTTAAAGTTTATAAAAAGTTGTGCCGCCTGAGGGATTCGAACCCCCTTACCGCTACCCCAATACACCTATTTGTTAAAGCGGGCCTGATCTACAGTCAGGCGATGTTAAGTCGGCAAATGAGGAGTTTAAGGTACTCCTCTAACCTTTAAATGTTACTTGCCCTGCTTCTTTGCAATATCAAGCAGCATATTCAATCCTACAGCATCCATAGGATTTGCAGAAGCATTCTGATTACCAAGAACCATAACTTCAGGAACCCATCGAACATTGGAATTTGCAAGTGCCTGTGCTACACCAATTGCAGTCTCCTTTTCGATAGTGGCCTTTTCAAGAGGAGTTACAATGTATTCTATATAAGACGCAACTCTTATATACGTTCTCTTACGAACTGCTTATAGTTTCCTATAAGATTAGACTATATCATCTTCCTTAACAGGAAGTTCTCCATTTCCATCACCATTAGCTTGTGATGTACTCCCTTTCGGGATAGTCGTTGAACTTTCTACAAACAAATGATTATAAACTTGCTTAATAAATTCTTTGTATTCTTCTATTGTCATTGTATGTTTAGCATAATTACATTTAGCACAACAAGGAACGCAGTTATTTATTTCATAACCTTTATTTGGATCAATTCTATCAATTCCATTTCTTAGTCATGCACCATCGTGTCGAGAAGTATAAGATACATCTTGTTTATATACTTGTGGAGCAGATCCACAATAAAAACAATTTTGTTCAACTATATTAATAAATTCATCTAAATTTAAATTAAAACTTAGATTTCTTTTAATAGCACCTCTTTTATAGTCTCTATATATTCTCTTTTTTAATGCTAGATTAAGAATTTTATGTTTTTGAAGAAATCTATCATGCACATTTTTACTGACTGTACAAGATCAACATGCTCATCTATTTTTAGCAGCTCTTTCTCTTACATGAAATTCTTTACCACAATCACACCGACACATTCATAATTTTTCTTTACCTCATGAATGTTCTTTTATAAATTCATACAAAAAAGTTATTTTACCTTGTCTATAACCTTGTTTATAAACTTTACTCATAATTTGCATACGTATTAAATATTAATTTTTCTTTTACTTATGCAAATGTATAAATAAAATTTATTATATGCAAATTTCTTTACATATAAATAGCTTAGCTGCTGATTAGCATATCATTTCTGACTTAGCTTTCCAGCAATTAAAAGAATTTGCTATAATAATTACTTATTATAGGGACTAACTAAACTAATCCAGCCTGTACCTTAGCACGTGCGGCAGCTGCCTCAGCAAGACCCTGAGCTTCAATACGTTTAGCATCCTCCTTAGCTTTAAGAGCTGAAAGACGAGCTACTTCATATTCCTGCTCAGCCTTAGTAACTTCTACAGCCTTTACTTTCTCCTGCTCCCACTTAGCCTTCATAGCCATAGCTTTACCCTCTTCCTCTGCACGAATTGCCTCCTGTGCAGCTGCTGCAGCCTTAGCTCGAGAAGTCTGGATAAGCATGTTAGCCTCCTGCTGCTGGGCAATCTGTTGATTTACCTTATCTGCATACGCGATCTTAGAAACAGCTACTTGTCCAATCTCAAGACCATAGTAGGCAAACGGAGAAGATTCACTTCGCTTATAACCACCTGCAGCAAGACTATCGGGGATCAGAGTTGCAACGTTGATAATCTTCTTTTCTCCCGTAATAGCATCCGTTACTTCGACTCGTTTAACAGCGGTCTTATAAACACCGTTATTCAGCTGGTCAGTAATATACTCAATCAGGTCATTCTTCTTCTCTGCATACGATTCAAAAGCAGACATCAGAGGGCCAGAAGCATAAATTACCTTAGTAACAGTTGGACGAACAAGATCATTCATAAGTCGATCCATACCATTGTAATCAGTCTGAATACGTTCGAGATACTTCTTATCGGTCGGAAGTTTTACTCGAAGCGAACCATAGATCATACCATCCGAAGCATCATTAAAGATTACAGGGATAGGATTTCCCATACGTTCACCCTTATCGTTCTCAGAACCGAACCACAGCTGCTGAGTTTTAAGATAAGTAGTAGTTTTTCCCCACCACTGCCACTTGAAGCCTGGAGTAGTCCAGTACTCCATGTTTCCCGAGAAGGGATACTGATTTACAACGATAGTTTCGTTTTTGACGTCTTCGCCAAACTTACCGAGAGTACAGAGAAACAGTACAGCCAGCGCTGCTACCAGAACAGCAAGAATCTTTTTGAAATTCATTTTTTATTGGATTTAGTTAAACATTAATTTCTTTTGAAGAAATAATAAAACGGAATAATTACTTTCCAACCGATTTTACGATTTGTAATCTTACATACGTCTAGCAATTGAAAAATCACTAGTACATAGTAAAAGACCAGTAAAAATCCGAACAATAAGATTAAAAAACGAAAGAAAATCATTTTGTGTCTTTGTTACAGTAAATTTTAACTTCTTGAGGTACTACTTGTATAAGAATTGTATCTTTTCGTTCTTTAAAAGTAGTATTGATAACTTTTTCGAGAGAATCAACATTAAGAACTAATCTTTGAATGTTGCTTTCAATTTTTTCACATCGTCTCTGATATACAGATACACTTGCATTAAAGAACGCAAAACTTATTAAAGCAGATAATGCTAAAAATAGCACTAATGCCCAAAGCTTTAAAGACCTCTCTCTATCCATAGTTAATTATCGAACAAACTACTTGTTTCAAGTGATGAATCGACATCTAAAATTGAAGTAACTCTATTACGACAAGGACATGAAGGCATGTGATAAATAAAATCACAACCATAATTAGTTATATATTCATGTCCTTCATATGTGAAATGATAAAGATAACTACCTGTTTTCACAATGTCTATCCGAACAGAAGGTATCTTTATCGTTTCAGTTGTTTTAATTGTGCTTGTACCAACTGTAATTGTTTCAGTACTTTCTGCAGGACAGCAACTTACAATAGTAAGTACACTAAGAATAAAAAGTAATTTTCGCATATTTCATTTAATATTAATCAAAGAAAAACTATACATCAGCTGTTAAATTAACAATTATTGCTTAATTGGCATAGCATTTTAAACGTGTTCTTTTTTAGCCAATGTTATTATAGATGCACGTACTAATGTATAGTAATAACTTAGTTACGTAAATGTGCAACCTATTACACAGATTCGTTTAGTTAGTTATTGCAGGTCAGCAGGATTCAAACCTACATCTTTAGAGGTTTGCTCTAACGCTCTTTTCACTTAAGCTATAACCTGAATTAAGAGGTACAAAAACGGTACCTCCGTCGTGCTACTATCCGTAGCTATTGACAGTCTCTGCCAAGACTTCTCTGTTTTTCTCGACGGCTGGCAGACCATCAAGATTATCAGATAAACACGTTGTCAATAAAATTGACTTAACGTACTAAATTGTATTTAAAATGATTATTTAAAGCTTCATATTGTTTAAACTTATACTTTGAATCAAAGCTTCTTGCTTCATCCCACGAACCTTTGGCAATTATAGAAGCTTTTTGTACAAAGAAATTGACAATTATTTTTGCATCTTCAATTGTTGGAATAATAATCTTATACTCTTTATTTCCAAAGAGTAAATGATAATCAATTAAAGGATTTACTTGTATTTTGTTTCGGGCATATCCTTCTTTAATGCGAAACTTTGGAGTAAATAACCATCCATTGCTTAGCATTAACATTGCCTTATAAAAAGCAGTTTGAAGTAAGCTTGATTCAAAATACCAAGATTCAACAGCTCCAACAACACTTTTTACTTCTACAATTTTTCTTGCAGTAACAAGATCGTTGCAAAAATAAATTACTATATCGTTTTGACAATATGTACCTCGATATTCTTCTGCTGCTTCGAGTTTACAAGCCATTTTAGCTTGATAATTTACACCTCTTTGACAGTTTTCAGTTAATCTTTTACGATATAGTTCTCTACGAAGTTGCAAATACTTTATTTGAGCAGCTGACTTTTTGATTAAATCAGATGCGCTAAATTGAAACTTGTCTTCCATAATTTAAAAAAGAAATACCATTCTGTAATGCATGCCTTTGCAATGGTATTCAAAAACTAATTCATATTGGCTAAATAATAATCATAACTCTTTGAACCTAAGCTACAGAACTCAGAAGTAAAGTTATTCAATCAAAGAGTTGTTTTCGCTGTACCTTTACCCATCTCTTATTCTCTAGATGTTTTCTGGCCTCGGCTCAAGTTAACTGCGTTTATTCCCTCTAAACTTATAACGAGCGGACTCTCTCAGCAGTTGAGAACTCATCAGATAGGCTAACCACTTCCTATTGACCTGCAACATAACTCTCCCGTTTTAAACGTCAGTAAACCATGCTGTTGTACATGATACTCTCTAGGTAGATATTAAATAAACATCTAGCTAAATTTCTGTTATTTTACATGACAGAGAGTTTGCCATGAGAGTTTACGGATACTCTAAACAGTTCACCTTATTTTATTAAGAACTTATTCATACTAAAATTATACTTATAAAATTATAAGTTATTTTAGCAGTAAGAAATTTGATGTAATCTCTTTTCCCCACTCTGGGTTTAACCCAATAAAATAAGTTTATGTTCATCACCTAAACCCCATGAAAACACTAGTCTAATGCTTCGATAGCATTATCATCTAGAAACTCATCTACTAATGATTGTGTAATATCATTTGTATTGAGTGTATCTTTTTCTATTTTTTCATCCATATTAATTTTCTTCACTACATCTTTTTACATATACACAAGCAATATATATTAAAAATATAGTATTGACAAGTGGTATTAAAAAATTAAAGAAATAGGATTTGTAATTATCTTCTTTGCCAAATCCCTCGCGATAGGACTAAGCAATCCATCCATAATAATTGCTATAAAAAATCCTAAGGTTAGCCAATATACAATCCAAAATAAACTCATAAAACGTTAAATTATTAGTAGCGGGAGTAGGATTCGAACCCACGTCCTCCAGGTTATGAGTCTGGCAAGCTACCACTGCTCTATCCCGCAATTTAGCCCTGGATTTAAGTGATATAGGGCTATAACCACTGATTTTATTAGTTTACTCTAATTCTTCACAGTCTGGACAACCGTGTTTAGAAATTCTTTGCCATATTGCATCGAAACAAAGAGCATAACCTCCTGAATTTTGAATTAGACGATCAAACAATCGCGATTCATAATCAGGACTCGTCTTAAACTGAATGAGATTTTGATCCCAGTATTCTCCAAACCATTCAGAGAATGTAAAACCAGTTGTATTATTATGCAGAATAGCCATTGCTATCATCCCAATCATAGAATCAAGCATCTGGCTATGAAACATAGTATTACAATTTGAGCTGACTTTAATCTCTTTAACTGCTTGAGCTTCATATCTTGGAGCAACTACACATCGAAAACATGCAGGAGTTACACCAGGAATGTAGAATACAATTTCAGCACACTGCGATTGTTCGTAGAAACCACCCCAGATAGCAGACTTCTTATAACGTAATGCTAACTTATTTCCAAAAGCTTGTGCTTTAAAAGAATCTGTTAGAAAAAGCAGCAAATCTGCAGAACCAAAGATTTCATCCAATTCTGCATCAGTCATATCTAAGAAGTTTTTCGTTATGCCCTTATAATCCAAATTAGGATTAATAGAATGTAAATGTTCTGCAAGAGCATCTACTTTCTTCATTCCTATTTGGCTTGCAGCAAATCCTTGTCGACAAAAATTGACTTCATCAACTGTATCAAAATCTAATACAGTTAAATGGCCAACTCCTGTTCGAGTTAATGCTTCATAAAGACAGTATGCACCTCCAGCGCCAACACCAACAATGCGCGTATTTTGCAACAAGTTGATATCAACTGCGTTACTTATACGGGAAAAGTCCATCTAATAAGTAATTAAGAAAACTATTTAATGATTCTTTGATAGATGTTTTAGGTTTTAAAGATTCTTTCCAGAACTTGTCATCCCAACCTGTTACATCAACATAGTCTCCTCCTTCTATCATACCTGCAGGAGGTAATGTATTTACTGTTTCACCTGGAACAGAAGTAGGAGTAATAGTTTGTACCTTAGGAGGATTAATAATATAACCATATTTACTTACATGAGGTTCTACAACAATCTCAATGTGAGTACCAACAGTTATATCTTTATCTCCGTTAAATAAAATACACGGATTAAGATTATATCCTCCATCAGGAATAGTTGAAACAATAGGAACTAACAATTTAGGACGAGGCATCCATTTAAACGCTCGTTGAAAATATCTAACATCCATAATGCTCGGAACTTTTAATCCAAATGGATGACTGTGAATAAATCCAATACAAGCTAATGCTTTTTCATCCCAAAGTCTTCGAACGTGTTTGTTTACGAAATCCGTATTGATGGTATAAGATGCACAAGTAGTATATGCAGCTTCATCAAATATAAATTCCCTTACAACATAATCGTCCAAATGACCAAAGAGTAATCCGCCAGATTCTGCAGGAATTCTTCCAATAGTATTAATGATATCGTTATAAGCGTTACTTGTAAAACGCATAACGAGATCACGATCATCGGCGTGTAAGTTGTTTGTCAATTGTGATACCAGTTTTAATATATTTCCAAGTTAACTCTGCCCAATCTGCTGAGAATTTCTTTGCTTGTTCCTCGGATCGTGGTTCATAACCATGCATTATGCATATTTTGTACTTACAACCATTACGTTTTGAAGGTAAACGATGTGTTACAGCGCAGTTGTCTTGTCTAAAAGCATAACTTGGTTGAGATAAAATATCTATTTCGTATCGAGAATTATAATATCCTGTCGGTATATACCGAAAAACAAAATATGCTTTACCATCTTTTGTTCTATAGATATTATATTTTCCGTTAAAACGAATTAGACTGTTATTAACTATATACGAATTGTTATAGTTATCCCACTGAGTACACCTACGTAATAGTTTACGTCGTTGAGAAGTATTTGTAACTATAAGTACTAAAAGAATTAATACTAAAGTTACAAATACTATCCATAAAATCACTAACATATACATTAATGCAGTGTACCACTTTTGATTTCCTCGCCACCCATTCGCTGCTGCTCAAACTGAACAGGTGGACGGCGGGCAACCTTAACTTGACGGTTATTATCTACAACAGCTACTGCAACATCGTTTGCATCAACCGAAACCATAGTTCCACTAGCCTGTTTGTAGTTTACTTCCTCGATAACTTCAGCATCCTGAACTGTATCAGTTTGCTGTTTTTCTTCTCGGTCCAAAAGGACGTCTAAAATTTTACGAAATTTTCCCATGTTTTTGAATAATTTAGGTATGTTGTACTCCAGGTCGGACTCGAACCGACACGGACCCTTCGGTCCGAAGGATTTTAAGTCCCTCGCGGCTGCCAATTACGCCACTGGAGCGGAAGAAGTCAGATAGAGCCTGGGGCCACTCCTTAGACATCGACCTACCTTCTAAGGATAATTGGATATCTGACTTTTAAAATTTATTTTTGTACTCGGAGCGGGAATCGAACCCGCACGGCCATTGCTGGCCAAGGGATTTTAAGTCCCTCGTGTCTACCTATTCCACCATCCGAGCAAATCAAATAAAATGATTAATGTGGACCCTACAGGGCTTGAACCTGTGACCTACTGATTATGATTTTTTTCTAATTCTTTGAAGAATTTTTCTAGTAAGATTATAAAACTGAGCTACTTTTTCTCAAGACCTTAATTCTTGATACTTTTTGGTAATTTCATCTTTAGTAGGATAATTTTTAGAACTATCTCTACATTCTTTAGAACAATATATTTTTCCTGTTGATTTAAGAAATCTTTTACCGCATATAGGACATACTTGCCCTGTTAGATTACTAAAACTAGTTGTCTTAGAATCTATTATATTAGAAATATTATCTAAAGTCAATTCAGGATAATGCAGTTCTCTATGACAATTAGCGCAAAGTAAAATACATTTATTCAATTCTTGTTCTAATTTATCTATACTAGTATTTGAAAATCTTCTACTATCTATTTGATATTCTTTTTGATTAGGATCTAAATGATGAAATTCTAATGCGGAAATATTTTTATTATATCCACATTTTTCACATTTAGCTCCACGGCTTAATATAGCCTCATATTTTCTCTTTATTCCTCTTAGTTTTTGTGATTCGTAATTATTCATATTTTATGCATTTGGATTTAATACACAAAGATAATGAATAATTTCATAATTACAAAGTTTTTGGAACAAAAATGTGCTCACTGAGGGACTCGAACCCCCAACCACTTGGATATAAGCCGAGCGCACTAACCATTGTGCTAAGTGAGCATTTTAAAATGAAGGAGTGGGTGACTGTCACTCTAACAGTTACTAATACTAGTATAATGGCCTAGCAGCTCAGTGTCACAGTCTTCCGACACATTAGTAATGTATTTTTACTTCATCTTGCAGGTGTAACGGGATTCGAACCAGACATACGATTCCCTCAAGAGTTCTCTCTTAGCGTATCTCCGAAGTTGCCACCTCGGTGTTTTACCATTAAACTATACACCTAAAACAAGTTGCAAATATAGCACTTAATTATTGAATATGCAAATTATTTACAACTATGATAAACATGAAAAGGTCCACAATGAATTTTACCATTTACAGAAGTTTCTCTTCTATAAATAATTTGAAAGACATTTGGATGATCCTTTATATAGTCTTCGACTTGCTGAACTGAAGAGAATGTTGCCAATATTTCCCATTTGTTAGAAATCGCATAATATTTACAATCTTTAGCAAATTTCAACAAGCTTTTAGTCACTTCTTTATCAAGAAATGCTTTACACTCTTCAGCACTTTTACTTGATCGGCATTGATCAAAATGAGGACAGTGATGACAATTATCTCGCCAATTTTCTTTCTTAGGAATCATTACATTAACTCTTTTGTTAATTTACTCTAATAACTTCAATTCCAAGTATTTTGCTATATTTTACAATATTAGCTACTTTGAAATCAAGATATTGTCCATTTCTATATGTTTTATATAGACGTTACTCTTCTATTTTAAGAGGAGCGATAATATTCTCTGCCTGTCGACGGAGATTCTTAGCCCATCTACGAAGAGTTTTACGAGCGTTAAGACTTTTTCTGCCTCTTTTATTAAAGAACGGAGAATATTTCTTAGTCATCCAATCATCGAAAAGCCAATGATTTTTCGCGTATCGTTGAGTAAAATTACTTTTCATATTACTTAAGTTCTACAGGTTCATCTTCCCATGTTAATTCACGACCAATAAGTTTCTTAATCGTTCCTTTTGGTAATTCAATATCGCTACAATGATGTAATTCTGAACGTCCTCCTTGTCCATCCCAAGATTCATAAACAGGATCTTCAAATATATCATATTCAGAATTTCTTATAGGCTTACTAGCAAACATATATTCATGTCCGCTTTTGTTTGTTGCTACTCATGCCATATCTTCATATTTTTAGTGATCCCAGAGAGGTTCGAACTCTCGACCCCTACATTAAAAGTGTAGTGCTCTAACCAACTGAGCTACGGGATCAGTATACATCCTCCTACTTGGTCGTTGGATGTATGTAATGACTCTCAAGTATGCAAGTATTTCTTAAACCATTGTAGAGTACTTAAATAAATATTTTTAATCTCTTCTCTGTACTGCTTAAAACAGTTGTATGTTAAAAGTTGTAAGAAAAGACCAATTGCTACTAGTATACTAACAAAACCTAAAGTAATATTAGATGCAGTTATAGCATTAAAAATATTAAGTACTACAAATATAGCGCCTAAATAAAAAAGTGTTCTTCCCATATTTTTAAAAGTAAATTTAAAGAATAAACTATGTACTTTGGCCTCAGGGGCAGGAATCGAACCTGCGACCAATAGATTAAGATTCTATCGCTCCACCACTGAGCTACCCACAGGACTTATAAAGCACATAGTTAGTTATGTTTGACAAATTGTATATGGTCAAGAATCAAATAATTCTCAACAGTAACACCAATTTCATCAAATTCTTTTGTGCTATCCCAATCTTCCAATATTTCAGCTTTTGAATGGGTAGCATAATAGTTTTGCAACGCAGCTAAAATATCGTTCATAATTTTTATTGGTAATTGCTATAAAGTACTCGGTACGGGATTCGAACCCGTGATTTCGAGAATGAAAATCTCGCGTCCTAGGCCAGCTAGACGAACCGAGCATCGTTTCTAACCTTAAAGGTGGCTAGATACCTATGTACTTACTAAGAGTGTACACTACTCTGATCTTGGCACTAGTTGTTTTAATTTATTAGGCAACATATTCAACATATTCATATCTACTTGTTCCCTTATTTATATATTAACAACTATTAACGGCACAGGATGGAAACTCATGCGCAAAGGCAGTTGAGGAGAGAACTTCGATCGTTAATCTCTCAGTGCAATGACATAAAGTACTAGCACCTTCCCATTCATTTAATAATAATAAAACATTAACAAATATATAAATCATATTTGTTAAACAATCTATATAACGCGAGACTAACTCGTAGTCCCGCCGCACTAGGCCTAATACCTATTTAAGGTCGCCTAGTCGACCATCACGATGATCCCGAGCTCACGCATGTCCTTCTTGAGCTGGTCTACATCGCCTGTACGCATGAACTTCTCCTTCGCCGCATTCACAGCGACTACATGCGCCTTCTGTCGCTTCTCCTGCTCGCGAATCTCACGGAGCCGATAAACAGCCTGACTCTCGAGACGGTCGATCTCGGCGAAAACTGCCGTCACCCGCTTGATGTTCTTCTCTTCAGCTTCCTTCTGATACTTCTCAGCGGCCTTCTTAACAATGTCAGCCGTCATGGTGTGGTTTGCGATGATCTGCTCCAGCGAGTTCTGCTTGTTGTTTTTCTTGTTGCTCATGGTTTGTGTGTTTTTGTGGGTTAAACGAAATTGTGCTATAGCCACCGATCAAAGTGACTATAGCAAAAGTATGAAAAAACGGTTAATTTGTAATGAAATATTTTTGCCTACGAAGGATTTTTATTCTTTATCATACGTTTAAATTATAAGCGAACGAATATTTTGCATTTTATCGAATCATTTTACTTATAACTTAAATCGGTCGATCTCGAATATGTGCCATGCTCTGATGACTTTAGACGGTTATCCACAACTAGATCAGGTTGTAGTTTGGACTAATTAACGACCTTAAGAAAAAAAGATCTGCGGGCTCTCAACCTAGCGAAGCAATCGAAATTTTCAGATCAGATGAATTTTTAAAAAAGAAACTGTTTTAATAATAGAAGGTATTACCCATGTGTTTCACAACACGTTCTCTATTAACTATCAATTCAATAAATAAACTTGTTGGAGAAATAAAATTTATCTACGAATTAGTAAAATACCTAAAGATAGACAGTTTATGGCGTTAAAGCGTTGTGCCATTGCGCTGTGTTAATGGTTCAGTCTCGGCGTGCCAATCTCCAATAAACATGCAAAGTAAAGGCGTCTTTTTATATTTTTGGCCGCTATGAATTCATTAACCATTTTGTCAGGTATGGTATGTCGGTTAACTACCAACCAAGGTTGTAGTTGATGCCGCACTCGCCGAGCCACTGCTGTGCAGTAGTAACCGACACTTCACCTCGCTGTCGTTCTCCGTTCTCGAAGAATCGAAGAAACCAACCACGAGGAGTTCGGTAGAGCTTCTCATGCAGATGTTCTTCGACCTTAGCCGCAGAGAACTGCAGATAGCCGTTTTTCTTGTTTTTGAGGGACATAAAGTCCTTTTTGCGCATCGTTTTCTTGGAAATGATCTGATACTTGCTCATGATCGTACAATTTTAGATATTGTTAAACTTATAGAATTGAGTTGTGACATAATTGTACCAAATATTTCGGTTATTTCTTTTTTAGAACCGTCATAAATAAATACAAATTTGTCTTTAGCTTGTTCAGTAGGAACTACTGTAATCGTGTTACAGATATAGCCTTTTAATTGCCTTGACTTCTTAATCTCTAAATCAGCAAATGGTGTTTTCTCAGAAGTAACTGACAGACAATATACTTTGTCTTTAGTTACTTTGAGTACAATATGATAATGTGGAACAGGAATTGCTCCTACTCTCATATGTACGACATCCCATTTTTTTAATTTAGTTACAGGAAATTTTGAAACAGGAATGTTTGCAGGCGTACGAGTGTTAGAAGAAAAGCAGTTAGGTGAAATTGTTGCTAACAATTCGCCTAACTGTTCTCTTTGTCCTTCAGTACACTCAGGAAGCGTTTTCAAAATATTCTGTAAAGATTGAAGTCTCGGTAGAAACTTCGAATCTTCCATACTACAGACACATTCGATAAGCTGCAGTCCAGTCTTTGCACCGATCAGTCTTCGGAGCTACGAACTTACTTTGCAGGTTCTTGAGGAACTTCTGTTTGTCTTTGATGTCATCAAATACGTTGTAGAACGCAAGAATGGCATCGCGTTTGAAAACGCGGTCATCTTTGATGGCCATATAGACTTTGTGCAGCATCATCATTTTAAAACGAGCTGCCACGAGTTCGTCGTATGTGATCTGCAGTTTTCCTTCCTTAAAGACACTGCTGGAGTAAGCACCTTTAATGATTTGAACTGCGGCACGAACTCCTTTAAGATGTTTCTGAGTTTTGGAGATAAAGTCTGCTAACTTGATATAGGCATCAACTTCCAGCGTCGTATATGCATGGAAGTAGTCTGCCGCAAGCCAGCGTTTCTGTCCTGAGTTGAAACGAATTGCCAGCTGTACAGGATCCTCGTCAGATGTGATGATGAGTACACGAAGGAACAGTTTATGAGAAGGATTATTCTCACAGACGTTACAGAACGCTTTGTAGCGATTCTGGCCATCAACTACGTAACCGTCTTTGGTTACGAAGATAGGAGGAATCCATTCACCACGTTCCATCGCTCCCATCAGAGAACGAACATGTGCGGGTTTCGTGTGACGATTTGCGTCAAGGAATTTGAAATCCTTACGTGGTTCACGAATAAAAATGATCTTTTCTTCTTTTTGCGTTTTCATATTTACAATGTTTTGAATTTTAGTATCGGATAGTGAGATTCGAACTCCTATTTCAGTCTGTTTACCATGGGCGACTGTGTCCTACCATTAGACGAATCCGACAAATAAGGAGCTACTATACTTCACTCCTCGGAAGTTGGCTACTTCTTAATAGCCGATTTAACCAAAAAAGTCTAAACCTATGTCGCGAAAATAATTTTACAGAAATAAAAATAGCTATTGTGGCCGTGCATTCAGTATCCACACCTTTAACCTGAACATTCTCGGAACATTTAAAATGTTAGCTATTTTATGGTTGCTATTTTCTCTCACGTTAAGATAGCATAGCTGCTAGTACTTTCCAGATTTCGTCAGTCTGCGGGTATTAGTACGTCCTCTTGCTCAAGTCCAGAGTGTGCTGAACAACACTGTACTATACTACGCGTGGTACAACGCTACCTTACATCGTCATGTTAGGGTTTAGAGCACCTTATTTTGACTCTCATTGGTGCTCGTGGAGAGTTTGAAAATAGATATACCTACACTTTGCCTTTAGCTGCTTTACTCAGTTTGTGTTGCAGCTTCACCTTTTTTAGAGTATGTAAGAAATAAAACTGAAAAATTCTTAAACATCTCTGAAATTACCCAACCTCGGTATATCTACAAAATACACAACCATACTTAGTGCTATGAGCTTCTTAATAGCTACTTACGCGCTTTCACTAAAAAGATTCTAAACTAAGTGATCCTACTCTATCTGGCAGATTAATTATGGCTGCAGCTTTGCTACAGAATTTAACAGTAAATCTGTTTTACGTGTATTTTTATGAGTTATTTGCATTTTTCAATGCACAGAGAGACTACAGTTGAATTTTTGGGTATTCTTGCGTGGTCAAGTAATAAATAATATATCTTAACTTTAGAAAGAATGATCTGTTGTGATATCAAGTCATAATCACAAACCTTAGGAGACATTCGAAATTCGATTATTGTCTTATCGGCAAGTTCAACTTTAGCAACTACTTCGATATCATCTAAGTTTTTGACTGTGACATATTCTTTTTCTTCGACCAGATACTCAAATTCACGTTGTTGTCGTTCTTTCTCGATTTGTTCAAATTTTTCGTTTGATTCGTTAATAAGAGAAACGAGTCTTTTAGTTCTTTGAACTTCTTTATACCCAAAATATACTAAAAAAGAACCGACAATAAGAAGCACGATAATACTAATGCCTTTCTTAATATCTGTTTTCATGGTTTTTGTGTTAAAGTATGTTTTAAGTGCGAAACTTTAGTTTTATCTATGTTAAAATCAATAAAATCTAACTAAACGCTTGCTCAAACTACAAAATTGTAATAAATAAATTTACTACATGTAGAGTAACTTGCTGATTATGAATGTTTTATTGATTATAGTATGTATGATGTGAAATGAAAAATTGTGAGGTAAAAAAGGTTAGGAAATGGAGAGAGGAGGGACTATCCCTTCTCTCTCATTCCGTCCAATGATTATGAAAAACTTTTTGTCACCTCGGCAAACTCAGTCGCATTTTGCACAGCAACAGGACTCGAACCTGTATCACCTCATTACTGAGGGGTCTTACCAGTTAAACGATACTGTTTTGAACATCTGTTGGTGTTTACAATAGTTGGCTAGACCAGTAGAAACACGAAACAATGGCCAACCTTCGGTCTCTTAAGCCATTTAGACCTTTGGATTTGTGGGTATAGTGGGATTCGAACCCGTAAGAGGTCTATCTATATGTAGCACGTTACTACATAGGAAGATAAACAGTTACCTTTACTTAGGCTTGCGCCACGCAGTTTACGTCTGCGCTGACCTACCAATGGTCTTATACCCATAAAAAGACCTGCCACTACTCAGGTCTTAAAAGCCACTAAAAATGTTTGGTAATAGCGTGTTGTAGTGGTAAAAGTTTAATCTATGATACAATTTGTGCTCATAGAAGTTTTCAGGCTTCTATGAACTATTCTTCGTTACTACCGAACACAAGTGCGAATATTACTACAACTGTGACAACGATAGTTACGGGAAGTGAAAAACCTACAGTGGTAGCAATCCCTCCTGTAAATAAACAAGCGAAGATTGAACCAAACAATGCGGTCATGAACTTATCAAACTTACTCGACTTTTCCATCTAAATGAATGCACCTTTGTATAAAATATTCGCCCTTTTTATTTGCGTGTAAAACAAAGTAACTTTCGGGGTTCTTATACCAACACCGTCAGTTTACTACTACATACTCGCCGCAATTCGTGACGAGAATGTTAAAGGGGCGCTTTCACGCCCCTTTAACAGTCAGCAGTCCGTTACGCCGCATTACACGAAGACGAGCTTAGCGACAGTGCGCGGACGAGTACCGTCGGTACGAGTACCGTTCTCGAAGATGGCCTCCTGGAACGTGACCTCTTCCTTCGCGGTAATCTTCTTGCCGAGGCATGCCTCGATGCGAACTGCGTCGTCTTCGCAGGTACGGAGAGCTTCCGCAACGGGATGCACGGGCACCATCTTGTGGTCGTAACGACGCAGGTTGCTTGCCGACAGATAGGCAGGCTTGCCGTTCTTCAGACCGAGGATGAGAACCTCGACCGCATCGCTGTTTGCGCGAACCTGGCGCGTTACCGTCTTGATGTCGCCGACAGTGTCAGGGAACTCGAATACGTCGCCTACATTGAGGCCATAGGTAACGAGACCAACACCCTTACCCTTCAGGGCTTCGATACCACCTTCCTTGATGGTCAAACCGTTCCGTACAGGAACAACAGGCATTTCGCCTTCAGGAATCTGATTCAGTTTCATAAATATACAAATTTTAAATTATTAATTCGGTGATTAGCACACCCGACATTTGTTGTCTGGGTAAATATTTGTTGGGAGCTTTGTTTTTGTTCTCCCTAAGTATTTGTTAGACGCTTTGGTGAATTGTTGTTTTAGCTTTGGTTGTACATACATTTATAAGTGGAGAGCATTTACTCTCCACTTGAGCCAAAGTACTTGTTGTTTTCAATATCTAAACCAAGTTCCTCTTTTAAATATGCTACATACTCATAAGTAGGAATATCAGTTGTATTGAACGCCTTGTAGACTTTATCCAGTCTGTCCTGGATAATTCCCAATCGCCTGAGAAATTCTTCTTCTGTCATGTTATAAACAGTTAAAGAGAGGACTATTGTCCTCTCTTAGTTGCCAGTATTTCTCGCATAATTTGAGTGATGGTATCATCACTCAGTCGAGAGGGACGTCGGTGTCCCCCTCGAGGACGCGGAAGTTCTTGATTTTCTTCATCTTCGTAACGATTGTATCGACGTTCAACGTGATGTACTTCAACGATGCTTTCAGCATCAATCATGATGCCATTAATGATAGTGGTAATCATAGAGTTAAGATATTTAATGTTTAAGATATGCTTGTTGCTTTTGTTATAAAGATAGGGAGTAAATTACTCCCAAGGAATTAACTCAACTATCCGTCTCAGATACAGTTTATTGTAAATGATAAACGGAAGCCAAGCAATAACCCACGGAACGTAATCTACTCCGATAACGACGAATAGCATGACAAGTAACTCGCCAAGAAGTAACTTTTTCATAGTTTATGATAAAATTAAAATAGGTAAGAGAGAAATTCTCTCTCACCTATCTTTTATTCATCACTTAAAGAGTAGTAGTTGAATAGTTTTTTCCTCTATCACATCCATTTCAATGAATGCGACTGATTTCTTGATTTTCAGCAGGATATTAAATACGTTATTAGGTATATGATACTTGATTCCAGATATCTCAATAATAACGCAGCAACGAGATGCTCCAACTATACTATTAAGCATAGTATTGATTTCTAATTTCATAGTGATTTTTGAGTTAAGGTTAATACTATAGATACGTTTGATTGCTTTTGGTGATCAGATTAAAAAAGAAAATACATTCCAGATTTACTGGAATGTATTTTCAATGAGCGATTAGCGTCTCCAAATCACTTTGCCAGTGTTCCATTCTGCAAGAGAGAAATTGATCTCAGTATCAGATTCATACTTGTAAGGCCTTGCGATGGTGTACTCTTCGTCTTTGTAACTTCTCCTGTTTACCTCGTTTGCGGCGTCTTCTTCCGTCTTGTACCAACGAATTTCCATTTTCGTGTACTTGATGCGTACATTTACAGTACCCCGCAGGAAGTTGGGATCCGCAGATTGAATCTCTACAATTGTGTAGTTTTTATCGTTGCAGGTTACTTCCACCATATTGATGGGCCGCACTGTCAGTTCTGCGTCGCCAGTGATAATAGCGATAGCATTCTCGCGGTGCTCTTCTGGAATACATTGAATGAGAAGTGCAACGTTGTCTATAAAAATAGAAGTTTCAACGCTATTAGCGTAAGTCGAAAGCAATCGCTTGATAAGATTGAAATTTTGCATAGTCGTAAGAGTTAAGATTAACACTAATCACCTATTAAATGATTTGGTTATTCTTTAAAAAGAAAGTGGGAGATTACTCTCCCACTCCTGACAAGTCAGTTGTCTGCTCGGTATAAACATAATCAACAGTTTTAGACAACGTAACCTTGTCCCAGCCTTCTTTCTTGAAGACCAGCATTGCTTGCTCGATTGAAGAGAGACGCTTGCTCTTCTTTTCAACCTTAACTCTGCTCTTGGCGTCTTTCACCTTCGACGATAAGTACCTGACGCTTTGCAAGTATGTCGCGTACTTTCGTGATGGTAACAACAGACATTTCGAGTTTAGCAGCCAGTTGTTTCAAGCTGAGCTGCTCGAATTTTTCTTTGGAATAGTTCTTGTAGAACACGTCGATAATCACACCAACGTGCTGCATGAGAATAGGCTTCATATGATTTAGAATTAAGGTTTGACAGATGAGGAATTATCCCCTCTGTTTAGAGGGGATAATTGCGAAGATGACTGCGATAAACAATACTGTAACCGCATACAGGAATAGGTTGCTATGAGAAACAGCACCAATCAGCAGGCAGACACCTGCAAAGAAAAATACGTAGCTGAGGATGTCAAGAAAACGTCGCATACAGTCTCGAGTTAAGGTTACAAACCGATTATCATCTTTGGTAATGGTAAAAAGAATATAAGAGCAAAAGCTCTTATATTCTTAGAACCAAGAATCGATGTAGTTGTCCAGTTGCTCTTCAGCAATCTCGTCTTGACGACGCATCTCGTTCAACTCTTCAGGAGTATAATCAGTGATATCGAGGTTAATCATGGCTACGTATTTTTGAAATTATCCTACGGATATGTTTGTTGCTTTGGTAAATTTGTTTCAATTTTTAGCCAGGATTTTTGTCTAAATTTTTTTCATTTTCCCTTTTAGATCCCCAGGGGGAGTTTTTTCATAGTATCCGTACACGCCCATTATCTCTACAAAAAATCACTTTTCCAATCAATCGGGGGGGGGGCGTAAAAATCAACCTATTAATATAGATCTATCCGAGCGCCTCCGCGAAGCGAGGATATATAGTTATATAGATAGATATCACCTAGGGCACATTACTGTATTACCTAGGGAACACAGGTGTATCGCATAGGTAACCAAGTGTATCACTCAGGGCACATAGGTGTATCACTCAGGGAACATCACTGTATTATATAAATATCATTATTATATTGTATAAATATTTGGTAATGTTATAATATTTTATTATTTTTGTAAAAATTTAATTCAAATATTATGGATAAACAAACACAACACATTCAAGTGCCTAAAGGATTGGGCACCAAAGAAATAAAAATGAATCCTACAGATTATCTTATCTATGGTTATATGCGTATGAATATGGATAAAGATAGTTTTAAAACATTTATATCTTTAAGAAGACTCTCTGAATTATCGCAAGTTTCAATTAATACAGTACAAAGTAGTATTAAAAAATTAGCAGCGGCTGGAGAGATTAAAATATTAGATAAGAAAAAGGGCAGAAGTAATGAGTATGAAATTCAAAAAACTGGTAAATATTTTGAGAGATTTACTTACGAATTTCTAAAATCTGATATCACTACTCCAGAAGAAAAAGGTGTATTAATTGCAATGCAACAATATACTAATAAATCTAATGGTAATTCTGCTGTTACATTGTATTCTAATAAAGAACTGGCAGATAAAATGGATATTAGTACAAAAATACTAAGAAGAATTTTTAAACAATTAGAAGATAAAGGTATATTGCATACAGATAAAACTACAATATATGATCAAGTTACAGGGCTTAGAAAAACTGCTAAATATATTGATCTAGCTCTAATATGTCAAGCTATATTATTTGTTAATCAAAAAGTAGATGAACATACAGAACAACTTGAACAGCACACAGAAGATATTAATAGTTTAAAGAAAGAGATTTCTAGACTTAAAAAAGAATATGAAACTCTAGTAAAAAAAGTTACTATCGAAGAACCAACTTTTAAATTTGAATAAATATGATAAAAATAAATTGTATGTTAATAACTGCTAATTTCAAGAAAAAAATATTTAGCTTTTTTTCAAAGTGTAATCACAATTCAGAACGTATTACAGAAGCATATGATAGAATTGAAAGATTAGAATATCGCGTAGTAGAATTAGAAAATCAAATTAAAGAATTAAAAAATAAATGTTAATTATTTTATAATTTGTTAATGTTAGAAATATTTTATATATTTGCCAAATAAAAACATTACTAACATGGACTTAACTTATAAACCTTATATTAGAGATTCGGCCTTTAAAACGTTATCTATTAAAACACCATCGATAGTTATTAATGGATATAAACCAAAATATACAACAGATACAAAATCAGAAGAATCTGAAGAAGCTTCTCCAGTTGAATCTCCTATAGAAGAAATAAAAACAACACAACCAAGTACAGTTAAACATTCTTCTAAAACTTTTAAATCAAAAGAAGAATTTAAAAGTACAATGCTTCCAATATATGAATCTATTTTAATTAAAAAAGGACTAAATCCATTATTTGCAAAAGCATTAGTAGCACAAGATGGATTAGAATCTGCGTGAGGATCAAAATTGTCAGGTAAATATAATTTTGGAGGAATTAAAGGAAAAGGAACTATAGCGAGAACTAGAGAAGTTATTAATGGACAAGATGTGTATATTAATGATAGTTTTAGAGATTTTGATTCAATAGAAGACTATGCTAATTACAAAGTTGATTTACTTAATAATAATCGTTATAAAGCATTTTCTGGAGATATATCTGAATTTGCAAGTAGAGTACACAAAGGCGGATATGCTACAGATCCAAATTATACGAATTCGTTAAATAATGTAATTGCAAGTATTAAACATGGAGGAGTATTAAAATTTCAAGAAGGAGGACTCCTTGAAGGAAAGAAATGAGTACAAAATTGATATCAAAATAGAAAACCAATTATTAAAAGAAATATACAACAAAATCAAAGAATACCGTTTCCTGTAACAGAATCTTTAGGATATAATATTCTTACTAGAAATATGAATTTAACTAATGCATCAGTTAATCCTTCAAAAGTTCCAGAAGACGCTAAAGGAATATATTATCCTAGAGGACGTAGAATATATTTAAAAGAAGATTCTGCTTCTTCTGCAGTTCATGAATGAACGCATAGTAGTAATCCAGATGCACAAATTAGAGAAATCAATAAAATTAAGGAATTATTAGGAGATGCATTCTATGATCAACGTTCTGTAATACCAGATAATTATTTAGATGATGCACAGGAAATATATTCACGATTAATGCAGTTAAGACACGCATTAAAAATAGATCCTAATCATAAATTCACTAATGAAGAGGTAGAAGCTTTAAAACAAGATAGAATAAAACAAGAGACTTTAACAAATAGATTAAAAGGAAAGAAAAATAATAGTTTTTCAACTACAGTTTTTGATAAAAATAATCAAGTTATCTACTCTGAACCTTTTAATCCTGAATATAAATATGTTCCTGAAGAATCTACTAGTAATAGAGAATACGATGAGACTAATTCTTTTAATATCTTAAATCGTTATAGTACTGATACTATTAGAAGGTTATTAAATGATGTTGCTTGAGATCAAACTAAAAAGAAAGATACAAGTTTATATGCAAAATTAGGGTTAAAAATACCTAAATATCAACATTCTGGTGTTTTAAAAGATACATATAACGATCCAAGTGAATATTATGATTATTCAGCTGGCGAATATGATTCTAATACACAACACTGAAGTAGTAGAGATCCTAAGACTGGGTTATTATTAAAAAATCCGAAACATACTACTTTTTATAAAAGTGTTCTTGAAGACGAAAAATTAGGATATGAATTATATAAAGATATTTCAACTGGAAGATATTATACATTAAATCCCGAAGAATATATTACCTCTTCTAAGAAATTAACTCTAAGAAAAGTATCAGATGATGAGCGAAGAGAATTATTAGGTAGAACTCATTTAGATACTTGAAGAAATAGACCTGATTTTAATGATGTTGTCCCAGGATTTTCTAAAGATACCTTAGATAACAGAAAGGCTCCTTATATTAGCACGATTTTAAAGGCAGCTGAAAATCAAGATATAAACCCAGAAATTTTAGATGCTTTATTTACACAAGAGAGTAAATATGATCCAAATGCAGAATCTTCCGCAGGTGCTAAGGGTGTCGGACAATTAACTGATATTAATACTAAAGATATTGATCCATTTAATCCATATCAAAATATCCTTAGAAGTTCTGAAGTATTAGAATGATTTAGGAACCGTAATAATAGAGATATAAAGAGAGCAATTGCAGGATATAACGGATACACAAAGCCAGAAAATGCAAAACGAAAAATGAAAAAAGAAGATTCTCTAGAAGTCGTTAGAGGTAAAAGAAGTGATAATTACTATGAAGTTTTATATGATTTAATAGATTCTTTAAAACAACATTCTACTGTTAATTATCCTTTTAAAAAACCTAATAATTAAATTATAATAAATAAATACATATATGTTTACATTAAGAAAAATTACACAATCAGGTATAGAAATGAATTTCGATTTAGGAAACGCATACACATTAGTTGTAAAAGAACGTTCTCCAAAAGATTTTGATAAAGAAATGAAAGATCATCCTTTTTATAACGAGATATATGCTTTTATAATTTACAAAGATGAAATGTTACCATTATATAAAAATCAGAAAAACTATATAGTTTCTGAAAATGGAACTACTTATAGTAATTTAACCTATAAATAATAAATAACTATGGAAAAAATGACTTGAAAAACAAAATTAATTATTGCTGCAATTGTTGTTGCTTTAGTATTAGCTGGTTGTGGCATTGTTTCAGCTATGAGCTTTGGAAGTTTACTTTTAGCTTTAGCTAGTTTAGCAGTTGGAGGAGCTTGTGGTTGGTATGCAAAATATATTTATGATAAATATTTTAAAACAGTACAAGAATAATGAATGGATTATTTATTAGCCAGAATATAACAGCGGGAAAGATTGTACCAGATAGAAAGGTTGTAAAATCATTTTTACATTATTATGGCCCATGTCCAGATCTTAATAGAACTGTATCACAAAAGAAAGTATTACTTGGGATATCTTTTGATTCTCCAATAAATTATGATGATCAAAAAAGATTTTGTCATTTAACATTTACATTTAATTATGCTAGAGGTTCATCATCTAAGCCAATATTAGATTCTACATCTGTTGATTTAGATATAACGCTTTGATCATTAGAGGATAATCCTATGTTACCAGATTCCGTTTTGGGGAAACATACACATTTTGTATTTTCTGCAAGTGTTCAAAGTGATGACGAATTAGACCCATTACTTTGAGTTACAGATCCAACAAATATAAAACTAAACTTGTATGCACCCGAACAAAAGACATTTTATATATCACCAGCTACATTTACAATTGACTATCAGATATTACCTGTATTAAATCAATTAGAGATTGATGCTGCTCGTGCTAATAATTGAAGTGCATCATATCGATACGGTCTGTTAAATTCTAGCACTGGAGATTTAATGACATTCTATCAATTAGAGGTTGATGCTGCTTCAGGTCCATATTATAGTGGTCTCCAGTTACTATTATGTGATAGAGATAAATTTTTATCATCTTTAGTTCGACCAAGAATTGATATATATCTTAATAAAGCAGATTCTTCGTTAACTAGTAGTACTTTTACTCAACTTAGGAATTTTATATGTACTTCTGATGAATATAGTCGTGAATTATTATTTGATAGATCAAAAACGGTAGATATCGGTGTGTACACAACTACAGGACAATGAACAAATGATATTGGTGATTTTGGCGGAGAAGGAGTGACAACAGATGTATATGGAAATTATCTTTTATCGTCGCATAAGTGTATAATTGCTCCAAAATAAAAATTAAATATGATAATTAATAATACAGACGTGTTGTTACCTTTACTTTGCTTTGATTATGATTATTATATTCGTGTAATTGTTATTAGTAGATATAAAGATACTGGAAATGAAACAATTTGACAACGTTCATTTTTTGGTACAAAAGATTCTTTAAATAAAGAATTACCAACAATTATTCAGTTAGCGAATGATAAAAAAGCAAGAGTGTATATTGATCTTATTCCGTATCGATTAAGTAGTTATTTTCTAGCAGAACACGAATGAAGATGAAACTCTGTATTTGGAATTAAACCGCAATTAAAAAGACAACACGACGTTCCTCAGTATGGATTATTTGATGCAGATAGCAATGAACCAGAAATTAATGAAATAGTAAATAAATTTATAATTGAAAATAATTTAGATCGAATTATTATAAAATCTTCAGAAAGAGGAGAACATTGAATTTTAAAATCAGAAGATCTTAAGTTAATAAAAGAACAAATTAATTTACCATTATGTTGTAATAAAATACATACAGATGATATGGTTTGAGCTTGTCTTTATAATCCTATCGATTTAATTAAAAAGAATTTATGTTAATTATATTAGATAACGGACATGGAAAAGAAACGCCTGGGAAACGTTCTCCAAAATGGGAGGACGGTTCCCAGCTTTTTGAATATGAGTTTAATAGAGATATAGTTAGAAGAATTGCAAGTAAATTAGAACAACATAATATACCTTATTATATATTAGTACCTGAACTAGAAGATATTTCTTTATCGGAAAGATGCAAGAGAGCTAATAATATTTATAAAGATAATAAAGATTGTATGTTGCTTTCTATTCATGCAAATGCTGGAGGAGGTACTGGATGAGAAGCTTATACTTCTATAGGTAACACTAAATCAGATACTTATGCTACTATACTCTATCAAAAAGCTAAAGAATATTTTCCAGATTGGAAAATTAGAAAAGATGAATCTGATGGAGATCCAGATAAGGAGGATAATTTTTATATACTAAAACATACATCTTGTCCAGCAGTCCTTACTGAGAACTTCTTTATGGATACTAAAAAAGATTGTGCATATATACTTTCTGAAGAAGGAAGAGAGAATATAGCAAATATGCACGTTGATGCGATTTTAAATTTTAAATAGAAATAATGGAATACAGAAGAATAAAAGGAGGATTAGTTATTAGAATAAACGCAAAAGGTGAGAGTTTATATAATATAGGCCGAATTACATTTACAGGAAGCAATGGAGGAGAGACTTTAAATATCTCAGAAATAAATTTTAATGAAGCTGTTACGATACTATTGAAATTAAGTTGTCAATTGAAGATCTAACTTCTACTGAATGAAATTATGCAGGTCCTGTTGTTTTAACTTTAAATATATATGAATATAATGATACAGATGATACTTCAGTTTCTATTAGATATTATCCAGGAGATAATGATGAAAATAGAGATGAGATAGATATTAGTCAAGGATGGTATTATATAAATAGAATAAATAAAGTTTTATAATGAAATGATACATTAAACTTTTACGTTGAATTTGAGAATTTCCACAATGTTTACTTGGATTTATATTAACATTATGTTATAATGTAGAATATAAAGAGACATTTAAAGAAATTCCAATTTATGCTGGTAAATTTCCAGGAGGCATTTCACTTGGATTGTATGTTTTAATGAGTGAGTCAAATTGAAAATATAATAGAGGGTGAGCTAAAGAACATGAATGAGGACATACGCGTCAATCATTATATTTAGGACCTTTATATTTATTAGCAATTGGACTTCCAAGTATATTATGAGCAGCTTTTCATGGACATTGAAATTACTATAAGTTCTATACAGAAAAGTGGGCAGATAAACTTGGAGGAGTAACTGGAAGATATTATTAATATGAATGATACATTAAAACAAACAGCAGAGGTTAATTCTAAAATTACATTAGAACAATTTTTAGAAAAAATAATAGAATCTAGAGAAGAATCTAAAAAAGAAAAGGAGCCTAAATAAGGCTCCTTTTATTCTTTATAATATTTTGCACTTGTAATAAAGCTTACTAAACTTAATAATAACATTAATAATGACGGGCTTGTTAAAGTACTAAGAAAAAATAAACCCATAAACATTAAACCAAGTACATATCATAGTTTATAATTTTTCATATTAATATTTAATAATAGCTAGTCCTCAAGTTCCATCTGGAACGTGAGTTACAAATCCGTTATAACTAACTTCATATGAGTTATCTATTGTATAATAAGTATAAATGTATGTTCCGTCACTGTCTGGATCTACCTCACTTGAACCTACAGAAATTTCAATTTCAACTCCATCTTCAGGACGTTGTGGATCCTCGCTTTCTAAACTAGATCTAGGAATTTTTATTTCAATTAACCCTGAGGTTAAATCAGAACCAAAATCAAATACTTTTTCTAAAGCTTCAGATGTTACTCCACTATTTAATTTTAATCATTTAATCCCTTTATAACTTACTACAGAGGATGCTAATAAACTTTTAATATCAATACGAACGATTAACCCCCCCCCGATATCACTTTTGCAGTTGTTTCCATAATTTTAATTTAATTTTTTGTTTTATTTCATATACCTGTAATGCTATCTATTCCTAATAAAGAAGTACTACAAATAAATAGCATATCTATAACTTCGGGCGCAGGTATTGCAGATATTGTACAGTATAAACATATAAACAAGCAAACTATTCACCCAAGAAATCCACATACTCTTTTACTACTTAAACCACTATTTGCAGTAAACATCTTTATAAAGAAATCTTTCATTATTTTTTACCTTTATTTCATTTAGCAGCATTTTGTGCAAAAATTGCTCTCTTTCTAGTTACTGGATTCTTACTATGTGTTAATTCTTCAGTTGTTTTTCCAGTTCTTTTTTTAGTGGCATTAAACTTACCTCTATTTTCTGGTTTAATGTATATTTTTGCTCCTTTCTTAATCATTTCTAAGTAACCTGCAGCAATATTATCTAAACCTAAAGTATTTTCATGAGCATAGCCACTTAATTCTACAATTTTGTTTAAAGTTTCGTTATTATATTTCATAGTTAGTTAAAAGTTTAATTTATATACTGTGCAAAAATAAGTATTTATTTAAATATTTGCAAATATTTAGATATAAAATATTTGGATATATTTGATATTTATTATATATTTGCATCATCCAAATAAAATTATAAATTTTTTCTAGATAGAAAAATAAAAATATGAATAAAGCTAAACCTGATATAGACTCTGGACTTTCGTGATTAGAGAAGATTGTGCAGCTATATAGAGAATATGGTGTATTAGGAATTTTAAAAGGATTATTTATATTAATTATGTTAAGTTTAACATTACGTATATGTTATAATCCTACTTTTATATTCGAAAAATATACAGATTATATGACTCAAAGACACAATAAAGAGTTATATAAAAGAGCAGAATATGATCAAAAAGTAAAAAGCCTATTACCTATTTATTTATATAAATATAGAGCCGATAGAGTGTGAATCATTCAATATCACAACGGAGTTATGGATTGACAACATGGAACAATGCGTTTTGAATTATGTGGTACAGGTATTAAATCAATTAAAAATCAATATAATAATTTTAATTTAACTTGAATTAATTTACCATACTACTTAAGAGAGAAAGAAATATTTATAGGGAGTTTAGAAGAGTTAAACGTAATTGATCCAACTTTATGTACACAATTTGAAAAAAATGGTATAAAATATTTAGCGTGTACAGTAATAAAGGATAGTAGTGGTTATCCAATTGGTGTATTTGGTATTACTTGGGAAACTATACCACCTAATATCGATTCATTAAAAGATAAGATTCGAAATTATTTAATAGATGATAGAGGAGATATTAAACCTCTTATTCAAGTAAATTCAATAACTAAGAAATATGCCTAAACTAAAAGGAACTGAAACAAAATATGTTAATGGTAATGTTAGTGTAGATAAAGAAAATGCAGATGTGATATATTCAGATAAAGATCATATTTATTTAGGCAAAAAAGATAATCAAAAATATACCTCTGTAACACAATTAATTCATAACTATACTCAACCATTTAATAGCGCTTTTTGATCTGCGTATAAAGCTTGCGAAGCGTTACTATCTCCAGAAGATTTTTATCCACTAAAACAAATTTTATTAAAAAATAAAATATGAAAAAGCGAATATCTAAAAACATATAATATAGATATACAATCTTTTAAGGATAAAAGAGAAGAGATTTTAAAGAGTTATGAAGATAAGAAAAATGTTGCTTGCGAACGTGGAACTTCTATACATGAAGTTCAAGAAAATTTATTTTATAATCAAGATGATAAAATAAAAAAATACGTTGGAGGAGGTAAATTTGATGTTAAAAAAGGATATTATCAACTTGATTTAGAACGAGCAGTTTATCCTGAATTTTTAATTAGCTATGCTTTTGATGATTATTTAAAAGTAGCTGGTCAAATTGATTTAATAATTAAAGATGGAAATGATATAACTATTATAGATTGAAAAACTAATAAAAAAATTGATCAGGAATCATATTTTGATAAAACTACAAAAAGAAGACAAATGATGAAATTTCCACTTGACAATATTCAAGATTGTAATTTTTATCATTATACTTTACAATTATCTTTATATGCTTTTTTACTACAGAAAATTAATCCAAAATTTAAAATTAAAAAGCTGCTAATTATACATTTTGATCATGATGGTAATGAAACTGAATATCAATGTGATTATTTAAAAGAAGATGTTGCTAGAATGTTATTGCATTATCGTCGTAATCAAAAAATTAAAACTGAATTGGATTTAGATAAAACAATAGTATTTTAAATATGGGACAAATAATTGATATTATTAATGGACATGTTAATGAAGCGTTAGGTAAAAACGAAGATATTAAAGATCAGAGAATGGAAATATGTAAAAAATGTCCTTTATATAAAGAAACTCCTATGGGACCTGTATGTAATCCAAGATTATATATTAGTGAAACTGATAAAACGACTGTTACAGATAGACCAAGAGTTGGTTATAAACGTGGATGTGGATGTAGATTAAATGCTAAAACTAGATTACAAAATAGCAAATGTATAATTAATAAATGATAATGTTTTAAAAGTTAATGATTTATGAAAGAGAGTTATAATTTATCAACACAAGGAATGCAAGATAGAGGCATTCATTATATGGGAAATCACATTAAACACGATGTTGATCCAGAAGCATTAAAATTAGCACAAGAAAAGGCAAATAAAGAACAAATGGAATATGTTGCTAATCTTTTAGCTAAAGATAAAGATTGTAAACCTTTTGAAAATAAAAAAATAGTACCTGTATCAAATCGTATTGTTGTATTACCTTATGAAAAAAATCCTTATAGAGTACCTTTGCATCAAAGAAGCTCTGGATTAATTCTAGGTGATTTTGAAACAGGAGCTACATATAAATCTCATGAAACTGGAGAGCAAGAAGAATCGCAAAAAGGAATTTGGTGTTGTAAAGTTATTGCTGTAGGCGATGAATGTAAAAATGTAATCGAAGGAGAAGACGTCTACATTAATTTTATGATGGCAGCTCCACTTCCATTTGGAGGCAAAGGGTACTATACAATTAGTGAAAATAATGTTATTTGTAGTATAAGAAATAAAGAATAAAAATATGATAAACGATATTGAAAAAATATTCTTTGCACCAGGTGACTTAGTAGTACTTAAACATAAGGAACTGAAGTCACCTGTTATGCTAGTACAAGAGAAAGTAACTAGACAATTTAAGCAAGGAGGCGAAATATGTAATGTATTTAAAGGATTTAAATGCAGATGGTTTGATAAAAATGATGTATTGCAGGAAGCAATATTTTCAACAAAAGATTTACAATTTTATAATAAAAAATAAGTAATATGACATTATTAATTGACGGATATACAATTACAGGTACGCCTGCTGAAATAAGTGAGTTTATACATTTACATCAAGTAAATACAAGTATATCAACAATAAACGATATACCTGAAATTACAATACCATATTCACAAGTTATAGATTGAAATAATTCAAGTACTATTAGTACTGATAAATCAATAAATCAAACTTATACATATGAACTTAAATAAACAAGAATTAACAACATTTGTTGAATGACTGCCTTTGAATATCGAAGAATTTAAAGATAAGAATCCTGAAGAAGTAGTCATGATCTTAAACAAAATGTCTCAAACAGAAGAAGGTATTAATACTATTTCTAATTTAATTAATGAATTTAAACAAACAACACAAATATTTAAACGAGGAGGTAGTATTTATTCATTTATCAATAAATTCCAAAAAGGAGGTAAACCAAAAGTTGTAAAAGAATTGACTTATGTTCAAGGAATGACTTCATTACCACCTGAAATGAAAAAATTAGATTTTAATAAAGTTTATTCTGATGGATATAGAGCATCTCAATTTAGTAATGATGATGGTGATATTATACAATTTTTGCAAAGACCTAATAATCTTGGAGGAACAAAAAGACATATTACTAATAATTTGAGAGACACAACATATGTAGTTGGAGATAATATAGCAACTTATAAAAATCGAAAACTTCCTTGGTATCATCCAAAAGAAAATGAAGAAAATAGAAAGAAACAATTTAATTGGTTAACATCAAGATTTTCTGAATATTTTCCAAATAAAAAATAAAAAATAATGACTGATTTATTCCTTTATGATAATGCAACAGGATCTCTTAAACTTAATGTTCATGAGATCCTGTTAGTAAAGGAGTTCGAAGCTTTGTGAGATTTAGATAGAAATAAATGTAGTGAAGATCCTACAGGTATGAAGAGATTAAGAGCTTGAAGAGAATTTAAATATATTTGACTATTTGCAGATTGGAAAAGTCCATATCAGCAATACTTAGAGATGGAAAAACATAAAGCAGCAATGGAAGATTCAAATTTATCAGAGGAAGAATGAAATGATCCTTTGTTTAGAGCAGCAGTAAGAAAATATATGGAAATTAAAGACTCATCAAGAATTCTTAGTCTAATAAAAACGGCATTACGAACTCTAGAAAAAATGAGAATATCTCTCGATAATATCGATTTAGAAGAAAGAGATCCTATTAATAATAAACCAATATGAAAAGCTAAAGATATATTGGGAGATATCGCTTCTATCGGTACTATGGCAGATAAATTAAAAGAGCTTGAACTTAATTATAAAAAAGATTTATTATCTAATCAAAAGAAAGCTCGAGGAGATTACGAAGAAGGTTTTATGGACGAATAAAAAATATTCAATATGATAAAAAGCAATAATATAGAATCAAAAATCAAAGCTGCACAAAATAAAATGAATCAAGCTTTAAATACAGATGGCCAACAAAAAGATAAAGTTAAACGAAAAAGAAAAACTGCAAAGGAACAATATCAAGAGATAAAAGAATCTTTAAGTTCCAAAGCTCCAGAATCTTCATTTTCAGCTAATTATGAGGAATTTTTAAAAAGACAATTATTTAAAGAAGAATTAGCAAGGCAGAAGGAAATTGAAGATAATGAAGAAAGTGAATATTACGACGATGTGGTTAATCCAGCTCAAAATAATGTTGAAAGAAATGGATTATGAGATTATTTAAAGGATGATGAAATAAAATATTTTGATCCTGAAATGTCTTATGAATTAACAGGATATAGGCCAATTAATGAAACTGAAGGTCTAGATTTTGATCCTGCTCCATTTTGTGAAACTGGAAGAATTTATACAGAAACTGGGTCATATACAGAATATCCTAAAGGATCTAAACCTTATGCAGATTTTTGAAGAGAACAATTAAGACGTTGTACTGAAGGTTATACAGTTGGTAAATACAGAATTACTGGAGATCATTACTTTTTCCTTAATTTTTATCGTATGAGCATTGTAGATGATACGGCTAAAGCAGCATCTGGTGATGAAGAATCTTTTCCAAAATTTGCAGTTGAACAATATAAATGATTTCATTATATTGAAATGTGCGAATACCTTAAAAAAGATATTGTTGGATTAAAAGCACGTGGCGTTGGATTCTCTGAAGTTGCTGCTAGTTTAGGAGTACGTCCGTTTATTACTACTAGAAATTATCGTACTGTATATGTTGGATATACAGACGCTTATGTGGATGGTGTTCTTGATAAATGCTGGAGACAGTTAAACTGATTAAATAACAATACTAACGGAGGTATGAAACGAGCACGTCAAAAGATCGATAATATCAAACAAAAACGTGCATCTAAAGTAGATAAAGAAGGAAATGAGTACGGTCGTATGTCTGAAATAGAAGGTATTGTTGCAGACAATCCTCGTAAAGTTCGTGGTGACAGATGTCATCGTTTAATGTATGAGGAGTCTGGTTCTAATCCTGTTTTAAGGACATCTTGAGTACAAGGAGAAGCCTTAGTTACGGTAGCTGGTGCTAGAAAAGGAATTCGATGTGCTTGAGGTACTGGTGGTGATTCTGATCCAAAAGCTCTTCAAGGTTTATCCGAGATGTTTAATGATCCTGAAGCGTTTAATATTTTACCATATAAAAATAATTATTCTGATGACGGTACAGTTCAATATACAGGTTTCTTTTTACCAGCTTATTCAATGATGTTAAAAACTGGATACACTGATAACAGAGGTGCAACATTAATTGAAAAAGCAAAAACATATTATGAAACTGAACGTAAGAAAAAATCAGGACAAGTATTACTAGAATATTGTGCTGAGTACTGTTTTACACCAGGAGAAGCTTTATTAAAACAAGGTGATGGTATATTTGATCCTATTTTGATTGCAGATAGATTAACTCAGTTAAGAATTCAGAAAATAGGTATTAAACCTCAACGTGTTGATTTATTATGGGATTGTCCGAACGCTGAAATTAATTTAAGAAATAAAGTTAAACTTGTTCCGAATGCTCAAGGAAAAGTACTTATATATGAACCTCCTCTAAGAGATGGAGAAGGTAATTTATATAAAAATCTATATGTTGCAGGAATCGACTCTATTGACCAAGGTACAGCTGATTCTTCAACAAATACAGATGTTTCTGATTTTTGTATTGTTATTAAAAAAAGAATATTAGGTTCAAGTGCATCAAATTATGTTGCGATTTACAAAGAACGTCCTAGAGACATTGTCACTGCCTATGAAAACGCAATGAAATTATGTGTTTACTATAATTGTAAAGCTATGCTTGAGCATACAAAAATTGGAATTATTATGTATTTTCGATCTAAAAAGAAAGATAATCTTTTCATGTCCAGACCAAAATCTACTATGCCTGATATTAGAAAAGGAAATTCAGCAATGATAGGTTATCCAGCTACTGAAACTTATCTAAGACATGGATTAGAATTAATTAGTCGATTTGTAGATGAATCTTGTTATTCAATGCAAATAGATGAAATGCTCGAACAATTACTTAAATATTCTTGGGAAAATAAGCGTAAATTCGATATTGTAGCGGCAATGATTGCTGCAGAACTAGGAGATGAAGATTTATTAGGATTTAAGCCAAGAGCTCAAGATGAAGTAAAAAATGCATGAAGAGATTTTGGATGATATTATGATTCACATGGACAAAAACATTATGGCGTCATACCAAGGGAAGGAAAGTAATTTAGAATGTAGAATTAGAGAATTAATTAATAAAACTACAAACTCACAATATATATCTCCATTAGATGTAAAAGAAGAAGGTGGAGTATATACTTTAAGACTAGGATTAAATTGTAAAGATGCGGCTCCTATATCTTTTGGATATCAAGGAAATGAAGAAGACTTTCTAAAGTTTTTGGAAAAAGAGTTTAGAAAAAGAAAACTTCAGAATACTATGTATACTTCGGGAGCTCTTGTAAACGGAGATGGTAATTTACATTATCCAATAATAGAGCTATAAATATGAATATTAATAACGAAATTAAACAAATTAATAAAGCAATAAATGAATTAATATATCCTAAAGTAGCTCTTCAAAAAGCTTATAATTACTATCATAGTAGAAGAGATGCTGATCAATTTAGACACATCGAAGAAAATTATGGAATTGGAGTTCCAACAGGAATTACTTTTAATCCATTAGTTCGGCCACATATTGATAGATTAATTGGAGAATATTTAGGATTAAATCAAGATTTAAAAATAACATGTAAAGATGAAGAAACAGTATCTAATATTATGAGAGAAAAACAAGCTCTTATTAGTAGCGAACTATTTAATCATCTTAAAAAATACTTAGAAAATAATATTATCGCTTCAATTGTTAACAATGAAGAATCAACAGTTGATCCGTTTATTGAAAAACAATTAAATAAAATTGTTAATAATATTAACGACTCTTTTGTATCTCAATATGAAATAGCTGCGCAGAATATCTTAGATTATTTAAAACAGTCTAAAAATATTGATTTAGAAAATAAAATGCATAGTTTACTTACAGATCTATGCATTACAGGTACATGTTATTATAGAGTTCGTCCTTCAAATAGTGGAGATAATATACAGTTCGAAGTATTAAATCCACTTAATACATTTGTTGAAAAAAATCCAAATTCTGATTATTTGGCAGATTCATATCGTGTTGTAGTAAGACGTTATATGTCTGCAGAAGATATATTATTAGAATATCGTAAAGATTTAAAAGAAGAACATATTAAATTATTAAAAGAAGAAAATAAATCTTCTATTGAATCTGATGGTCCAACATATTATATAAGAGCTACATCTCCAGAAGCTGTAGGTGCTTGAAACACTACACATGGTGGAATATTAGGAGGATTAGAAACACATCCTTTATGACCAGGAGAAACTAGTAGAACTAATCGCTATACTTATCCTAAAATGTGAACTGTATACGATGTTGAATGAATTGAAGTTAATTATCGTACAGGAGAGCAAACAAGACATGAAGGAACACGAATAGGTGAAGAAATATACATAACAAGAGGTGAATCTGAAAATATAGTAAGAACTAAAGATAATCCAAATAAATGTCGATTAAGCGTTAATGGTTTATTTTTCTTAGATAAAAATGGAGATCCAAATTCAATGATTATCAAGACGATGGATCTTCAAGATAAATATGACTTATTAGCTTTTTATAGAGATAATTTAATATCGAGTTCAGGTACAGTTGGAGATTGGGTTGACCTTGCATATGTACCGCAAGCGTTAGGAGTAAATTTACCAGAGCGATTACAAAAATGATTAGCTTATAAAAAACAAGGTATGGGTTTAATTGATAGTAGTCAAGAGGGAGCTCAAACTATGAATACTATATTTAATGGATATGACGATACAATTAAAGCACAAAGTATTCAAGCTATTAATCTTGCTATGCAATCAATTCAACAACAAGTGTCTATGGTTACTGGAGTTTTGCCAGAAGCATTAGCTCAATATGAGCAAAGAGATGCTGTATCAAATGTAAAATTAGGTGTACAAACTACTATGCTTTTAACTAAGCAAATTTTTAAGGCCATGGATACAGTATATAAAGAAGCTAATTACGATATGTTGAATCTTGCTAAATTAGTTTGACCTAATGGAATAACTGGTACGATTGTATTAGGTAACTATGCAAAAATATTTACTGCACTACCAAAACATTATACTCTTACAGATTTTGATATACATATCGAAGACAGTACTAAATCTTATCAAAATGTACAATCTTTAATTGCGATTAGCGGAGAGTTAGTAAAAAGTGGAGCTGCTGATTTAGGAGATATTACTAATATTGTAACAGCTTCTTCAATAACAGAGTTAAAAAAATACATCGATCGTTCAATTGCACGTAAAAAAGAGGAAAACGATACTATTGGACAACTTCAGCAACAAATACAACAATATGAACAAAATATAAAAGAGTTGCAAAAAGTTAAACAGCAATTAGAACAACAGGTTCAGCAATTACAAAATCAATTATTAACTAATAACCAAACTAAGTTAGAAATTGAAGCTGAGAAAGTTGCAATTGAAAAAGAAAGAATGCGAAACGATAAAGAATATAATGATAAGAGTATTGAAGTTAAACAGCAACAAATAAATGCTCAAGTTGCAGAAATATACGACGATAATCCTTATAATAATAAAATTAAATCGGTTATATAATGCAGAATTTATCAATTCAATTAATTATAAATCCACAGTGTCAGTTAGTAGCTATCGACAATACTAGTTATTTAAATTTAGTTACATCTGAAGGAGATAATATTGAAGATATTACAGATCACGTTTCTTTAGAATTTCTAGTATATACTGATGAAACATATCCAGCTGATAAAACAGTAGTGTTCAAAGAATATAATCATAGAAGAGAAGAATACAATCAAAATATCACTACTATTAATTTTCCAAAAGATGGCACATATACGTATTATAAATTTATAATACCAAGGCTAGAACATCTTGTTAAAAGTGATTCAGAACAACTGACGTATAATACTATTAAAATGTTAGACCAAACTTTTTATTGGGATGGTCACTTTTATATTGGTAAAAAAGATTTATCTGTTTCAGGAGATAATATCGATACAATTATTTCAGATAATATAGATACTATTCTATCAGAAGAATATTCATACCAAATTACTAATTTTTTAGAAATTTGAGAAAGTATTCAACAAGGTAAATCAACTCAAACATTTTCTTATCAAAAAATTATTTTTTCTGTTTGTAAATTACAGAATTGTTTAGTAAATTTGCAGAGAAAAATTTTAGATAATCCAAAAAATTGTTTAGAATGTGATTTAAATGCATCTATAAGATATAGAAGAGATTTTTTATTAAGTTCATTATATGTTTTTGATTATTTAAAAGATCGAAAAAATTATGATGAAGCTCAGAGAATATTAGATAATCTATCTTCATGTACAGATATATGTGGAGAAGATTTAGATTTTAATAATGATTGTGGATGTGGATCTATTAAATATTAAATTATATCAATTATTTGTAGTACAACTTATGGAGCAAAATATAGGTTATAACTACAATAGAGCTAGTTTACAACAAATGATAGATATTGTACAAATGATAGATTATATTCAAAACGGAAATCCAAGTAAAAAGGAAATCCAAAAAATAATTAATATTTATGCGTAAAAATAACATTGTTCCAATAGATGTTTCATCTTCTCGCGAATATTATGGATTAAATAACTCTACCGATGTGTACAAAGGAACTTCATTTAAGTTTTCAGGAGAATGAGCTTCTAATGTTCATTATTTTAACGATGAGTATATAATTGATTTCGTTGCTTACGACGGTTCCTTATGAGCTTGTCAACGCAATCATTTATCTACAGAAAGTACAAAACCTAGCACTAGTAGTAGATTTTGAACAGAAGTTATTACTGGTGTTGAAGGTAGAGCTTATGTACCAAGTGTAGTCGACGGACAATTAATCTTTAGTCTAGAAAGTAATCCTCCAAGTGAACCAATTGATATTGGATCACTTATTGGTCCTAGTGGAAAAGATGGAGTGGATGGAAAAGACGGTAAGAATGGAAAAGACGGAATAGATGGTAAAGATGGTAAAAACGGTTTAACTTATCGTCCAGATCCTACACTCGAAGGTAATTATATTGTATTTAGAACAGAAGAAGGAGATGTTGTTAGAGTAGATTGCTCTCAATTTAAAGGTGAAAAAGGAGATAAAGGAAACGACTGAATATTTAGTAAAGCCGTTGTTACTTCTATTGAACCTGATGCTACAGCAGCAGTCGAAATTGTAGCAGATCAACCTGGTTATTCTGATACAACGTATACCTTAAAACTATGAATACCTCGTGGTAAAGATGGAGCAAGAGGTTTACAAGGAAAACCTGGAATGAAAGGTAATACTGGTGATCCTGGACCAGGAAGTGAATTTAAAATCGACTTCGATAAGAAAACAGGTTTATCAATACTATATTCTAGATGAGTAACAACTCCAGAATCAGAATGAAAGTATGTTGGACCAGTTGGTGGAACACCTGGTAAAAGTCCAAAATTAATTCGAGTACTTAGTACAGTAGATGATCCTGATAAACAAGATAGCACAAAAAGAAATGATAGAATACTTTGAGGATATGATGGAGTACCTGTAAGTGAATGAACAACACTTTGTTATCTTGATGATTTACGAGGAGATGAAAATATATGAGTTGGATGTGATGAACCAAAAACGTTAGATGGAGAAACTCCAGATTATGATAAAATATGATATGACCCATGCGATGAGGCAGTTGATAAATTTTCAACAGTCGATTTCATATATCAATCTTATTTAGATTCTGGAGGTAATTTACCTAAAGACGAATTTATTGAAGCATTCTCTTCAATAAATAAAACATCTGGCTTTGAAATTAAATTTGTCAAATCTTTTGAAGATTTAGGAGAACCAAATGAAGAAAAAGCAAATATTCTTTGGTTAGTACCTAGTAGTACTTCTGAACCAAATAATAAATATATAGAATATATTGCTCTTTATAATCAAAGTACTGAAGAATACACTTGAGAACAATGAGGATCTCAAGATATGACAATAAATTTAGAAGATTATTATACAAAAGATGAAGTTGATACCTTATTACAAGATATCTCTTCCCCAATTTGAATTCCATTATAAAAAATTATGGCAGAAAATGTAAAATTTAAATACGGAACAACTATTGAAGGTAAAACACCTAAAGCTGGAGATTTCGTAGCTATTAACAAAGGAATGAGTGCTGGAGACGACGATGCTAATAACAAATTTGGTTCCTTATATAGAGGAAAGAAAATCTTAGGCACTACAGAAGCTGATAAGTTAGTTACTACAGCAAAAATTACAGTAGCTGGTTTAAGTGGCAATTTAGGAGCTGGTATTAAAAATGGAGATGAAATTGAAGCTGGAACAAGTTTACAGGAGTTTTTAACTATGCTTTTAAGTAAAGAGTTAAATCCTGGAGCTGCTACTAAACCAAGCGTTGCTGTTTCTGGAGCTACTAGTATGGGACTTAAAGAAGTATATTCGACTGTTACTGTTCCTGCAGTTAGTATGTCTACAAACAACGGTGAGTTTAACAATAACGGTTGGACAGATCCAGCACAGCCTACTGTTGAAGGTGTAACTTGGTCTGCAAAAACTATTACTCCTAGCGCTCAGCAAGGATTTACTGGCTATGCTCCTGAAGCTGGAGAAACTATTGCTCAGGCAACTTCAGTAAAAATTGCATTAGGAACTAATACAGTTACTTATACAGCTAGTGGTACTTATACAGCTCCAACTAACAAACCTATTACTAACTTAGGTAACGAATATTCAGGTTCAGAAGCTACTTTCGTTGGAAGTACAGCTACTAAAGCAGCTAATACAACTGCAACTGGTGTTTATCCTGTATTCACAAATAATGAGTCTACTTTAACTGCACAAGCAAATACTAAGCTTGCTCTTACTGAAGAACCTTCATTTGAAGTTAGCTTTAATAGCGAGTTAGCTGCTGGACAGTTTATTATGGTAGCTATTCCAGATGGATTCACAGTTTCTAAAGTAGAGGCTTTCAATACAATGAGTAATAAATATGAAACTTACGGTGGACAATCAAAATTTGCTGCCGAAGAGTCAAAAAGAGATATTAATGGCACACAAGTTCAATATCAGTTATGGACTCGTCAGGGAGATAACAAGAACGCTGCTATTAAATACAGATTCACATTAAGTAAAAAATTAAGTGCATAATTATGGCAAGAGGTACAAATACATTTAGTTTAGGTGCTGGTTTTAATATAACTGGCCAGGAACCTATTGATTCCAGAATTGTTGTTAGTGCGTTAAGTGATCTTACTACAGAAGAAACTTGGAATGGTGTAGGTCTTTATAACGGATTAGTTGTAGCTGTTACTGAGTCATCAACATTATATGTACTTAAAAATCGTGATGATGTAACTAATCCAGAATCATGGGTAGCAGTAGGTGGAGATGTATCTGCAGATTTAGGAGAACTTAAATCAGATGTTGAAGGTTTAAAAACCAGCAAACAAGATAAAGTAGTTGCAGGAAATGGTATTGATATTAGTGATGGAAAAACCATTGCTATTAAAATCGATCCTGCAGGCTCAGGACTTGAGGTTGGACCTGATGGTTTAAAAGCAGTTATCCCAGAGGCAGCTGAATATACTATTGCTGCTGCAGATTCACCAGCAGAAGGATGTTTAAAGAGCTACGAACTTCGTAAAAACGGAGAGAAAGTAGGAGTCTCTATTGATATTCCTAAAGATTTAGTAGTTACAAAAGGTGAGGTTAAAGAAGTAGAAACTCCAGACGATCCTTATTCAGGAGCTCAAGTTGGAGATTTATACCTTGAACTTACTATTGCTAATAAACCTACTCCTGTATATATTCCTGTTAAATCATTAACTGATGTTTATACTGGAAGTACTTATATTAGTGTTGATGCTGGAGTTATTTCAGTTAAATACGATGATTTAAAGAATCAGATTAACACTGACTTAGTTGCTCCTGTTTCAAGTAAAGTAACTGCAGTTGAAGGAAAAGTAACAGCTCTAGAAGCTACAGTTGGCGGAGAAGGAAGTGGTTTAGTTAAAGACGTTGTTGATTTAAAAACTAATTTAGACCAGAAAGTCGATAAAGTTGAGGGAAGTTCTTTAATTACTTCAGAAAAACTTGCTTTAATTGATACTAATGCTTCTGATATTGCTGGTTTAAAATCAGGTTTATCTGCTAAACTTGATAATACAGCCACTGTTAATGGTCAGGCTTTTGTTGAAGGAGCTTGTACTATTGATGCAACTCAGATTAATATCAAAGACAAAGTTGGTGCTAATATTGCTGGTACGCCTGTTGAATCTGTTTTAAAGGATTTAGATAGCCGTATTACTTCAGCTGTATCTGGCGGTTTAACTAGTGTTACTGCTGGTAATGGTATTGAGGTTTCTGGAGTTGAAGGAAATAGTCAAACTGTATCTGTTAAGAAAGATGCAAAAGAAAATAATATGGTAGAGATCAGTACGTCTGGTTTATTTGTTCCAGATATGAATGCGTACTGAGAAGAATTAGCATAAATTTTATTTATATAAATTATGGCAATTGTAAAATTTGGTAAAGTCGCAACCGTAGGTAGTTCAGGTTTAACTGCTGGTAAAATATATTTTGAAACATCAACAGGTTTAATTAAAGTTGCTAAATCTACAACAGAAGTTGATGTTTTTGGTGGCAATGTTAAAGATGCTACCTATAGCGATAAGATACTAACTATTACAAAGACAGACGGTAGCAATATCATACTTAACTTTAGTGATATTGCTTCCGCTTTTGGCGTAACGGAAGTATTTAATGAGATTAAAACAACTGCATTAAAATCAGTTGAAGGTTCTACAACAGCAAACGGATCTAATGTTACTGTAACATTAAAAAATACAACTTTAGATGACAAAGCACGGAATAAAACATTTACTATTCCTGTTGCTACTGAGTCTGCACAAGGTACTACAACTTGAGCTAAAATTAAAGAGTTAGCTAAAGCTGAGGCTGAAACTGTTGCTGGATCTGTTTATAAAGTTAAAGGAACAAAAGCTACTATTGACGAAGTATTAGCTGTTGAAGATGCAACAATAGGAGATGTTTATAACGTTACTGCTGCATTTACTCTAAATTCTCAGAAATATCCTGCGGGAACTAACGTTGTATTCGTTGGTCCTGGAGAGGAAGGAGAACCTGATCCTTCTGCACAAGCTCAGTGAGATGCTCTTGGAGGTACTGTTGACTTAACACCTTATGCAACAACTTCTTTTGTTAATTCAGAATTAGCTAAAAAAGCTAATACAGATCACACTCATACTAAGAGTCAAATTACAGATTTCCCAACTAATGTATCAGAATTTACTAATGATGCAAATTATGTAACTGAAACTGTATTATCTGGAAAAGGATATATTACAAAGACAGCTGCTGATGCTGCATATGATGCTAAAAATTCAGCTAGCACTGTAAAAAATACAGTAGATAACTATACTGTAAATAAAATTAAAATATCGACTAATCCAGTATTAGATGGTTCTAACGTTAATTTATCTGGAACTTATGCTACATCTACATCTGCTTATGCTGAACCTGCAAAAGGAGAATCTTTAGATGTTGCAATCGGTAAATTAGCTAAAGGAGTTGCTGAGGCAAAAAGTAGCGCTGCTGCTGGTGTTCAATCATTTGGTGGACAAACTGGAGCTATTACTGTAGATACAACAAATTCTACTAATGGTGCTGTTAAATTTGCAATGTCAGGCAAAAATTTAACAGGTACTGTTAATGGATTAAAATCTGCAGCTTATACTGACTCGAGCGCTTACGCAACTGCTGCACAAGGTACAAAAGCTGATACTGCATTACAGAAATCTAGTATTACTTCTGGTTCTGCTAACGGTACTATTGCTGTAGGTGGATCTGATGTTGCAGTTAAAGGTTTAGGGTCTGCTGCATATACAGATTCAACAGCATATGATACTAAAGGATCTGCTTCAACAGCAGAAACAAACGCTAAAGAATATGCAGATTCTTTAATGACTTGGGAAGAATTTGAATAAATATTATAAGATAAGGGGTAGGGGTTATCCCTATCCCTTTTATTTTTAACCAGATTTAATCTGGGGCTATTTAAATATAGACGCTATGGCATATAAAGCAAAACTTTTACACTTTAAGACCAAACAATCTTATAATACAGAAAGAAATAAAACATCAGAAGGAACAGATGAAAGAAAAATTTTTGATGCCTATATTTCTTTTATTGACGAAGGTCCAACGATCTGTACTTGAGGAAAAGAGTACAAATGTGAACTAAGTAAAACTGAAATAGAATCGTTAATTGATTCTAAAGGTTTCATTACTATTGATGATATTCCAAGTGTTCCAGTAGCTGGAACTACTACTCCTAAAGTTGCAGGAACGGCTGCGGTAGGTACATCAACAAAATATGCAAGAGAAGACCATGTTCACCCTGCTCAAACATCTATTACTGGAAATGCTAGAACTGCAACTAAACTTCGAACTGAAAGAACTATAAATTTAACTGGAGATGTAACTGGAGCTGAAAATTTTGATGGGTCGAAAAATATATTTATTACTACTACAATCGAAAACATTGATACATCTAAAATTACTTCTGGTACATTAAATGCAAGTAGACTTCCAGAAATTCCAATTGAAAAACTTCCTAAAGGTGCTCTAGAACGTTTAGTTATTGTAGAAAATCAAGCTGCACGATATCGACTAACTACTTCTGATGTTCAAGAAGGAGATACGGTTAAACAAGAAGATACTGGTGTAATGTATTTTGTTGTAGATACCTCTAATTTAGCTAATGAAAACGGATATAAAGTTTATACAGCTGGCGCTGCAACAAGTGTACCTTGGAGTGGTGTTACTGGAAAACCAAGTACATTAGAGGATTATGGAGTTTCTGCTACAGATCCGTATTTAGCTAAGCCAACTACTTTTAATTGAACTGGAGGAACAACTGCAGGACCTACAGGCAAATTAACTGGAACAAATACAAATGTAAGTTTTCCAGCTATTCCTGCTGCATCTAAAACAGCTTCAGGCGTAATTACAACTGAAAATCAAGAATTTTCAGGAGATAAAACGTTTGATGGAATAGTTTCTGCATTTGGTGTAAATGCTACTAACATTAATCCTCCTAGTGAAGGTAAAGATTTATATATTGGATTTAACGTTGGAACTGGTACGATTTATGTTGGAGCAGATGGTGATTATAATTTTGGAACTGGAGGAGAATATACAGGAAATGCTGCTACAGCTACTAAAGTTAAAAACAAACTTACTTTTACGGGAGCTGTTACAGGTTCTTATGATGGATCATCTGCCTTAACGGTTAATATACCTGAAGGCGGCGGAGAGATTCCTATAGCACTACCAAATCCTTATCCTGTTAAATTTACTGGAGCTGTTTCTGCATCTTATGACGGAAGTAGTTCTGTGACAGTAAATATTCCAAAAACAACGATGACATATCATGCATATACTTATAGTAGTACAACCATTGGAAAAAATAGTGCAAATGGAATAGATCCTGGAGTTGTTGAATATCCTTCGTCTTGATCAAGTACTTCTTCTTCAGCACTTACTATTTATGTTAGAGCAGATGCTTTTAATGCTAACACACCCGATGCTGTAGTAATAGTAAAAGGAACAAGACAAGTTAATTTTGGTTTTACATCTACTAATGGACAGCTAGTTAAGCAAAGAGATATACGAATAATTGGATTTGCTTCAAATACCTATAGAGTATATGCGTTCTCATATTTAGGAGGATCAGGATCTAATACAATAGTAGCAGTTAACTGTGCAGAATATAGTGAGTAATTTAAATATAATAAAGTTATATGAGTGTAAAAATTTATGATAAATCACAGAATAAGTGAGTTATTTTTCCTGGAACGATGGGTGCTCCAGGAAAAGATGCATATATAATTGCTCAAGAAAACGGATATACAGGTACTAAAGAAGAATATAATCAAATATTAGCTAATATACCACAAGTTGTAGAATTTATTGAAAACGCAGATAAAATACCTACACAAGGTAGTAATAATTTAGTACAATCTGGAGGTACTTGACAAGCAATCAAAGATGTAAAAGATCAAGTTGATACATTAACTAGTAGTATTACTAACGATATAAATGAAATCAAGATAACTGAAATTCCTAACCAAATTAAAGCGTCAATTATAGATAATCTAGATTCTTCTGCAGTTGATAAATCATTATCTGCAAATCAGGGTCGAATTCTTAAAGAAATGATATCTAATTTAGTTAATTTACGTTTACAAATTGTTGCAGAATTACCAGAACGCGGAGAAACTAATATTATTTATCTAATTCAAAAAGATGGAGAAGCACCTGATACTTATGATGAATATGTATATATTGAAGATAAGTGGGAAAAAATTGGCAATACAGATGTCGATCTATCTAATTATTATACGAAAGAAGATGTATATAATAAATCCGAGATTAATGAAATTAAATCTCAGATTGAATCTCAAATTTCTGACGTTGAAGTTAGTAATTCTGGGTCTGGAAATGTAATTACATCTTTAGAAGTTGACCCTGTAAATAAACATAAAATTAATGTTACAAAAGACATAGACGTTTATACAAAATCAGAAATTGATTCTAAATTATCTGA